CGTTAGCCTTAGATGTGGCGTCTGCTGCTGCTGTAGCTTCGGCTGCTGCTTGAGCGGCGTTAGCCTTAGATGTGGCGTCTGCTGCTGCAGTTGAAACTGAAGCTGCGTCGCCTGATACTCTAAGTGCTGCTTCTGCTGCTACCTTAGATGTGGCGTCTGCTGCTGCTGTAGCTTCGGCTGCAGACTGTGCTGCGTTAGCCTTTGTAGTAGCATCTGTTGCTGCAGTTGAAACTGCTGCTGCGATATCTGTTGTTACTTGGGCTGAATTAGCCTTTGTTCCAAGAGCTGTTGTAATTGTTGTTGTGTAGTTAGCGTCATCATTGATTGCTGCTGCTAATTCATTTAATGTATTAAGAAGTGCTGGTGCACCGTCTACTAATGAATCTACTGCAGTTGAAATTGCTGTGTTACGGTTTGAAACCTCTGTTGAGATTGCAGATGAAAGAGCTGCTGCTGCAGTAGCTTCGGCTGCTGCTTGAGCGGCGTTAGCCTTTGTAGTAGCATCTGTTGCTGCTGCAGACTGTGCTGCGTTAGCCTTTGTAGTAGCATCTGTTGATGCTGCAGAGATTGCTGCAGACTGTGCTGCGTTAGCCTTAGATGTTGCGTCTGCTGATGCTGTAGCTTCGGCTGCTGCTTGAGCGGCGTTAGCCTTAGATGTTGCGTCTGCTGCTGCAGTTGAAACTGAAGCTGCGTCGCCTGATACTCTAAGTGCTGCTTCTGCTGCTACCTTAGTAGTTGCATCTGTTGATGCTGCAGAGATTGCTGCAGACTGTGCTGCGTTAGCCTTAGATGTTGCGTCTGCTGATGCTGTAGCTTCGGCTGCAGACTGTGCAGCTGCTGCTGCGCCTGCTGCGTCAAATACGCCAGACTTTACAGAAAGCTTTCCAGCTCCGTTAACTTCAAGCTGTGTGGATTCGACAGACTTTACAAGAGTCGCTCCGCCGACAAGATTGAGGATATAGCTATCTGCACCTGATTCGGTAAGTATGTTTTGGCCGTTGATTGTACCTGTTGTACCTTCAACAACAAGGCCTGATTTAATTCTAAAGTTTTTTACTACTGTTGCCATTTATATGACTCCTCTTGTTGCTTTTTTTTTGCTTACGCCTTAATTGCGGTTCTATAATACTTAAAAGTAATAGATCCACCATTAGGGGTGACTCTTAGACTAATTATACCTGAATCTTCTTCAAATGTATAACTAAATAATGAAGTATCTGTTGTCGAAACTATGTCTGACTCTGATACCAAAATATTTGTTCCATCGTGCATTGCTGTAATGTTTGAAGAGTAAACATCAATTCCCTTTTTAACCTGTATCTTGTAGTGAACTGTTCTCCATGTGCTTTTTGCAAATGAATCTACGTTTGTAGCATTTTCAATGCCAGTTACTTCAAGATCATTGTTTCCATCCAAACCTAGGAGCTCTGAAATGGTATCTGAGGTATTTGCAATTCCTTGGACGGCTGTAGAAAGAGTGTTGACTTTATATGTTAAAGAGTTTGAATCAGTTGAGTTAACTACACCAACTGCTGTCTCAAGAGCTTCAATTGCATCGTTTGCATCTGCGTGTTGCTGGGCGTGGCCCACCAATTCGCTTGAAGATGAGGGATTGCTGAGATTGTCTTTACTTGTTGGAAAAACCGTTGCCATTTATAAATCCTCCTGGCGGTGTTGCGTGTTATCTTATTATACCGTATGTCTTTTATTCAAATTGCAATATTTACCATTTTGATAGTGGGCATGTAGCTTTTGCAAGCTTTGTTTTTAATGGCATCACACATCCACACTGTTTGCATTGCTTGGTTAAATCTATAAGCTCTGGGCATGCCTTACATATATCATATCTTCTTGTTGCTTCCGCTTCCTCAACATATTCTGTATTAGGGTTTAGTATATCCCAAGGCCTTGTTTCGCCCAACTTTTCTTTATACTGTTGCCATTTACTGGTCATTCATAAACTCCTGGAATTATGAATTGGCCTCCTTGATATAGCCAGCCTTCTTCTGCTTTGTCTGCGTGTCTTTGGGCATCTAGGCTTACATGAACAATGGTTGGATCTGAGAGCATGATTGAGTATATTTTTTCATTTGATTTTACCGTCTCTCCATCAAGATTAAATTCAAATATTCCTGGGCTTGTCTCCCCAATATCAGACACAACAGATGAATTTAAAAACTTTTCTGCTATCTCTGGGCTGACTCCAATAAAAGATACAATTTCTCCATCTATAATTAAAGCCAATTGCATAGCGGTTCTACCAGAGGCAATCTGGGTAGCTTTGACTCCCTGAATAAACCAGTCTTCTTCATTTAAATTAATCATAGTTTATTATACCCTTTATAGATTTGTGATGTCAATATCTTATGCATAGCATGTAGCTCTTGTTCCATCTGAGTTATACCGAGCATCACAGTCACCTTCAGTATAACATGTTGAATAGTTTGAACTTGCTGAGTTGGTTACATCGTATGACTTACATGCATATTTACCAGTAGCGGTTTTACTAACATTTGGACAACAAGCATTTGAAGTTGTTCCGCTAAGTGAACCTGCTCTTGCAGATCCTCCAGCACAACATTCTGGAGCATAGTGGTAGCTCTGTGTTGGAGTTGTTGTGTAATTACATACACATGCTGCTGGTGGGGTATATGTGCAGGCTCTTGAATAATAGAATGGGCCATACTCAGTTCTAGTCTCTGTTGTGCAATTTGCATTTACCCAAGTTCTTGTTCTATTTGCCGCAGTACCAGCTTCAATTCCTGTTTCAGAACATGTTCCAGACCAAGTTATACTGTTATACGTATATTCAGATCCTGCTTGCCATCCTGCTGTACATGTTGGTGTACATGCTCGTGATGTGGCATAGCTTCCATATTCAATCAAATTGTCTTCTGTGCAGTCTGAATATCTATATAGTCTATATCTCCAGCTGTACGTTCCAGCCTCAACGCTATTTACACAGCTTCCGCTCCATGTAGCTCCGCCATATGTCCAATCAGCATCTACCCATCCTGCTGTACAGCCTATAGTTATTGTTCCTGTTGCAGTTGCAGCAGATTTATTTGATACTGTAAGAGTTTTTTGTATTCCATATCCTTGATATAAAGCAGATCTTGGGTATACGCTAAAATAATTTCCTTCATTTCCATCTGCAATAGACCAAGTATAACTTAGCTGTGAAGAAGGCACATTTATTGTATCCTGTATACTGTTGCCATATTTTACAACGTCATATGAAGCTGCTCCTGGAGCGGCAGTCCATGAAATTAAAGCCTTTTTGTTTGTGTTTATTGGTGTAACCGAAACTGTGACTTGGCCAGAAGATCCTGATCCGCTAAATGTTAGACCAGATGGTGTAACTGAACCGTTATTTGTAGTTACGCTATATGTAGTTGCATTTGTAGACGCAGTAAAGCTTCCGCTATAAGAAGTTCCGCTCTTTGCAATTGTTACAGATGTTGCTGATGGTGTCTCGGTAGCATCTGAGACTGTGACAGAAGAAACGGTAGGCAGAATAATTGTTCCAGAGTTTTGGCTTGCCGTGGTACTGCCTCTTAAATTTGTTGCAACAACGGTTACGCCAATTGTTGAATCTATATCGGCAATGACTGTTGTATATGTTGCAGAGGTGGCACCAGAAATATTTGTACTCCCACGCTTCCACTGATATGTATATGAAACTGGGGCATTTGCTGGATCCATATTCCAGTTTCCTTGTACAGCCCAAACTGTTCCTACGGTTGGATATGTTGTGCCTGAATATGTGAGGGTAAGTCCTGAAGTTTTTGGTAAATTTGGATATGCAATCTGCCAGCCGTTGTTATAGACATAAGCTTTTTTTGCTGCCTCGATGCCTAACCCAGTGTGTATTCTTAGGGCTTTTGCTTCTTTCCAGTCTGAACCATCATTTATTTTCATTTATATCCTAGTATTGTATATAAATATCTCCAGCAACCATGCCAGTAGTAGGTAGTGTGCCAGTATTATTATAGAATGTTTTTGCACCAGCAGAAATTGTTGCAGTTCCACCAAGTGAGACTGGTGTGCCATTAATTGTTATGCTTGAATTAGCAAGCTTAGCGTTAGTTATAGAAGAGTCTGCAAAAGATGATGCCTGAAGGTTTGTTATTGTATTATTTAATCCAGATATTGTCTTATTGGTTAATGTTTGTTCCCAGGACTCATTAATAATTTCTAGCTCTGTTCCGCCAAATACTTTTTTATGATACAGTCTTCCGCTTGTTGGGTTAACCGATATTTCTGCATATCCGTTTGTACCAGACCCTAAATGGAATCTATTTCCAACATTGTATAAAGAACCTGCACTAAAACTGCCTTCAAGTACTGTTCCAGAAAGATCTGCCCATGAGGCAACTGTGCCATTTGTTGTTAAATATTTGCCAGTATTATTTAATTGTGTTGGAAGTGCTGTTATTCCAGTTACTGTTGCACCAGAAAAATCTACTGTTCCAGTAAATACTGGTGAGGCTTTTGTTGCATAAGTTGATGCTGCGACTGATGTAGCCAATTTAGTGTCTAATGCTGTTTGGGTTGCAGTAGATATAGGTTTTAATAGATCTGTTGTATTGTCAACATTTCCTAAGCCAACCATTGTCTTTGTAATGCCACTCACTGTACCAGTAAATGTAGGTGAAGAAATTGGAGCATATGTTGATGCTGCGTCTGTTGAAGAAAGCTTAGTTCCTACTAATGTTGTTAACGCTGTTCCTGCTGTTTGATCTGAGGCAATATAATCTGAAATTTCCTTAAGTGTATCAAATGAGGCTGGTGCTGCATTTACAACATTTGCTATAGCTGCTGTTATATCTGATGTTCTTGCAATTGTAGAAGGTATAACTGAGTCTAGAATTGTTCCGCTTGACACTCCAAGTCTTGCATATCCTCCTGCCAAATCTGCGTCTGCCTCCATCACATATCCGTCTAATGTGTTTCCAAGACTAGATGATGTTAAATAAGTAGAATTTGCATATGTTAACAGGTCGTCTGTTGCTTGATTTAAATTAACATAAACATCTGTGAATCTTTGGTTTGTTGCAGCTAGTGCTCGTGCGTCTGTAAAATAAAGATTTGTTGTGCCTTCTGATACTGCGTCTGTGTTTCCAGAAAAAGTTGAGCCTCCACCTGAGCCATCTGCTCCACGAGGAATAGTAAAGTTTAAAACAGCTGCTGAGGTTGTGCCAGCATTTGTAACTACTGCTGAGGAGCCAGCGGCTCCAGTTGTAACTGTTCCAATAGATATTGTTGCTGCAGAACCAGGCGCTCCAGTTGCTCCTGTTGCTCCTGTTGATCCTGTTGGGCCTGTTGGGCCAGTGTCTCCTGTGTCGCCTTTTAATCCTTGTGGTCCTGTTGCACCTGTAGCACCAGTTGCACCACGGGGGATAGTAAAATTAAATACTGCTGCTGTTGGGGTTCCAGAATTTACAATCGAAACAGAAGAGTCTGCATCTCCAGTTAAAACAGATCCCAATGTTATTGTTGAAGATCCTCCACCTGAAGATAAGCCTGACACTGCTGTAGAAATTGCATTATTTCTGTTTGTAACCTCTGTAGCAATTTTTGCATCAGTATATGAATTTACAGATACTGTATTTGACTGTATAGCTGTATTAAGTTCTGCTTTAGCTGCGATAACTTTTGCGGAAGCATCGTCTGATGCTGCTGAAATTGCTTGAGCTTTTGCAGTTGCGATTGCAGTTGTAGTGGTAGCTGCCTGTGTTGCAATTGCATTGTTTCTATTTATTATTTCTGTTGCAATAGCTGAGGATATTGCAAGGGCGGCAGCGTCTATTGCCCTTTGATCTGTAAAATATTTATTTGTTGATCCTTCTGCAATTGAATTTGTAGTCAATGCAGCAATTGCTCCATTTAAATCAACGGAGGCAGAAATAGAGTCTGGAAGCTGTGATGTAGGAATTTTTCCGCTGGAGTTAAGTGTTGCCACTCCATTTGCTTCGCCTAACTTTAATGCATATGAGGTTGTGGAATTCCATCTAGAGCCGTTGCCAATTTTAAATTTTAGAGTGTCTGTTTCAATTCCCAATTCGCCAGAAAGCAAAATAGGGTTATTTGATACCCAATTTGCCGCTGTGTCTCTTCTTAGTTGTATTCTTAATGCCATTTTATGAACCCCCTGCATCAACAATTATACCATCGATGTCTGCAGAGTTACCTCCCTCTAGAATTTGATCTTCTGCTTGCTGTATTTGTCCTTCAACGTTTCCGCCATCAAGTAATGTTTGGTCTGTTATAGATCCGCCATCATTTAGAGATGAAGCAGTTTGACCATCATAGCCAACTATGATAGGCAGAGTAACTCCTGGTGTGTCTTGAACGTTTGTTTCTTTAAATGTAATCTTGTTTTGTACATCAATTGTATGTACATCTCCATCAAATGTATGGGTGTGCATATAGAATGGAGTTGGATCTGTGCTGGGTGGGGTCAATTCAACCCAAAGCAGTCCATTATATATTCTTAAGTTCTTCGTTACCGTATTAAAATAGATATCTCCAACTGTGGCTACGTCTGGATTCTCCATTGAGGTAAGAAGATTAAGGGCAACCTTCATCTGTCTGGACATACTGTTATCCTACAACTACTACTTTATATTCTCCAGCGGTTGGCGCTATTGCAAAATCTACTGTCACAACATTTGAGCTTGTTCTTTTTACATCTGCCTCAACTTGTGCAAATGGAGAAGCTGCTTCAAAAATTTGAACAGTTACATCAGTTGTGCCTAAGTTGTGAGTAATTGTATAAGATGTTGCAGATGCACCAAGTGTTTCTGCATACTTTCTAGCAATTGCATGATACGCTGTACCATTGTTTGTCAATGTCCATGTATCAGATGTCTCATTCCATAGGATTTCTACATCTGTTTCTAATCCACGCTCAACTGTAACTCCAGCATCTGTGGTTGGGGTTCCAGCAAAATTACTATTAAGCTTTACCTTATTATCTTCAATGTTAATCTGTGTTGTGTTTACAGAGTTAACTGTTCCAATTACATTTAGGTTTCCGCCAACTTGCAAGTTACCAGCAATTTCTACATTGTCTGGCAAGCCAATTGTTACAGCTGCATTATGTCCACTATTTGGTGAAACTGTAACTTCATTTGCTGTTCCAACAATTGTTGCTACATAGTCACCAGTTGTTTGTGAGTCTAGGGGTATAACTAAATTATCTTCGCTTGCTGATGTTATTCTACCTTGCTGATCTACTGTAAATGTTGGAACTTTTGTAATAGAACCATATGTTCCTGCTGATACTGCGGTATCATTTAATTTTATTGTGTGTGTTCCTGCTGCATCGCTGTATGTTGCAGTTAAACCTGTTCCGCCAACAACTGTCGAGCCAATTAAATCTTGAATTACTTCTTGTGAACCAGAGGTTGGTGTCCACTCTGTTCCATTATAGAAGTATAGTACGTGTGTGCCTGTATCAAAGTAAATCTGACCTGCAACTGGTGATGAAGGGGCTGACCCTAAATTCTGAATTCTAGCATTGAGTAGCTCATTCTTGTTGAGATCAATACTAACTAAAAACTTTTTTGCCATTTTCTTTCTCCCTTATGACAGATATGCTGTCCCTGAGAACGGTTGCGCCATTGTCAGTGTTATTTGATTAATACTATTATAGTCTATTCCAGTTTCTAGGATGTCCCCAGCGCTAGATTTGACGGTTACGTTTGGGTGGAACCCAAGGTTGTGATTTATCTGAACTGAATAGACTCCAGAGACTGGCCCAGTTATTTGTGCCATTTCCCATGGATATGTCAAGGAAATTTGTTTATCCAAGATAAAGCTATTGTTTATATTCCAAGTATTTGTTGAAGCTTTTGGGCCCCAAAACCTTGTTGTGTTTGTATCAAAATAAAAGTCTCCTGGGACTCCAAGGGTGGCATCTGGATTTCCGCCTCCACTTATTATTGTTCTTCCAGGCGCTCCAGTAGACCTAACTACTACAAGTGGGTTATTTTCTGTAACTATTAATTTTGTTGCCATTACACTGTTACCGATCTATTCAATGTCATATATCCCTCTAGGAGCCTGGTCTTGTTTACACTTGGATCAACTAATACTAGGTCGTATGCGGATTTTGGGAAAAACATTTTGTTTGTTCTATCTGGAGATATAGAAATTTGTATTTTTCCTTCTACTGGACTTATTGTTAAGCCATCTTGCTCTGTTAAAGTAAACGCTAGCTTTTTACCGCCTTGAGTATCTCTAACTTGAAGTTTTGCTGTGTGATTATGAAGTTGAATAGGTGTCTGATCTTCGTCTAGGTACTGGACCTCAAACGTAAACGTTGTATTTTGATCAACTTCAAAATTCTTTTGCGCTGCCACATTTACCCCTAAATTAGAAAAGCCCTTATGCCAATTTTAGCATAAAGGCGTTCCTAATCAACTATAACTTAGGCTTTGTTGGTAAATCCAAAATTCTTATCATTTGGATTTAATGCCTTTAAAATTACGGGTGCTACTGCTGCCACTCCGCCAAGCAATAAATCTTTAGGATTTGTATTGCCTGTCATGTATAAAGCTAGCGCTGCTGAAAGAAATGCTCTTCCGTAGCTAGCCAATGCTGCTAGGATCTGTTCTTGCATAGTTACTTTCCCATCTTTATTTAAATCTGCTTTTGCAAATTTAGCCATTTTATTATCTCCTTGTGGGCAATTTGCCCTTGGAATTTTCGGCTGTGGCCGAATACTATAATTCTACCACTATGCTGAAATATCTACAAGTTCGCAATTGCCGTCAGAGCTACAGGCGAGGGTGGCAGAGGGTGATGTTCCATCTTCTGTTTCATAGAAAGACAAGTCTTCCCAACGAATATTTTTGGGCATTTTTTCAACAAGAGCATCATACTCTTCTTTAGAAACTTCCTGGTATGGCGCCTGCTTGTATGTATGTTCTGAATGTGGAAGGAAAGAGATTCCAGAAACTTCATCAAAATTCTTATAAACCCAAGCCCCTACCTCCATCCACTCATCTTCTTTTACGGAAACAGTAATTGATGGCTTATGTTCACACCAAGCACGTTGGTACACTAACCAAATGTTTAAATGGTCAATTGCTGTAAGATCATTTCTTACAATTGCTCCTTCTGGTGCTTTTACTGGAAACGAGAATACGTATGTGTCGTTTGGCTTCATTACGTCGTCTTCTACTGGGATTCCGACTTCCTTCAAGAAAGTTGAAATTGGATCTCCCTTTGACCCACGAACCGTACGAATGTAATATGGCGAATGCCATGGATGCATTCCAGAAGAAACTCCAACTAATTGAGAAACTGTTCCAGAGGGCTTTACGCATGTAATGGCTGCTGATTCGGGAATACCTATCTTGGAAGACTCTTCTCTATTTACTTCTCTTGCCTTTTCACGCAAAGTCATAAGAAATGCCTCAAGTGAAATTAGGTCCTCTTTACCAGACATAAACTTATGTCCAAATTGCCCAGTCAAAGAAACTCCAAGTAGTCGCTCTTCTTCTGTATTGTCTTTCCAAATTTTTCGTAAATACTTAAAGTCAGTTAGAGTTGACTGCCACGTACCAAGAATTGTTGCAAGCTCAACTTTACGCTGAATATCTTTCTTTGTATCATTTTCACGTAATACGACTTCTGAAAGGTTACAAAACTGGTAAGGACGTAAGATAATTTCTGAGCATGGGTTAGTTCCGTAGTGTATATCTGGATCTCTTCTTCCAAACTTTGCTGCTTGGGCCTGAGCTGCGGCCACATTATATATACCTCGTTCTCCCGACTTAGAGTCATATAAAGATTTCCATTCTGCTATAAATTGTTCCATCTCTGGCTTGCGAGAATATGCAACAGAGTTATTTGATAGTGCACGTTGTGGGCTTTGCTCCCACCAATTTCCAGATTTTGCTTGAGCCATTTCAATATCGTTAATGTTTGAAAGAGAAATCATTGCTGATCTGCGAACTCCACCTACTACAACAACTTCACCAATCTTGCACATAATGTCATGACACTCGATTGGCTTAAGGTTTCTTCCTGTGGCATTTTTAAACTTTGCAATTGTAAAATCAAATAGATTTACAAGTGGTTGTGGTCCTGAAGACCTTCCACCCATTGTCTTAAGTCTTGCGCCTGAAGGTCTAACTTTTGAAACATCAATTGCTGGAATGTGTCCAGTCCAAAGCAATGCAAGCAGTTCACGATATGCTTTTGCCCAGCCTTGTTTAGAATCTTCTACAACAATTACAGTATCTGACTTTTCTAGTTTTTCTGGTACTGGCGGTAGCTTATTAATATACTTATATTCTACCGAAAACCCTACGCCTGTTCCACACATCAGAACATACATTGTTTCATCAAATGATCGTGGTGAGTCAACTGGCAGAAAAGCACAATTGTACCCAGCAACATTATCTCTTTCAAGTGCCGCTCCAGAAGTCATTACAGATCTCATGGACGGCATAACATTTCGTTGAAATACAAACTCTTTTAATTCCGCAACTAGCTTTTCATTTGGAATATAATTATGGTTTGTCTTTAAATGGTTAGTCATAAATGAAAAATATCTGTCTACTGTCTCTCCCCATGTTTCTCTACGACCTTCTGCTTCTACCCATTTTGCATATCTAGATAAAGCAATAAAGTTTTCATAAGGGTTTTCAATAGTTTGTGACATTTATTATACGACCTTTTCTCCGCCTTGCGGTGCTAATTTTGAATGAAGTCCTAGTGTATCAAACTTTTATTTAATGGTCTAGGGGTAAAAAATACTTTTATAAGTATCAGTATGTGAGATATAGTTTCAGTTAACTAACTTGACAGTTACTTATATTCAATGCTATTCTTAGAGTTCGTTATCTCTATAGGAGGAAATGCCAATGGAGAATATAAAACAACAGTTTAGCGATTTGGTTCGTGACTGGACAATAATAGCAGTGACAACACTGTTTTTGTTTTCTGGAAGCCCAGCAAATGCTTTGACTGTAAAACCTTTAGTGAAAACTGAAGCCCAATTAAAGCAAGAAGTCTTAGATAGTTTTAGTAAAGAGATTTACAAGCCATCTGAGATGCTTACAGACGAAGAGTTAGTAACATTACTTAAGACTGTAGGATTCGAAGGACTAGGCCTTAAGAAAGCATGGTCAATAGCAAAGCGTGAATCTAATGGAAGACCGCTTGCATATAACGGGAATAAGAATACAGGAGATAGTTCTTACGGATTGTTTCAGATAAACATGATTGGAAATCTTGGTCCTGCAAGACTTGAGAAATTTGATCTACAGAGTAACAAGGAGTTATTCGACCCAGTAACAAACGCAGAGATAACGTACTATATGACCAATGGCGGAAATGATTGGTCGGCTTGGAAGGGTATGACCCCAAGAGCTAAGGAATTTTATTTAAAATTTCCGACAAAGTAAAGGAGATGGGATGAGGGTACAATATGTATCAACTTACATCTCCATGTCAGAAGAAGGATTGGTTGAAAAGCTTTTATGCCCAGTAGACCAATCCCTTCTTTTTTCAAATCAAAACCTTTTAGATGAGGTATACTTATATTGCCTAGAGTGTGACTATAAAAAAGCACTTGGCTCAGCTAGCTATCAAAAAATAGTCGATGAGGTAAATAAACATAAAAATGTGTGAAGATAATTGTATTTGTAATTTAGAAAACGAATCGGCCCCAATGCGGGTAACCGATGCAATGGGTAGAGAGGCTTTTTGGTTAGATGCAGGAAGACCTGAATGAAATAAATACCTCTGATTTAGAGGATAACCTTCCTATGGTAAATTATATAATGTTACATAGGATATACGATTTGCTAACTCTGATGTCCAATAAAATTGTTGGTGGAGAAGACACGCAAAAAATGGTAGAATATCATAATAAGGGCTATCTACTAGGACCAGCCCCATCATTTAGACCAAACGAGGAAGAATAAAATGGAAAAAGAAAAAGTAGTACTTTTAATGCTTGAAAAATTAAATAACGATACAAGATTTGCTGGTGTGTCCAGCGGTGCAGATATTGCAGATGTTGAACAGCAGATTATTAAGAACCAGCCATTTTTGCAATGGCAGATGAACAACATGTATGACACACTTGTTGAAAAAGGCGTAATTATTCCTTGACATTGAATCTTTATTAACTTATAATAAAGTGTTGGTTGAGACTCGTCTCCCAATGGTAAAGCCCCCTTTTGGATCCGCCTCCATAGGGGGTTTTTACGTGTCTGGTGGTATAATAATATTAATATGGCAAGGGATCATTTTTCACAAGCATCTAAGAATCCTAGGTATCAGAGTAGATTTTATACTCACGGGGAATCTAAAGAGTTCATGTCAGAAAGAAAGATTGAATTATTTTTCTCAAAAATATTTTCTAAATTAAAAAGAATAGTTGGTAAAAAGTAATGTTTACAGACAATCCAAAGGTAGAACAAGTTGCAGAACAGGTCTGGATTTACAGAGGATTCATAACCCCAGAAGAAAATGAAAATATCATGCGTTTAATGAGAGAGCATGAAGCTGCTTACAAAGATTCAAAAGATGCGTTTGTATTTAAAGATCAGTATATAGACTGGTACAAGGACAAGACTGGCCCATCAATGCCTGAGCTAAAACCAATATGGGACAGACTTTCAATGATGCTTTATCCAGAACACTACATTCATCCACAGCTATTTGTAAACGTAATGCGTCCTGGCGATGAAGGAATGTTTGTGCATGCTGATAGTCCAGGAATGAATATGGAGCATGACCTAACTCAGCTAGACAGATGGTCAACTTGCTGCAGATTAAGCCATGGAGTGGTTGCTTATATGGGAGACTACGAAGGCGGAGAAATATTTTATCCAAATATTGAAGCAGATGGAAGAATTAAAGATAGACCAGGAGATCCTGATGATTGCTTGCAGGTAGACGTAAGACCTGGAGATGTAGCAATCCATGGAGCAACTCATCCCTGGGAACATGGAGTAAGGAAAATAACAAGTGGGATTAGATTTGCATACTCTAACTTCTGCATGGAAAAGGAACACGCTCCAGGAACATACGAGCTATTTGATCCAGCCAAACATCCGTTTATGACAGATCCAAAAGAAATCATAAACTGGAACAACACTGTTTATCCTGAAACAACTTTCTGCAAAAAGAAATGTATATGCGGGGACTCTGCTGACTTTCCTTATTGCGACAACACTCATAAAGAAGTAAATAAACTTAAATATAAGAAGTAATTGAGCATATAGTGCGAAAGTGCGAAAAGTGCGGCGGTAGAAGACATTTTCAAATGTTGTTAAAAGCCCTCAAAGGGCCATATAGCAATTTTAGAACATCTGATCTATCCCAAAGTATGCAAATCAATAAAAGAGGGTCTTAGAATGGCTTACAAGTCCTTTTATTATTTACAGATACCTAAAACAGGATCTAAATACTTCCTAAGCAACATGTACTCGCCATTGAAAGATGAGTTTAATAAACATGGCATTGAATTTCTTAATATGTGGGATCAATATAGCAATCCTTTAATTATGGGGTGGCATCCAGAGATAGATAAAGATACATATGTAGCATCAACATTTAGAGATCCAGTAAAACAAATAGTCAGCAAGTATTGTGATCAATTTAAGTCAGCTAACAAATCAGAAACAAAATATTATAGCAATGATCTTCCAGATAAAGAAGCATTTATGCAGAATGTAAATCTATATGCCAACAATATGTCTAGATATCTAATTAGTCATTCAGATGTATATGGTAAAGATATATTGCAGTCAACTGAAATTAATATTAATAGTGCAGTGCGGCGAAGTAAGAGAGTCAATAAATTCATATTAGAATCAACTAACCCAAATGACACAATGCAAAGTATATTACAGGATATGGATCTACCTGTTCCAAGTCACCTTGAAAAGGGTAAAGTCAACCATAAGATCAATGTAAACAATAGCTCTAGACTTTTATATGAGTCTTTGACCGCTGAAGAAGTTGAAGCAATTAGATCTATATCTGATATTGATGAGTATATATATAACTATGCAAAGGGATTAGATTCTTGATCTATATCTTCATCTAGGTCGAAATCAAAAATTTCTACGTTTCCCGCCCAATTTAAGAATCTAGAAAGAAAAGATCCAGATAGAATTGCTATCGCAATTACACTCAAGCCAAACCATAACTTTTTCATATTACTCCTTGTAGGGATACTGGGATTTGAACCCAGAGTCGATTGTATATAAGACAATTGCTTTAACCAGATTAAGCTATATCCCCTAGTTCATATAGATTTGCAGAATTATTCCGCATATATGTACTAGTATAGCTATAACACCTACCCAAATGATTGTCTTCACTTTCCCGCCTTTGTTTTTTGAACTAACTTTTCAATACAATGTGTACAAAAATTTTCAAGTACGCCTTTAGAGTTAATACGCTCTACATACTTTGGGTTTTCGCAAAAATCACATTTCATGATATTAGTATACCATAATTCTAGTCAACTGCTTTAATTACACAAGTTATCTGATTTGGATTGCCACCATTACCAATTTCTTCTTTGGAATTAAATACTCTACACTGCCATATAAATTTATCAAAAGATTCTTTTTCTTTTTCTTTAAGCAATGCTTCAAATTCTTCTTCTGACATAGAATTTTTCATATCAATAAAATCCTCTTTAAACATGGCTGTAAGGAATTGACGAACATAAAATTTATTACCGACAACTGGCATTACTGCATGATATAAGTCTGTTCTAAACAATAAGCCATCTCCTGCTTCCATCTTATACGTAATAGGAGGATCTATCATGAGACACTTCTGCTCATTTCCGTCAGCATCTATATATGTAGACTCTTCGCCACTTTCTGTATCAATTAAAACAATTTCTCCACCTTCATAGTCATCATTAGTGTAGATGTTAAAATTGAAAATATGTGGAGTTCCTCCAAACCATGGTCTTCTATCCTGGTGGTACTCCATTGAAAGCTTAAGCTTTTTGTCAGTGTTTTCTGATTCAAGTATCACAACATCAGCTGTACAGTAATTTGGATTAAACCTTGCTTCTTCCATAGATGTTGGAATATCTGAGCTCTCGCCAATTAAATCAAAGTAGTCTTGATTAAGATAATTTTCTTTGTATATTTTTATTGCATCCCAAAATATATCTAGGAACTCTCTTAGATAAACTCCGCCTTCATTTCTACAAACTTCGTAAGATGGATCAGTCCATGGATATGCTTTTGAATACTGTCCCCATGGTCTCCAGTCTTGCCATTGTCCAAACCATTGATCGTTATTTGTCTTGGAGCGAATAACAAAATCTTGTGTCGCTGCTGGGTCCTTTAAAACATTCTTAAAAAGTATTACATCTTTTGTTAAAAGCCTATGTTCCATTTATTTATCCTCTTCTTTGTAAAGTTCTAAATACAATTATATCACCACAGCTTTGCTTTCTTGTACTGCAACTTCAATGAACATATCGTACAGGTTTTGTGTTAATTCTTGGTTTAGTCCATCGACATCATGGCCTTTTGTTTTGTCACTAGAATCCAGGGTAAGTTCTTTAAGCCCCAATGCATCAAATATCTCTTTTTGAGTGATTACTCTTAGCCCAAGGGCCGAACCATACTCGTTTAGTGCGGCGCAAAATTCATTATTTTGCTGAAGACGTTCATCATAGGAGTATTCATCTACTTCTTCCCAATACGGAATAATGTTCTCTTTAAACTGAGGATGTGGCTCTGCAAGTATCATCTGCGAGTTTGGAAAATATTGAATTAAAAAATCAACATAGCGTTTGACACATTCAGCAGCATTTTTGTATTTAGGCAGTAGGTACTTTATGTCAATGTATCCAAACCAGGCTATTACTATGCCATCATCTTGGATTTCTGACCATCCTACTCTTCCCCCCTTTGGTTTTGGAGTTTCCATTAGTGAAGAGTATCGATTCATTTTTAAAAGATCGTATGGATTAAATTTCCAAGCTGAGTGTCCACCTTTACCCCAAGCTTTTAATTCAACTCTTGTTTCTTTATCAGTATAATGTTCAAATATTCTAGTTGACTGACAATCACCTATTAGGTATAATTTTTTAGATATCACTTGATCTTAGGTCTTAGGTCTATATATATTAATTTATATGATTTACTGATTTACTGACCCCCCGACCCCCCTATTGGAAGTATACTATTTAGAAATTCTATGTCAAGGACTAGCTTAGCTTTAAATTCTTATCCTCAATAAAGTAATCTCTTCTCCAGGCTTTTCCAATGTCAGTATTTAGCCAATCAGTCGCAGTATAAATACTATTAATAGTTTTTGCAGACTCTTCATGAGCTCTATTAGATACTGCAATGCAGCTGTTTTCTTTACCTGATTTATTTGTAGGATCAATAGGCAAATCTCTATCGTATAAGCTGAATGTGATGGTTCTCTTATTGTCAGTAGTTACAGGTGTAGCTCCATGTGGACATGAAGCAGCATGGATGAGAAGATCTCCCTTATGTGGCTTTACCGTCAAATTTTCTTCTGGGTAAAATACAATTCCGCCGTCCTCATTTGTTTCTGATAGGTATATAACAGCAGACCATACTTTTGTATAAGGAGTTTCATCATCGGCTTCATTATCTCTATGTATACCAAACCATGTGTTTGCAGGAGTGTGCCAATGCAAGAAGTATTTTAGTTCCCAATTAAGATCTTTAAAAATTTCCTTTGCTTTGTCTTGTATTCCGTTATCTATTGCCGCCCCCAGAACTTCAATCTTGTCATAAGGCCTTACTTCTTTTTCGTCGTTATTAGATGAATACTCTGATGCCTTAAATGCTTCGTCAGCTGTTTCGTTGTCTAAAAATCCACGCCAAATATAAGAATGGTCACTTATTTTTTCAAAATTAGTAGTATCAAACATTTAGATCCCCCTATTAATAATTAATAATTAATTATATCACGAATAGATTCTGGTCGACTGCTATTTCAGATTTCATAAAATGTTAATATATTTTTATTTTGTACGATACACACCTAAAAAGAAATCGGACATTTAGGATAGACCGCACATAATGAGCGTGTGCCTATGGGCAATGTGATGCACTTCACAAAGTATTTTTTCAATTTGTCCCTAATGTCCGAATTTGGATTTGATAAATGTCAGACCCCCATGCTACGCTTATACTATAACAAACAAACGAAAGGAGTCAGACAATGACTCAACTAAACGAAACACTATTCAGCACTATCGTGCATGACTTCCATAATGGCGGAGTCAAGTCCTCTTATGGACTATCTGCCTATGACCGCAAGGCTATGGTCAAGTACCTAATCTCTAGCCCTGCTTGCTACTGTATCGAGTGCGTGTGTGAGGTAACTCACACCGCATAAGGTGCGTGTCGCCTTGATAATGTCAGACCTATACCCTATAATTCCATTATAACCAACTAACGAAAGAAGAACAGACAATGACAATCACATACTCACTATGGGACGGCGCTCAACTACTAGGCGTGGACTTCACCGCTAATAGCGCAGACGAAATGAATAAGGCAGTAGCAGAACTACAAAAGGTTTCTAAGAATGTAGTAGCACACATGAGAAAGGTAACACAGAACTAATGTCATACGCATACTCATACCAAACTAATAGCGTGTCTAAGTGGGACACCATTCAGAGCGATGTCGCAGACGCATACGCCTACCTTGATGAAGAAGAAACAGAGCAACCCCCTGCTGATGATTTCGATGATGTAGACGATGAAGAATTAGCAAAAGTATTCGCACTAAGTTGGGATAACTAATAATGGAACTACTACTAAATGACTACGGGCTAGAACTAGATACCTACATGGGCTCTCTATACCTACCTTGGCATACTATCGCTTTATCTACCGCCCTACTAATCGCCTATAAGATTTATAAGAGAAAGAAGAGTAAGTAATGACTACTAATCGCATACTAACTACGCTAGTCCAACTAGGTATCGGTATCCCCGCCCTACTTATGCTCCGTCTAGTAATTCGTGATCTAATTCATAATAAATTAGACTAGCGCTACGGCGTGTCGGCTTGACAATGTCAAGCTGGCCCGCAAAGGCACGGGGTCGGGCGTGTCGTTACGGATACGCTAAAAAACCCCTTGAATTTTGTGAGGTTTATCACAAAAAAGATTTATCAAAACACGGCGTGTCGTGTGGTAAATGTCAGTCCCCTCTGCTATAATTCCTACTATAACAACAACGAAAGGTCGTTAAAATGACACTTGAAGAATACAAGGCGCACGTTGAGGCGCAACGCAAGGCAAGCCTTCTAAAGGCTATCGCAACAATGTCAGAGGCTAATGCTACAATGTCCTCTCTATTCAATACTAAGGAGGCTAACTAATGGGTTATGTAGAAATCTTTCGCCTAGATGATGAGGGCGCTGGCTGGGTTGATTTATCAGAAGCAACACCAGATGAATTGTTTAACATTGAATTAGGATTACTAAATGAGGGGGCTCTCTAATGGAGAAAACACAATTTGAAAAAGATTTAGAAATCAAGGAAAGTTTTATTGATTTACTTAATGACATTTATCCAGAGGTAAAAATTGGATACTCTACTTTTACACCCGCCGAAATTCTAGAGTGTTGCGACCCTGTTGCTTTTGCAATCGGATTAGTTGAGCACGAGGATTACCTAGCAGAAATGGAAAACGAATAATGGATAAAGATATTTTTGGATTTGCCGAGGCAATTAGAATTGACGATCTTAGCGATGAAGATTTTAAAATTGTCGAATTAATTTTTAAAGATTTTAAGTAGCTAGCGGCGTGTCGACTTGACAAAGTTGATGCGCCCCCATAAGCACGGGGTCGGGCGTGTCGTTACGACATTGTTATAAAATCCCGTGAAATTTGCGGCGTGTCGATTTGACAGACAAATCGGACATTTCGATGTGATTAGTATCACACGGCTTGAGCGTCTCAGTATTTGGAATTACTGGCTAGTAATGTGAAAATGTCAGTAGGCTCGTGTATAATTCCATACATAACAACAAACGAAAGAAGGTCTGCCAATGGCTACCAAACTCTATACAATCGAAAGCCTACTTGTAGGAAAAAACTATCGCTCAAACTCTCGCCACTTTTCAGGCGAAATTGTTTCTGCTAAACCTCGTCCAGCAATTTGGTATGGCGATAAAACCGAAGCCTTTTTAATTGAGGTTCGTACAGGCGGTCTGAGAAATAAATTCGCAACAATCGCAGTGAAGGTTGGTGAATAAATGAAAAGTTTTTCATCTGATGTAATTGACCATAATGAATTTTATCTAATTCACGATTTATTATTTTTCTGTTGTGATGAGCAACAATTCCGCCACTCTTGTAAAGCACACGGCGAAATGATGGGTTGCTACTATTGCGAATTTGATTACTCAAAAGATTGCGAGTGTGAGGAATAATGATAAACTCAGTAATGCGTATAGATTGTTCAGAGTGTAATTCTACTGGACTAATCTTTTTTGGCGATAACAATAATTTTGATGTCGAAACTTGCGATTGCGATTTTGGCAAAGAGCAAGATTTATTTTTTAACTAACGAAAGGGAAAACCTATGTACCAAATAACTGTTGCCTACGATAGCAAGCCTATCCATTTCAACAAGAACTATACAGACGCTCTTGAAGCGTTTACCGCATTTCTTTCATTTACTGATTGGGGATTTGCTAACGAATACTCAACTGTAAATCTAATGACCCCAACTGGGAAAATGTATACTAAATTATTTTATCGTGAAGGTCGAAAGGTTGTAACAAAATGATGACTCGTAAAGACTATGTCGCAACGGCAGAAATTCTAAAGTATGCCAGCAACAAAACTCACCCCGCTGTATTTTCTAAAATTGTAAATGATTTTGCTGAAATGTTTGCGGTTGATAATCCGAGATTTGATGTAAAACGATTTCATGAGGCGAGTGGATACAATGTTCCTAACTTCAGTTCAAGATAAAGTAAAGCGAATTCAGGAATTGCGTCGCAGTAATGCGGCGCAACCTGTTCGCAATAAGAAAAAATATAATCGCAAGATCAAACATAAGAATAAATATTCAGAGTAGCGCATAACTATGCAGCTGCCCTCTCTTTTGTGGGGGGTCCAGTGTGAATTACGTCACATTTTAAAAATACCCTGAAAATTCGGCGTGTCGATTTTGATCTGTCAGTCCATTCTGCTATACTTGCCACTTAACCAACGAAAGGCTAACTAATGGATAATTTTACTGTTGCTTGCTTGAACTATGAAATTTGTGGCGCTCAAGAAACTTTTGATAACGATGCAGAATATGAAATTTATGGCGATGACTATATTTGTGCTGAATGCTATGCATCTGAGGAAATGGAATTCTTTGAAACTATAGGCTGGTCTGATAGCGATGCTCTTGCTTCCGCTGGCCACGGTATGGATGAGGATTACTAAGATGTCAGTGGTCCCCGTTATAATTACCCCTATGAAACTGAAACGTTCTAATGATAGAAAGGTGGCCAACCTTGTCACAAAAAATGGAAAGCAAGCCGCAATTGCCAATACTTTCGGATTACCTGCTGGAAAAGCTTACTCGTGCCCTGGTGCCACTAGTATTTGTGAAAGCGTTTGCTATGCAGGAAAACTCGAAAAGTTATTCCCTGGAGTAAAAACTAATCTGCTTCATAACTGGGCCCTGCTTAAAGACGCCGATAGCGAAACTATGGTCTCTCTTCTAAATGAAATGATTGTAGAATTCAAGGCAGATTGTGTTAAGAAAGACGCTCCTCAATTATTCCGTATCCACTGGGACGGGGATTTCTTTAGCGATACTTATGCATATGCCTGGAAGACTGTTATCAACACACACGCTGATATTCAATTTTGGGTCTACACACGTGTAAAGTCTGCAGCGCTTATTCTTAAGGATATATCTAATCTGTCACTGTATTATTCTACGGATGATGATAATAAAGATATTGCTCATGATTTAAAACTAACTAATGGCATTCGTCTTGCCTACCTAGGTAAAACATTTGCTGCAACCGAAGACACAATGAAGGAGTTAACTGGCAAGCCTGGTGCTAAGTGTCCTGAGAATAATAAAAGCATTCCTCTTATCTCTAGCAATGGGTCCGCCTGCGTATCGTGTGGATTGTGCGTATACGGTAAAGCGGATATTAGATTTTCTGCGAGTAAAAAATAATGATAGACATTCTCGGATCCTTGATCGGAATCATATTAATTTGTTTTTTGTGCTCACCAATTGTGTTGGCCGTGTACATGTGGAATGGGGCCAAGATAGATAGCGATGGTGACGGGAAAGAAGATTTGCCTAATCGTTGGGATAGGTAACGGCGTGTCGAGTTGACAATTGTCAGCTCGGCCCCCAATATTGTGGGGGTTTTTCCACAGGCTTACGAGAGTTATCCACAGACCCTGAAAATTTGTGATTAATCTCACAAAAGCTGCGACACGCCGAGAATGGATTAGGTAATGTCAGTGGCCTATGCTAAAATACTCTTATACCAACAACGAAAGGTAAGTTATGTCTAATCTAATGAAAGTTCCACACACAGTTGAGTTCGAGGCAGTTATTGACTTGGATAAAATTCCTTCACACTTGCTTCCTGCGCTAGTTTCTATGGATGCTGATTCTATTGAAAAAATGTGCAAAGGCGCAACACTACACGCACTTGGAATGTCAAATGTAATTCCACTTGCTAATGAAAATAACACTTGGGCTGAAGTAACAATTAAGGGGAATAACTAATGGGATACACAACAGCAGTAAGTCTATCTGAAGAATTAGATTTAGAAGTAGCACTAGGCTATCACTTACAAGGCAATCATTACCCGCCCGTTCCCCTCTCAATGGTCGAGCCTTGCATCGAGGCTATTGACGCTTATTGGGAAGAAGATTTTGATCGAGCAATCGAAATGCCTGAAGGCGTATCTTATAAAGGTCAAACTCACGCACCTGCTTGGGCTATTGTCGAGCAGCACCACTTGGACGCTTGGCTACCTGAAAGTGACTAAGGTCACACAATAACTTTCTCAAATACTGAGATAGGGCTAGACTAATGTCAGACCCCAATGCTATACTACCAACCTAACAAAGAAAAGAGGCAATAAATGACAATAGATAATCAACTCTATCAGGTCGGAGATTTATTCACCACCCTGAAGTCAAAGAAAACTGGTGTGATTAAGGAAATCCACCCACAGGCATCTGGCTCGGTGCGTGTGCTACTAGAAATGCCAACGAAGGAAACTCGTTGGACTTCGGTATCCGCTAAGACACTACTAGGCGCATAACCTAAATCGAAACAGGGACAGTTTAGGAAAGTATCTAGTCCAATGTCGTAAGTAAGAACTTTCCTCCCTTCGGGGAAATGTCAGACCCCCCTGCTATACTATCCATAACAACAACCAACCAACGAAAGGCACACAATGTCAAGAGCAATCACAGTAAAGGTGGCAACACCAAAGGTAATTAAGGCACTAGAAACTCGTCTAGCAACACTAGAAAAAGACTATGCTTCACAAGAAGCAAACGAAGCAAAGTTCCAAAAGAAGCACGAAGCGTGGAAAAAGGAAATTGGTAAGTGGGCTATCGCTAACTTCTCAAAGTCCGAGAACCTTCGCACAAACTATCGTTCTTGGAACAAAACGCTAAATGTTGATTTTGACATCATTGTAAGTGAGAAGGAGTTTCCGCTAGAGCCTGAGAAGGACTACGAAACAATCCATCAGCACACTTATCGTGAGATGAAAGAGGACATCACAAATGCCCTAACAATTCTCAAGATGACAGATGAGGAAACAGTAAATGCTTCTACAATGAAGCAGATTGCTAAGTATCTCTAAATAATTTGGGGGGCAGAACTAAAGTCCTGAACCCAATCGTTCTCGCATAACGCTAAATTGCGAACGACCTGAGTAAGTCGCCAAACTGCTCTCCTTCGGGAAACTACTAACAAAGGTAATACAATGGCAAATCGTTTCAGAGTAGAAATCTACGATGCAAACAAACTTAATGACATCACGATTTATTCGGATCAAGGTGTTGATAAAGAATACTTAACTGAATTAGTATTCAGCAACATCAGAAACTTTAGCGGAAAAATTAACGCTTATGTTTTTGATAACGTGAAGAAAAAGAAAACAACTGCAATGTTTCTTGATGAGAGCACAGTTGAATTTAATAAGAACTTAATTAAAAATGCGACAAAGGTAGAGGTGGGGATTTAATCCCCAGCTCGGCCCCCGCTTTTGAGGGGTTATCCACAGCGTTACGACAACCTGTGGAAAACCCTGAAAATTTGTGAGAATGATCACACCGCACAATTCGGACAAATGACTATCTAATCTAGACAATGTCAGTGCCACCTGTTATACTTACAACTAATCAAACGAAAGGTAAAAAATAATGGCTCATAATCTAGAAATGGAAAACGGCGAAGTTGCTTTCGCTCTCCGTGGCGCACCTGCTTGGCACAATCTAGCAAATCGCATCTTCACACAAGATGAAGAAGTAACTACACAATCTATGCTTGAAGAAGCAAAGTTGGCTAATTGGAATGTTCGTCTATCTCCAATAACTGAGCACATTCCAGAATCTTGGAATGATGTTTCTACTGCATCTCTTGTCATTCGTGATAACCCATTCAATGGCGGAACTGATGTTCTTGCAACTGTCGGTAAGCGTTACAAGCCTGTGCAGAATGAAGAACTATTTGCATTCGCTGATGCAATTCACGATGCCAATGCTGATTGCCGTTGGGAATCTGCTGGCTCACTCAAAAAGGGCAAAGTTGTTTTCGGTACTGTGGACATTCCTCGCACAATGGTGCTTGACCCACAAGGCGCTAACGATGAAACTAAACTCTATCTAATTGTTTGGACATCTCATGACGGGTCTGTTGCCGTTCAGGCAGCCGTTACACCTGTTCGTGTTGTTTGCCAAAACACACTTAACCTTGCAATGAAGAATGCTAAGCAATCTTTCAAGATTCGCCATACGCAATCTGTTGAAGGTCGCATTCAGGTTGCTCGTGAAACTCTTGGGCTTGCTCTTGGTTATTTCGATGAGTTTGAAGTTGAAGCAAAGGCGCTTTACTCTCAGGCAATTACTGATGCTGAATTCTCTAAGTTGATTCAGACAATTTATCCTAAGCCTGAAAAAGATGCTAAGGGTGCAATCAAGAAGTGGGAAAACAAAGTTGTCCTGCTTGACGATTTGTATCACAACTCACCAACTAATGCTAACATCAAGGGAACAAAGTGGGGCGCATTCAATGCACTTACTGAGCGCCTTGATTACTATCGTTCAGGTCGTGGCAATGGTGAAACTCTTATGGCGGGTGCATCAGGATTTGACCCTGTTCTAACTGCTGAGAAAAACAAAATCAAGAAATTGGTTTCTGCTTTCTAATTAAAAAAATCCTGAGCATGATTTAAAACTGCTCACATTTTTTATTGGTCTGTTAGCTCAGTTGGTTAGAGCGCTACCCTGTCACGGTAGAGGTCGACGGTTCAAGTCCGTTACAGATCGCAAAATGCCCCCAATAGTAAGGGAGCAAAAAGTGTGTTACGAGTCACAAAACAATTCCCTGGAATCTATTGTATATGTCAGTGGGTTCGTGTACAATACTCCTATAACCTAACGAAAGAGGTAAAATGTCACGAGAACGCAGAACGGGATACACAGGCAATGTATTAGATGGCGAGAAGCTTGCCAAAATTGCTAATGACATCTACAACATTCAGTATACTGGTGGTGCAAGTAATTGCACGGTAGACAACCTATTACTAATTGAACTAGAAGAAAAAAATGTATTTGGGGATCCAAAGTATGCAGTAATATGCTCAGAAGGTGTTGGCTGGGAACAAGATGAATATGGTTGCCTAGAAATACCTACAAACATTGGCGCTATGGGTCTATGGAATGGAAGAGTCTTTATCTCAGTAGAGACTGTTAAGTCTTGTCAGACTATATTTACCAAGGAAGTATCAGAATACATTAGAACCTTTGGGTCCCGCCTGGATTCAAATTGCTCCCTATGGCAGTCCAAAATGTCAGTGGCACCTGCTACAATACTCGCATGACCAACGAACTAGTATCAAGTAAATATACATTTGTCTGCGACCCAGATGAATGTGATTGTCTAATTGAATTAACATCATCTGACGGGTTTGGATTCCCATCAGGTGTGACAGAACTCACATGTCCATGTGGCCGTAAGACTACCTTATTGTCAGTGGAGCATGCTACAATTGCACCAACAACAACGAAAGAGGAACAAATGGAAACAACAACACCTGCAGTAACCGTCCCTGATACATACAACTCAAATTTATTGGTTACCTATAAAGTAATCCGTGGCTATTCAGATGCAGAATATGCAACTGATAAGGTTGCATCTATTGAGTGGGACTTACATAATGGACGTCAATCACAAAAGCGTGTAACCACTCTCCTATCTCAAATTGATGCCGTCAAAGATATCATTACTGAATCATATGCTGATTCAAGCGACCAAGAAACACTTCAAGCAATTGCTGAAGCGCTAGACATTTCTCTAACACGAGAAGTTGAGTGGTCTGCAACAATTGAAGTTAGCGGAACATTAACAATTGATTTACTTGAAAGCACAGTTGATGATGTCGAACAAGAAATCTACGACAATCTTTATGTTGACTCACAAAACGGTCAGATTGAAATCGTTGACACTGAAGTTACGAATGTGCGTGAAAACTAATGTACTTTGAACTTACCGCTCCCGATAGGTTGTCCATGGAGATGGCCTATTGGGATGCACAAATCACAGGGCTTGACCCTGAAGCAATGTCACCGTTGACTTTCAACATCGGAACTGGTAGTATTGAGAAAGTAAGTCGTATTCGTGATAAGTATAACTTGACAGAGTCCTACTGGTCAGATAAAGAAGCGACAGGATACAAGGAGAGATAATGTCAGATTATAAAGATGGTTTTACAGACGGGTATAAGTTTGCTCGTGAAGAACTAATGGAAAAGTTAGCAGAGATTGATATTGCTGACATTGACTCTTGGATTCTTGACCGTCTTTCAGAGATGATTGAAGGTAATCAACTGTGATGGCTGAGTGGCTTAAGTGTGATCAATGTGCAGCACAAGCTATGTGGGAAGCAAAGAAAGACGCTATGTCTCTTTATTTCTGCGGACATCATAAGAATGCACAGGGCGAGTCTCTTGTGGACTGGGCCCATGAAATGGTACAATTACTCAACTACGAAAAAGAACACCAACTAGAAACGGCGGAATAAAATGGGCGACAGAGCAAACTTTGGATTTAAAGATTCCAAGGACAATATTGTATTTCTATATGGACACTGGGCGGGGCACCGAATGCTAGAGAACCTAGCGGATGCTGTAGGCGCTGCAGAGCCACGTTGGCAGGACGAATCATATGCAACACGTATTGCTATCTCACAATTAATTAAAGACGAATGGGCTAGCGAAACAGGGTGGGGCATTACAGTAAATGAATTAGCAGACAATGAGCACAAGGTCCCTATTATCGATTGGAAGAACCAAACGTTTACATTAATGGAAGAGGACCTGAAGACGGTTGTATTTAGTACAACACTGGATGCATTTGTAACTAAGTATTCCAGTCAACCAAGTATGGTATAATTAATCCAGGACCTATGGTCTTGGTTTTAATACAGAAATGAAATGGTGCGTCTAACTAGTCTACGGGCCAGGCGCTAAGTAAAGCGGTTTATTTCTTTCGTTGGAAATCTAGCAGCCATATTCATAACCCCCCAGCTAATCCTGGGGGGTATTCTTTTGCCCACAAAAGATATGAGGGTATCAGATCTCTTTTAAGAAGTCAATATAAAATACCCTGAAAATTTGTGATCTTGACCACAAACCTAACAATAGATTAATTAAACCTAACAAGCTTTCGATCAAACCTAACAATGTGGTCCAATTCACACAGCATATGTATTCCATTTGTCAGTGGTCTAGTCTATAATTAGAACATATCAACGAAAGGATATAAAATGCCAAACTGGGTATTCAACGGATTAACTATTGAGGGTAATCCTGAGCAAGTTAAGTCTTTAATTACACAGATGAATAAGCCATTTATTTATTCAATTACTCCTGTTGGAGATTTAGCATATGATGTCAAGCAGACTAAGTATGTTAATCCTATCTTTGCTTTTCATAATATCTATTCATATAGAGATGCTGGTATTACTGATGAACAGTATCATTCTCAACCGCCCCATAATCCTGATACAACAATGAAGGATTGGTTTAAGTTTGAGACCAATGATTGGTACAACTTCAATGTCCGTGAGTGGGGCACTAAATGGGATGTAGCCGTATCTGAGGATGATAAGTATCCTGATACTACTATTGAGGAAGCCGAAAATGGCGAGAACTATGTAGTCCACTATAACTTTAATACTGCTTGGTCTCGTCCAATGAATGCTTTAATTAAACTATCATCTCAATACCCAACATTACTATTTACTTTATCATATGAGGAAGAAACAGGTTGGGGTGGGGAATGTGAGTTCCTTCGTGGAGAAGTTATCTCAGAATCAGAATATGACAACATGTGCCGTGATTGTGATGCAACAGACCAAATGGAATACTGCGAAAATGACTGTGGTGAAATCTGTGGCAACTGCAACTGGCTTGGTGAGGCTGACCTAGAGGCTGTAGCAAAATGTCAGACCCATGCTATATACTTGGAAACTAAAGTACCCGAATATCGAAAGGCGGAGGTAAAATGAGTTTTCTAGAGAACGAAAACCAAATGGTAATAGATGCAACATATTCAGAGATTGGCGAAATGCTAGTTGAAGATTGGGTTAATTCTAATTTAGATGAAGGTCAGATGTATGCAGATTTTAGATTTGCAGAAATGTCAGATAGCAATTATCTAAAGGGCAGATTTAATCAGTTCTATGATTTAAATGAAGGCGACCAGTATTACCTAGAATGGAATGAGGAACTATGATGTTAGGTTATTCTAAAACAGATCTAGATGAAATGATTAACTCGGTCCATGATGCTAAATTGTTTTACATTAGAAATTCAGATGTTGAGCAAGTTGACCAAGACCCTTTAGTTGAAGGCTTATTAAAAACAAATGACTTTCTTCAAGGTCTATGGGCAGAAGGGTATTTTGACTAATGCATAAACATCATTGGGAATGTGATGATGTACCAGGATACTTTTATTGTGCCTGCGGAGTAATGGCTATTCATAATAGAGAAACGGGAGAGAAGGATATTCATGACTAAATCATCAGTGTTCCTAGAATACATGAAACTTCATTTGATCAGTCTTAACCAGGATTGGGAAGATGCTAAAAATGGAGCACCTTTGAAGGATGATGAATATGACCCTTCAGATGATTACTTTGAAGGAGCAATTGCAGCAACAGAACATTTATTGTCAGTGGCAACTGATATAATGAACTCTACTAACGAAAGGTATGAATAATGGATATGACTATGGAAGACATTGGGCTCCCGCCCCATTTGCAACGTATGGTTAATGCTGGAGTATCAGGTCTTGATATCATGCATGGAGAACTAAAGAATCTAATGCTTATGGCTGAGCAAGAACTAGCAAGCGCTTTAGAACAAGAAGAAATATCAGAAGAGGCAATGGACTCTATGGTCCGCACCGAATGTGAAGGTCGACTAGACGCCTTGGTAGAACTTTACCAATTAACTTATCAATTATCATTTGCGATTGGAGCACGGGATGAAGCCTGAAGATAAAGACAAACTAAATGAATGCTTAAAGATTCTTGACACTACTGACCTTGGTCTCTCCATGGTATGGCTGTGGACGTGGTCGACTATTAATAACATCCTAGACGATGAAACGTACAAGGCCAAGGTGACACAGGACCAGATGTGGGACAACCTCTGTGAGGCTGTAGAGGCAGGCCACGGGTTCTCTCTGGAGTACGGGGCGGAACAACATCAGGACGATGTACTTGAATGGATGACTAATCGTGACTACATTGTGGACACAATGTGGGAGGAAGAAGAGGATGAAGACGAAGATGAAGATGAGTGACGCATACCTGAATGATCAATTAAATACAGCACAAAAGCTTTTGTGGGGCGGGTCCGAAACAGAAAACATTGAAGCCCATAACATCATTGCTAAATTAATTAAAGATCGTATTGAACAAGCGGATCTTTTGTAAGGGCCAAATTCGGCGGTTACGACACAATTTAATAAACTCCTGAAACTATTTACAAAATTGGAAATAGTTGATATACTGAATAAAACATCTCTTGAAAGGGGATTCAAAATGGCAACAAAGCGTGAATATCTAAAGTCACAGGGCATCACAGTCGGCGTACGTGGTCGCTTCTCAGGCGCAGCAAAGGTAGCTCTAGCGGAGGCGGTAGCCAAGGGCGTTACATTTACTGCAGAAACTCCAGCCAACAAGGCTAAGTAGTCCAGGGTGGAGGTCAGGGCTTCGTTCGTCCTTGACCTCCTCTCTTATTTTTGGTACAATTAACAGTTAGGCGGAGGCGGATATGAAAACACAAGAAACAAAAGTAGCAGAATCATTAGTTAATCTAATGGATGACCATTGGTTTAATCCAACAATATTTGGTCGATACTTGGCGGAACAGCCATTATATACAATTGACCGAATTATGGAAATGGTCGTATCAGTTATATCAGAACAAGCAAAGATATATGATGTACAGTTAAATAGAGGTACATCTACTGAAGGTCTAATGTTAGCCAATGAACTGAATGAATGTATCAAGGCATATCAGCAAGATAACAACTTAGTTAATCTTAAGTTGCCGTCCCGTTCTTACAAAGTAAAACGGGAGGAACCAGCAGAAAGAACATATCAATTTGGATGGCGGGAAGAGAAAGATCCATTCAGTCAACCATAAGGCATATACCAATGAATAGATGAATGCCTGGTTAGATAGATAAACATATCTAGCCCAAATTATCCACAGGGTTATCCACATCCTGTGGATTTTTTGTATGCTGTGGGCATGAGGGCAAAATTTTCTATTTACGACAGAGGATCCAAATCCCTGAAATTTCTAGCTCATGGGCCAAATTTTCTATTTACGAAGCCTTGACAAAAATCCCTGAAAATGCTACACAATAATGTCTAAATGATTTATTATACATATTAAATGTCGACAAATGTGTAGAGAATATGGCAGAATATGGGAAAATTCCTCATGAAATCTATTGACAAATATGGATCAATATGCTGCTATATGTGTCCGAATTGTCCTATTGACATTACGTTAAGTATATGGGAGGATGTTCCATTAGACATATATGTTTAGATAGATATAACTATAGTATATGACATGCTATCTATAGTATAAATTCTCCACTATGCTCCACTTTACTCCACTATATAAGCCTCTAGGAGGCTATTAGAGGCTGGAGAAATGGGAGGGGGATATAGGAGTTAGGATCTAATTGCCACGTATGTTGGCATTGTAATATGTGCCTCCACCAGCATCAAATTCAAGCAATGTGTCTGAATCTAATTGATAGTTTGCAGATCCACCTCTATTAAAACTAATATCAACATTATATTCATCTGAAGATGGGTCATATTCATATTCAATATCTCCCATACTAGATCCAATCGATCCAGATGCTCCCATCTCTTCAATATCGTCTAAGTCCTGTTCATCTATATCGGTTATATCTACATTAAGCTCATCAGCAGCGTTTATTACGTCTTCCCACCGATTTTCATCAAAATTAGAATATAGGTAATCAGCGTCTTCTAGATCTATATTAAATCTTTCAGAAATAGCAATAATCTCTTGCTCTTTATCATATTCGACTGCCTTAATTACATCAGCAATTAGGATCTTTTTCATGGTTATTTACAGCTAACGCAGTAATATGGAGCACGAAGGTTTTCTGGAGCAGTGTATCCAGATCGAGCACATTTATGGCATGTAGCCTTAATTAGATTAGATTGTTCTATATCAAAGGTAAATGATCTTGTATAGTACAGTTTAGTAACGTACCACGTTATTAGTATTGCTAGTATAGTTATCATTGTTCTATTGTATCATTTCTTCTTGGTTCTATTGAAGACATCTCTTAATAGTTCTATTGGTGAGGTTAGGACTTCTTCTTCCAGCCCGCCGTGTTTGTGCAATATCTTGAGTAGGATCCCCGCTAGGAATAGATCATCAGCAAATGCCATCCATGGGAATAGTATATCAAATGGGTCAATTGGGACAGATAGGTACATAACGCACAATATGGCTATCACCTTGATATGAATAGGGGACCTATCAAATTGAGCCCTGTAAGGCTTAAATAAAGCATTTAGTCGTTGTTTTAACATGTAGCCTTATTGTAGCATTTAGGTCAGGTACTGACAATAGGGGTTCTTATTTTCCGCTTCACTAATTGCGATCTATATTAGACTATATAATCCTAGTCAACTACTTTAGCAACTATGTGTTAATCCACATACGGTGCATTTACTGTCTACGACAACGCAATCATCACACCAATCTGGTGCATTCTTCCAAGATGGATCAAGCTTTTCTTTATTCAGACAATCTTGGCATACAGTTTCTTTAAATGTCTTTACAGATAGATTCTCATCTTCAAACTCTATATATGCTTCTAGGTTATCTAATATGCTCATTTTTGTAACCTCTTTTGTATACTCTCAGCTTCTTCAATTGTCTTCTGTATAGCAAGCTGAAAGGACTTGCACATCTTACATAAATCAAGCATTTCTGGGTAATTGGCCCAGGCTGCTCTATTTGTCTCTATAGAGCATGTATTGCACATTGGTGTATCCATTGAAGTTCTTTCTCTAATAAAGGGAAAGCTCCCTTATAGAACTATTATACACCTTCAGGCTTCCCCGCCTTCATCGTGCCCCAGAGGGCCATCACTCACGCCATATCTATCTGGATCATCCAGTATCTCTTGCAGTAGCCCCACAGGCACATTGTGGCCAGCCTTAATATGCTCTCTTATATGAGTGATCAAATGTCCATCATCATGTATCTCTTCAGACAATGAAAACAATGAGTACTCATCTGTACGTTCATTCAGCCAACATGCTTGACACTCTATCCATCCACCAACATGTGGATAAATATAGATATCGCTGTCAGAAAATCTGGCGTATGCCATTACATTGCTTTCTTTATCTTATTAATTGCTTTACGAAACTTGATATATCTAATTGGATTCTTCCAAAATTTAAGCGGAAGCTTTACTATCTTTTTTGCCATTGTATCCTCCTTATAAATGTATCTTATTCACAGGCTCTTTGGACCAGTGTATGTATGATTTAATATAAACTACAGCATAAGCAATGGCTGAAAATATAAACCCGTATTGTTTAGTTATTAAAGCATATGTTATCCATAGACATTCATTAAATAGAAGAACAAACCATCCCCATTTATCTTTTCTGCCTACGAAATATATACCCGCTACACCAATTACTGCCAATATCCATGACCACATGTTATACCCTTATCGTTAGATATCTATTATAGCATTAAATATGTCAACGTAGTTGACTGGGATCTCTCTACCGCCGCCGATTTCACTAATTGGGATCAATATTGTGTAATATAGTTAATTTACTATTAAGCTTCAGGTGAAGGAGTCGGACCTTCGTTATCAGGTTCGGAACCTGGAGTACTGCCGTTATACGAACCTGAAATATTCTTCGGAATAATTCGCTTAATCTCGTAGCAACAGTCTGGGCATTCGCCCTTATACAACCAATTACCTGAATCTAAGACAACCATTTCGGTCAATCTGCCTGAAACATTTTTCTTGCATAGAACACAAAATGCGTCCAGCTTTATAGTCATTCTTCTAGAAGATGTTCATTTTCTTTAAAAGCTTTTAGAATAGCTTCTCTAAGCTTATCATTCTTTAGTGCATTATGTGTACCATTACATTCTGGATACGCATCTGATAAGCCACATTTACATAGCGCCATTTGTTTCAGCCTCTCTTAGCCACTGATCTTCCCATAACCCCATAAGCGATTCGTTACCAATATCATCAAAGTAGTAACGCTTATTTACAGGATTAAAGGTCCAGCCGTACCATCTATCACCTTCAGACCATGTTAGATTAGTTGGGCCTTCCTCTTTGTACTCTGACAGTCTACGTAGCAATTCATCATTCTCATGAACAACAGCCTCAATTGCCTCTCTAAGGCGTTTAGGCCTCATGAGATATTTCTCTACAAAATTAAACAACATATTATCTCCTAGTATGGCCCATATGCATTAAAATGAAGGTATGAATATACCTTATCCGTATTACCTGATTGTATCAGCTCCATAGGTATGCCGTCAAGGGCTGTGTTGTGTCCGTATAGCCATTTTAAAGCATTTCCTACGTTGTCTCCCACAATAGAAAATAGCATATCTACGATCTCATCTGTTTTATTCATTTTGGATCTTTAATTGGCGACTTATCTAAACTAAAATAATTAGTTTGATGTCCAAACTTCATCTTATTTAATCTTTTATTGATAGCCCGCCACATTCCCCATTCTGTGTATGCAAGCCCGCCTTTACAAGCTGCTCCCCAGTAGCCGTCATTTGGCCCATCGCCCATTTGATACCATTTTTGAATATCCCAAAATCTAGCCCTTGGACCATATTTCCAATCACGGTGAACTTTGATTATATATGCTGGACGATCTACAGATTTCTTTTTGCTCATCCTAACTCCTTCTCAATAGCCTGAATAACTTCTTTAACAGGAACACAGCAATGACCTTTTTTGTCTAAAAAATTACACAATTCCACTACTGCACGAAGGGCTCGCATAGATTGTGGGTCACCGTTGTAATAAGCAACATCTAATCTGCGGTTAATTTCAATTAGCAATTCATCGTATGTCATCATTGCTCCATCATAGCATTTATACCCTTGATTACACAAGTGTCTATGCCATCTCCATATCTATGGGTAAACTTTTTACCTACCCTCCATAGCTGATCGTCTTCTATGATTAAATAGTCATTGATTGAATCAGGATCTGTATCTCCTGCAACCCGCCCAATGTGGTATGTCTTAATTAGCCTATCGTTAACGTATATTGGAATGTGTATTGGCATGCTCTCCCCCAAGGATTCGAACCTCAATAGCCAGGACCAAAACCTGGAGTCCTACCGTTAGACGAGAGGAGACTATGCGGAAACAATAGGATTCGAACCTATGGATCTTTCAATCTACGATTTAGCAAACCGTTGCATTCGACCACTCTGCCATATTTCCTTGTGTCGGGTCAGTTTATAGATTCCACACTGTAAGGCCTTTAACCGAGTCCCCCGACGAGACCGTACAGTAGACTCCTAGTTGCCCCTGTAGTTTGCGTAAACAGAAAGCTAACTTTTCGTAGCTACCGAAAGTTCCTACTGCCATACAAACGTTTCCCGCACCGTCTCTAGGAGTCGAACCTAGGCTTGCCGCTTTGGAGACGGCAGTGCTACCATAACACTTAGACGATATGTGATCAATAGGTCTACGAGCAGACTAACCTAATGATCGTGATATATGAGGATTTACTATCGCTCGTTGTCCTCCAGTTGTCCCCGTCGGGAGTCAGTCTCAATTACCTGAAACTCAACTTTAATATCGTACATCAGGTAGGAGTTGAACCTACAACAATTAGTTCCTAAGACTAACGCCTCTACCAGTTGGGCTACTGACGCAAATGCTAGCCACGACTTGGGTTCTTAACCTAAACCATCTGCTAGCTGTTATACCTAGTTACGACCACAGAGCCTATCCATCAGCCTGAACGCCTTCATAAGATGCAGGTAACAGTGCTAAGTTCGGTATAACTATCTCCGTACAGGTTGTTCAGACCTTATACTTTGAGTGGCGGATATGGGATTTGAACCCATGACCTAAAGCTTATGAGGCTTTCGAGCTAACCGAACTGCTCTAATCCGCTGTGGAGATTAAGTATAGTACAGAACTAAATCCCTGTCAACTATATTTGAATTGCCATTACACTCTTGGCATTAAGTAATAGATACTTAGTGTTGTCATCATCTTCAACTTCCGTCCCAGAATGCTCTGGATAAAGGATTACATCTCCCACATTGATTCCGCCAATCGGGATCAGGTCGCCCTTGTAGTTGTATTCACCTTCGCCCATGCTAATTACTGTAGCTTTATTTGGGCCTTGATCTGAGAACGTGGCAGATAGCACTAAGCCTGTAGCCGTTGTCTTTTCGCCTGTTTCAATCTTCTTGATAAGCAACATTCCACCTATAGGTTTAATCATTGTCTATGCCTTTTCTTATTTCCATAACGAGCCTTGACTTCTGCCTTAGCTTTATCTACAATAGATTGCGTTAAAACATCTACATTAAATTCATCATCAAACTGCTGTTCGTTCATCTGGATCCTTTTCCCATGTAAGTTTTCCATCTTTATATACAGGCCAATATCCTAATGAACGCCAGTCCATTTTCATAATCTTTGGCTCTCTTGGCATACCACACACCTTAACCACGCATATATGGAAACAGTATGTAAGAGTATAAATCATAGTTATCAAGAAGTGCTGGGTTGTCAGCCATATTACCTAAATTCATCTTCATAAGTGTCTTGTAATCAACCGTTATCATCATTGCTGGCTCTTTTTGATTTATATTTCCATACTGGTCTACTGATGGGAATGTTCCAGTAATGCATGCAGAGGCATTCTTATCCCACACTATTTCTTTATACTCAGTAAGGATAGCAATCATATCTCTTTGACCACCACGAATTCTTGAGTCTTTGAATAAGTTATCAGAGATTGGAAACTTTACGAGTACGCAATCAGATTTACTATAACTTACGTAGACATCTACATCTAACTCAGACTGAACATTTTTTCTAAATTCCTTAATGGGGTCTTTATTTTCATTCTTTGGATCTTCTAATACAGACTGAACTTCTTTTGCTGTTGTCTCAACAATCTTTTCTTTTTCTACTGTTGGTGGAAGTGTAGCACCAATTGCAATAAAAAGAATTGTGGGCAGAACTACTGCAAATGCCAGTAGTGATTTAGAGATAGTCTTTCTTTTAACAATTGCTACAACCATAGCAATTAAACTTAGTAGGTACAGAATAATAAATAAATCCGACATTTTAATCCTTTGTTTAGATACATTGTCCGCCCGACCCTGTATATACCTAAAGTATACTATATATGATGGGACCCGTCAATAGTCTTTTGGCCCGCCTGACTCTCATGATACTGTAAATGAAAATCCATTAGCTGATACGTGACCGCACAGAAGCATATTGAACAATGTGTGAGCCATTGGGACTTATCTTCCCAGGCTTTAGCCAACTACTTGTTGCCCCTTAATTTCTTATACTCTTTAATAAAAGCAACTATGGTCACTATCAATACAAACACACACATAATAAAATAAAGGATCATAGGAATTCACCAGTAAAATTAACATTTGCGCTTAATCTAAATTGAGATGTATGGGGGTAGCTCCAACTATGAAACCTATCTGAGTAGAAAATGGCGCATGCTCCAGCTTTAGGGTGTATCTCTTTAATTATACTAAGATCTTCTACCGTTGTCTTTTTGCCATCGTACATCTTGTTGTAAAGGGTTGTAGGGCCTTCTGAGTCATTGATATAGTACATGAAAGAGAACCCTCCGAACCTTCCATTAAGGTCTGTATGGATGGGAAGAGTCCTTTGATCGCTATTTTTTACTGTTAGGTTGACTCTTACTCTTAAAAATTTATCAACACGAATCTTATACTTATCTGCAAAGGCATTCAATATCTCTGATAAGATAGGGGTAGATAGACTTGGCATTCCTAGAATTGACTTATCTCCAAGAAGTATCAATCCATCCTGTGTTTGATCGGTATCTATACCAGATAGTCCATCAGTTTCTGCCCCAACAGTTTCCTGCATATAGTAGGGCATATTCATAAATATTTTTTTATATTTCTCTATTTGTTCTTTGCTAAATATGTCTTCATCATAGATATACCCTGGGTCTACCAAAAGGTGTTCGTTGCTCATGTATATATCCTACTATTTCTATTAGTTTATTGCAATACTAGCTGACGTAAAAGTTTCTCATATGAGTCTTACATACGGAAATTATTGTTGCCCCTAGCTGATCCCAGTAAATACCTGGCTCACTACAAAAATGACATTTGTCATCGTATGGCTTATTAACATCAGTCGTGTTCATATCTATCTTTAATTCTCCTCCACCTTCCCCATTGGGTAGGTACATCGAGTCCAATATACTCCTGGCCAGTTTCTAAGTCAATAAGAAGCCATTTCCCAGGAGCTTTTGTATGAATTGTTAAGTTAACAGCCTCTTCAAATTCGTGAACTTCTGCTCCTTGATACATTTTAGGTAAAAAGGTATAGACATTGTTAAGTAATTTTCTCATACAGATACTATTATATCTTATTTAAACTGCTAATTCCCTTGGTAACATTATTTCGCATTTGTCACAGTAATCATAAATAGATCCAGTGTACGGACATTGCCCAGCTTCAATTAAATTATGCCCATTAAAATAACATTTAATTCTGTTAAAGTAATGACTAATCATCTTGCTTTTCTTTATCCCAAGGCGGAGGTTCAACTGGAGGTCTGCCGTGTGACCCATCGCATACTGGATAGGACAAAGACCTACCGCATTGACACATTACTACTGCTGGATATTTGGTAGCCATTATGCTGAAAGTATCTTTGATAAAGCGTTAATTGTTGCAGATATTCTACCGATATCTCTTAACTGCTCCACTGTGTACCCCTCTTCTTTTAATGTCTCATAATGTGCTTTTACACAAAAATGACACTTTCCTATAATAGATGAGGCTAGCGAGTAGGCTTCAAACTTTGCCTTTGTAGTTCCGCCATGAGTTGCAATAGCATTCATTCTTAGCTGTGCTGGCAATCCTTTAAGATTTGCATCGTCTGCCATTTCTATAAATGGATACCAAACATTATTTTGTGCCATGATTGCGCCAGCAGTAAGGGCTGCATTTTTTTCAACTTCGTCCGTTGCATTTGCAACAATAAAAGTTAGCAACTTAGAATTGCCAGTAGAAAAAGCAGCAGCTATTGAAAGATACAATGCATGTTCTGGATCAATAGTTGATCTGTTTATCACAGCATCAAGATTTAATCTAATATCTTTTGCATACTCTGGAAGATTTTCGTTTAGCTGTCCTACCCAAGACATTATAGCGTTTCTCCGCCAAGAGGTCTATTGCATGCACAAAGCTCACCAGTTTGGAGGGCATCTAGAACACGCAATGCTTCTCCTGCATTACGACCTACATCTAAGTTGTTGCATGTTACATGCTGAATAATGTTATCTGGATCTATAATAAATGTTGCACGGTATGTGACGCCAGATGAGTGATGTACTCCTAGATCGTTTGCTAAAGCGTGTGATGTGTCTGCAAAAGACCATGAGTTAGTTTTCTTAAGATCTTCATGGGCATTTCTCCATGCAATTTTGCAGAACTCATTGTCCACTGATCCAGTCATAAGCACTGCATCTCTGTCATTAAAGTCATTTACTAATGCATCGTAGGCAACAATTTCTGTTGGGCAAACAAATGTAAAATCTTTTGGATAGAAAGCAATGATCTTCCATTTTCCTGGGAATGAGTCTTGTGTCAACACTTCAAATGAGCTATCTTCATAAGATAAAGCCCCTGGCTTAACTCCAGTTACTGCGAAGTTGCCTAATTTCTCTCCTACTGTTTTCATATTACTACCGAATCTAATACAATGTCTACAGCATCATCCAATGATGTAGTGTGTTCTTTGGAACAATTACCGCATTCTTTACACACGGTTAAACTTTCTTTCTGCCGCTTTTCTTTGGAGGTCTAGGTACTAAGCTAGTCTCTCTTCGTATCCCATGTTTATTTGTATCAATCTTAACACCTTGTCTTGGATACCTTTTAGGTGTACTTGTGCTTGTGACAGCACCAGCTGGTGCACCAGCATTTGCTGGTGGCACCATGCCAGTACCATCTTCTTTTTTTAAACTATCTGACACTAATCTATGTCCTGTCCATTTGCGCCTTTTGGCTCTGACATTTCGTGTGTCGATGATTCTTCTATTTCCACAGACATCATTCCTGACGCTGATCCAATAGAGTTAGACTGACAACCGCATTCAATACACATTAGTTGCAGTTCTCACAATCTTTTATTGCACATTCGGCATCGCCTCTTGTGTCTCTAGTGCATTCTGCTCCAGACTTAGCTGGGGCTGCAACTGGTGCAACTGCAGGTGTTGCTACTACTGCGGCTACTGCTGCTTCTACTGATGCAGCAACAACTTCTTCTTTATCAAATAGACCCATTTTTACTTTGGGCCCTGTGCTGATGCTTGGTTAGAAACATCTGTTGCTGGAAATGCGGCTGCTGGCGCCTCTGTGTAGTTCTCTGTTGCCCATGGTGATGATCCTGCTGGCTTTGTTTCATTAAATCCTTTTAAATCTTTTCCGTCTGACATGTTGTGCTCCTATAGGTTATTTATTTAAACGGGACTAGTATTCCGCTTATGGATCTATTATAGCATTTGGTTGATTAAAACCTACTCGTTGCTATTTTCCCAGCCATACCATGGCTTTACTCCACTATCAGATTTATTGTCCAAGACTATGCCCTTTGAGACAGATTCCTCTAGCATTTCTTTTGTTATTTCCACTTCTGTTTCATACATTGGCCTTACTCTAGGCCTCATCTTGTCCCGCTCATGATAAAGGAATGAAATCATATTAATTCTTTCGCCAGACTCAACTTTTTTTACTCCATGTGGTAGGCTGTAGTCGCCTTCAAAAAAGACTAAGGTTCCTGTTTTTGGCTTATATTCAAAATCTTGGAATGGGAAAAACAGCTCCCCACCAGTATACTCTTCATTTAAATATAAAAGTGCCGCTCTATCTTCGTATTCATGCTCTCTTATTTTAAGCCCGCCTTCTGAATCAACATAGTGGTTGTCCATGTGAAGCTTATTTTCTGCTCCTGGCTTCATGTGACTATAAAACATGCTTTTTGCAACAAATGGAGTTCCATAGAAATCTGAAACCGCTTTAACCATTGAAACCGATATCAATTGAAATAGATCTAGGCTTAAATCATATGCTGGGTCACCAGTATATTTAGAAACATATTCGTATGGGGTAACGGCATTTCCAGACAATCCGCCAGATATATATTGATTATGCGGTGTCACTGTAAGGTATTGATTTTGTATTGCTGTTAGCATTTTTGCTGTATGTGGTGATATAAAGTTTTCAACAACATGTATTTTATCAAAATAAGTTTTTACTTCTTTAAAGTAATATCTATCTGGGTCCTCAAGAAAAGGTCTATCTTGATCTAACATATTTATTCCTCTATCTGTGCCCATGGCGTTGCTCTATGCATGCCAGAATATTTACAAGGGCAAGCAATTCTGAATGGCCCTTCGAACTTAAGTCTTGTTTTAATATCAATTTGAGTTAAGCAGTCTGGACATATAAAAGTTGCAGATATCCAGTGCCCAGCTATCGGGTTATTTTCTTCTGTTTCTTTTTTATACTTTTCGTTTAGTTCAACTGCTAGCTTAACTTGACTTTCAAGACTATCTTTTTTCAATTTTTATACTTTTCGTTATAATGTTCCTTACAGATCTCTATCATTTTAGAATCTGTCGTGGTTATATACTTAGGCTCTTGTTCACAATCTTTAATCTCACAAGTGTTGCTAATCATTAATTACTTTGAACCTTGTGCTTTCTGTCCACGGTAACCAGTTTTTTTAATATTCATTGATCCTGGCTTTTTTTGACCGCTGGCGTATGTGGCAGCCTGTCTTTGTGCTAATGCACGTTGCATTTTTTCTAAATGTTTTCCCATTATTTAACCTTATGTCCAAACTTTGACCAAAGTCTTTCATGTAAAAAATAACCGATCATTTCGCATGCCGTGTAAATAATAGCAAATGTACCAGCATACTCCCAATGAGCTTCGCCAGTTATAGCCTTTTCAAAGAAATAGACCATCGTGCCAACAAATCCAATATGAACTGCTGGCCAAGTAATTGACTTATATAAACTTCTTTTGTTTGATTCCATAATCCAATTCTATCATTTAAGTATTAAAGGGGCAAGACCTAAGTCCTGCCCCTTTAATTGAAGCTATTTACTTCTTTAATGCTACCTTCAACTTAGGGAACTTCTTGTTCCACTTAGTTGCAAGCGCATTGTATTCCGCCTTGTACTTTGCTGCTGCTGTTGCAGTAGCAAGATCCGATGCAACCTTTGCGGTTACTGTTGCTGAGTCAGATGCTGCCTTTGCGTCTGCAAGTGCCTTATCTGCTGCAACCTTATCGGCTGCACGTCCAGCCTTTTCTGCTGCAAGAACATTAGCTGCTGCTTGTGCATCAAGTGCACGTCCAGCCTTTTCTGCTGCAAGCTGTGCAGTAAGAGTTGCAACTGTTCCATTAAGATCAGATACTGTGAATGCAGCCTGTGCTGCCTTAACTGGTGCTGTAAGACCAGTTACTGTTGCTGCTGATGAAGCACCTGTTACTACTACTGTAACTGTTCCTGCTACGCCAACTGCTAATGAGGCTGTCTTAGAGCCTGCTACTAGTGTTGTGTCTGCAGTTGCTTCTGCTGTTGTTGATGTAACGAGTGTCTTTGTAACTGTTCCATCAGAGAATGTTGAACCAATTACTGTTGCTGTAATTGTTTCTCCTGTCAGAATTGCGTTACCAAAAACGTCTGATGCTGACACTGTGATTGTAGGGATTGTTCCAACTGCTGATGCTGCTGGCACTGCAACTGCAACATTTGATGCTGCTCCTGCTGTTCCCTTGATGTATACGACTGTTGAATATCCGCCGTTAGTAATTGTAACTGTTCCAACCTTTACGCTTGTTGTATAAGCGTAAACTGTTAGCGCTGAGCCAGCAGAAGTTACTGAGAGTGTTGATACACCTGACGCAATTGTCTTTGGTGCATCTGTTGTGTGTAGAGCAGTTACAAGCTTAATTGTATCTGATGCTACAAAAGATACTACTGTTCCAGTATCTGCTGTTGCTGCTAATGCCACAGATGTTCCAGATGTGATCTGGTTAGCTGAAGGTACCGCCACTGTTGCAGGCGCTGCAGATGTTGTTGCGTTAGTTACTGTTGCTACTGTAACGGCTAAAGGTGCTGCCGAAACTGGTGCTACAGAAACGCTGATGATTGCTAGAGCTGCAGCAGTAACAATCGATAGTTTCTTAAATGACTTCATTTAATTTATTCTCCTTATTTCCTCTGCCTCTTGATGAGAACAGAAATTTAGTTTAGTTCTATTACTTTTACTTGGAATGAGCACGGATCTCCGCCTTCATCCCATTCTTGCATTTCTTCTTCTGTCATTGGCGGACCATCATGTGTATTACAAAATACATCTGATATCCAGCCTCTGTCATAACCATTCTTGAGCCATATTTCAAACTCTACATGATTAATGTATCCTTCATCAGGGTCTAGATCCATTCTGAAAGCTCCTCTAAAATGAGATGCTTAGGCTTGGCGCCAACAATAGTTTTAATTGGCTTCCCAGACTTAAATAGTACCATATACGGGATAGTGGTTACAGAGTATTCTGCTGACTTGATGGGATTCTCATCAACATTTAACTTTCCAATCCATAATCCACGCTCATTTGATATCTCGTCTAGTATTGGAGATACCTTTTTGCATGGACCACACCATGGGGCCCAAAAGTCGATAAGAACTAAGTTGTGTGACTCAAGAACTTTATCAAAACTTTCATCTGTAACGATCAACTTACTCTCCCTTTAATTCATCCGCTGCTTTATTAAATTTATTCATAAATGTTTGGATTACCCAAACTGCGGTTTCTCCTGCATTAACTGACATCGCTTTTGAAGCATCTTCAGTTCTATCTTCGATAGCAAGGGCGTTGTACCATTTCTGGTACAACTCCTCACCAATCTCTTTAATAATTTCTTCAAGTACGGTTAGCTTGTTATCCATTTAGTCGTGCTAACTGCGCTGATTTATATGCAGCAAGTTTATCTGCTGCTGCTTTTACTGTAGCATCATATTCTGCTTGTGCTACTGCAATCGCTTTGTCAATCTCAGCCTTTAAAGCTGTCTGTGCTGCAGCTTTTGCTGCTGCATCTGCTGCTGCTTTTTGTGCAGCAAGTTCTGCTGGTGTGGGGCCAACTGCAACAGGCTTGTATGCAAGTGCTCCGTTGATATTGATCAGTTTATTAAACTTACCCTGTCTTCCAACTGTAGAAGATGTAGTTGAACGAAAAGCATTTAGCAATTGATCATATGTATATGAAGGATTTGCTGACTTTAGCTGAATCCATTGGGCTCCCGCTACTTGAATTGAAGCAGATGATCCTGAGATATTTTTTGCAACGTTACCAACTCCAGGAACTGTAAAGAAGCCTGGTGCAAAGAAATCTAGCTTTTCAGTGTCATTATTGCTATTAACTGAAATTTCATTTTGCTGGTCTACATAACCGACAGAAATTGATTCATCTAAACATGCTGGCCAATCGATGCGCTTGTAGTCACGGCCATTTCCTGAAGGGAAAAAGGTTGGAATACCAATAGAAATCAAATCTTTAACCGACTGCTGTGTTGTTGGAGTTTTTGGACAGTAGTCAGTTCCTACTGGACCAAGATTATGCATTCCTTGAGACATTGTGACGGCTTGAATATTGTACTTAGAAGCATTGGCCTTTACCCAGTTAAGTGCATTGTACACTGCTGCTTCGCCAGCATTTTGTCTCATTCCAGTTGCTGTGTTACCAATAATCTTAATAAAAACAATATTTACGTTTGGGTTTGTTTTTACAAAAACAGATGTCATGAGTGTTCCGTGATCAAATCCGCCAAGAGCTATTAGGTTTGCAGGCATTGAAGCCGCACCCTTGCCCTCCATAAATGATTGTCCATTTGGACATGTTGTCCACTCTAGAATACAAACTTCTTGAATAATTTTACCTTGAAATGCTGGTAGCGATGTGTCAATTGCTGTATCTAGAACAGCAACTGCTGGTGTTGAACCTGTACGGTTCTGTAGTCCCGCTGCATGAGCGGTTGTAGGTACTGCTAGTGTGATTGCGATTAACGCAGCTATTAGTTTTTTATTCATGCCTTAATTCTACTAAATATCAGCAGGATGTCAAGGGGTTTCTGTGGTTCTTTTATACCATTTTCCGCTATCTAGCGATTCTGTAGGCTGCATTGGAGCCATTCCTTGTGTTTCTAATAAATTAGATATACTTAAAGTAAGCAACTCAATATGCATTTCCATTCTAACAACAGTCAGTTCAAGCTGCCTTAATCTTTCCGACTTTCTCATTCCTGTATCTCTCTATCTAGTAGTGTTGGTGCTGTTGCCATGCTTCCGCAGTTGGCACATTCCATATCAAGAAAGTATGTTGCTATTTCAAACTCTTCAAATATAACCTTTACGTTCCAGATGTTACATCCGCATGGACATAAATGTGTTGGAGCCCCTCTTAAATCCATTGCATGATCATAGTTTTCTGGCTTAAGATCCATAATGTCTATAGGGTATTTTCTTTGTTGGGACTGCTCTTCTATCTCTTCTAATTTATTTATATAATAAATTCCAACACTGTACCTAGCTTTTACCCACTTAATTGCAGATATGATTGAAAAAGCTATAAGTATGTACGCAACAGTCTTCATGAATCAATTATACACTAAACTTGAATATATGTATAGGGTGCTGCCACGCTCATATTAAACTCAGTTGCTGCTTCTAATGCCGCCTTTAGGCGTAAGCGTGGATTCTTCTGATTCTTAGTAGCGTATAAAGCTCCTAGGGCTATCATTCCACCGCTACCTTCTGCCATATAGTTTACAACATTTTCTCCAACATGAAAGTCTTCATCTATAGTAAAGATTCTTCCGCATACACCGACAATAAAAATTCCACCAGTATCTTCTTCTGATGAGGAGCCAATGCTTCCATATCCATTATCCTTAAACGCAGCTTTAACTGAATCAATAAATTTAGTTCTCATAAATTTATCTAGGCCAGAATTTGTTTTTGTTGGAGTATACTTTGGTGGTGTCCAAGAATACTGTAGTATTTGTCCCATGCGAAACGAGTCTGTAAAAGCAACTCCGTATTGCCCAACTTTAAAAACCTTTGGTTCTTTTCGTGACAGGATCCACCCAGTTTTATCATCTGATGCGGCATGGTCTGATCCCATGTAGACGACACCATTTTGGGCAATAGCAACAATACAAGTCATGCTATTAGTATACTATTTCTATATTTGTAGGGCTAGTCCTCATTGGAATGAATTTCTATATGTGTCAATTTAAGCATAGTTCCCTCTAGCTCTGCCTTTACCTGAATTAATTCCTGCAAGGCTTCAAAATATTTATCTTTCCATTCATTCAGATCTTTCTCTAATTTATAGAGCTTAATCTGAAGGTCCTTAATTTCTAATAAGAGCTGATCGTGTGCTTTGTCTGCTAATTGTGCAATTTTATCTTTTTTTACTCGCCTAGAGTTCACCCACGCAGTAAATACACCACTTATAGATGCAGCGAACAGAGTTATTAATATCTGAATTATAGAGATCTTCATTATACCTATAATTATACCTTATTATTTATGTTAAATTAATAACTCAGATGCCGTTATGTCTAGTCCGATATACTTCTTTTTTGCAATATATTCTTTAACATGCTCAGCGCCATATTGTCTGCCAGCCAAAATAATTATCCATCTTGGCTCAATTTTATTTTCCGTACAGGATTTGCAAAGAAGTAAATTAATTGGCATAAGCAATGATTTTTTTGCAGCGAGCTCATTCTTGCTCTTATTACATGAGTAACATAAAACTTTATCCATTATTTTTTCCCCCAGGCTTTCCTTCAAGCTCTACTCTAACACCATATGATTCCAAAATATTTTTTACCATTTCTACATACTCTATAACTCTGACTCTCATTGAGCCGTCGTATTGTGCAAAATTATCTTCGTAAAGCCTTATTGCTAGGAACTCTGGATACTTTACAATGTCCATCTGCAAGTTGCCGTCTGGCTTTTTCAGCTCCCTTATTTTAAGTGCCATGTCCTTATTATAAAATGTTGGCTTATTTGGTTCACCAGTCCACTCATTGACACCGTATTTAAAATGATCTTTATTCTTATCAATAAACATGCTTTTCCTTTATTCTTTTCCATACTTCTTTTGTCTTATGTGCATTTCTAACTTTGTCATGAGACCCAGAATTTAAATAAACTCCACCCCATACTCCATAATCACTATTTGATACCCCGCTGTCATAGCATAACTTAATGACTGGGCACGATAGGCATGCCTCGTCTATGCTTTTTGCTATATTGACATCTGCTTCATACTTATCAAAAAAAAGATTAGTGTCCATTCCCAAGCAAAGGGCTAGCTTGTACCAATCTAAATTATCTTCATCTACATTTAAACTATTTAAAATATTTGACATATCGTTTTGGCAGTTCCCAGATTCCTTCACGGCTGACAGAAATCTTTTCTGCCTTACCCCAAGCATCTTTCCTATACATGCCTTTTACATCAGTATAGCCGCCACTATCTTTTTTCCAAATTACAAGATCATAGTTATTCCAAAACGATTCTTGTAACTTTGTTTGAGATCTTTTAATAAAAACCTCAACACCTTTCTCCGTTAGATGTAACAAATTACTTTTACCTTTTCTAGTACCCGAAGTCGGACTTGAACCGACATGCGATGAAGCAACAAATTTTAAGTCTGTCGTGTATACCGATTCCACCATTCGGGCGTACGCTGGTCCACCAGGTCTCGATCCTGGGACATCCAAATTAACAGTTTGGCGCTCTACCAACTGAGCTATGGACCACTACGCACAAAACCGCTGTACTATGTAAGTATACACGGGAAACAGCGGGTTTGTCAACGACTATTTAGTTGTTATTTTAACGATATTAACTTTTTTAATTTCGTCATCTATATTAAAAATATCATGAATATATTCTGATGCATCTTCGGTATTAAAGGCTTCTACTTCAACCTCAACATCTAATTTAATGCGATATTTATTCATAGTATAATTATATCATTACTTAGTAGCTTTTTTATCTACTGCTGAAAATGCTGCATTAATTTCTGCTACAGTTAATTTGCCATCATCTAGGAAACCTCGTGCAAGCCTTTCAACTACGGTGGCAACGCCAAGAGTCCCAGCTAATATTACTGCTTTAGCTGTGCTAATTCCTACTACTGCACCTGCTCCAATTACTGATAATCCAGATGCTGCAAATACTGCAATTATTCGCATAATAATATTATTAATGCTTGCAATTGCTCCTGATCCTACCTGTGTTGGCTCTTCAATATATGCCTTTGCCATTTTTAATCCTCTCTATTTCTGATCGGACTTGTAATTATCCAAAGAGCAGTAGTTGCCATGATTCCATAACCAACTACAGTCTTTGCACTTCCGTCCAGAACTACCCAAGCAATAAACATACCGAGAAGCGTCCATGCTTGGTCTACCATATCTTTTAGGATATTCTTTATTATTCTTACCATCTTCTTCCTCCTCGTGAACCTGGTGAATTGGCTCCTGAGCCTCCACCAGAACTTCCTCCGCCTCCTGTGCCACCCCCTGTGGCTCCTCCTGTGGCAACTGCTGCTGCGTTAATTGCAGCACCTGCTGCAACTACTGTTGCTACAACCATATCGGTTGCCTCTTCTCTTTCTTCATCTGACATATCTGCGCCCACGCTACCTAATGCCTGTAATGCTGCACCTGGATCTGAAAAAGCTGTCTCTAATAATGCTCCTGGGTCCTGAAGCAACTCAACCTTTGCTGCCGTTTCCGCTGTAATCACAACGGCATTTCCATTTTCATCCTGTCTAGTTTCTACTGGTGTAGCAGGTGGTAAATCTTTATATTCAATTCCAGATGATTGGATTTGTTGTGCAGTAACAGCCTGTCCTGACTCTAATGCCTTTTCAATTAATACTGCCGCAACTTCTGTCTTTTGATCTTTTGTTAATTCTTTTCCCGATTCGGTAGCTTTTTTAGCATCTTCAATTGCTTTATCTTTAGCTGCCTGCTCTGCTTCTTTAGCTGCTTTTTCTGCTGCTATCTTGTCCTCAGCTGCCTGCTTTTTATCTGCTTCTGCTTTAGCGTTAGCTTCTTCTTGTGCTTTCTTTTCTGCTTCTGCCTTTGCTATTGCTTCTTCATTAGCCTTCTTTTCCGCTTCTAGCTTAGCATCAGCCTCTGCTTTTTCTTTTGCAGCCTGCTCTGCAGCTAATTTTTCTGCTTCTGCTTTCTCAGCATCAGCTTTTGCTTGAGCATCTTTTTCTGCTTGAATTCTTGCTTCTTCTTCTGCTTTAGCTTTTGCAGCTTCTGCTTCTTTTGCAGCTTGCTCTGCAGCTATACGTGCATCTTCTGCAGCTTTAGCTTCTGCTGCTGCCTTTTCTTGTGCAGCTTTTTGTGCAGCAATTGCTGCTTCTGCTGCAATTCTATTTGCTTCAGCTTGTGCTGCTAACTCTGCTGCTCTTGCTGCTCTTGCTTCTGCTGCTGCAGCTTCTTGAGCTGCTTGGGCTGCTGCTTCTTCTGCAGCTCTTTGTGCAGCTAACGCTGCTGCTGCAGCTGCTGCTTGCGCTGCTGCTTGTTGCTCTGCATAATAATTTGTAGTAACCTGAGCAGCATTTGTCATTGCAGTTACTGCTTCATCAACCTTTGTTGCTGCTGTATTTGCAAGAGTATTTGCCGCTTGAACTGTTGCTGTTGCAGTTTCTGTTAGCTGAGTTAATGTAACCACCTCAACTGCTTTAACTTCAGTCTTATCAACAACTACTGCCTCTGCTGCAGTTTTTTGAGTAGTTAACGTATTAAGAACTGTAGTGTCATTATTAAGAGTTGTTTGTGCTGTAGCAACCGCTGCAACCAACACTGGATCTTTTGTTATTATTGTAGTTGCAAATGCTCCCTGTGTTGGGGTTGTGAAATATCCAGTTCCATCTGCTCTTGTTATTCCATAACCAAGTATGACCTGTGATCCTCCACCGTTTTCGTAATACCAGATTACAAAGTCCTGCTGCTTATCTGTAGTTGTATTGTAAGTTGGAGAATACTGACTCCAGCCACCACCCTTATCAATCCACTCATTTATTGCAAGCTGTCCATCTATATACATCTTTGCGCCATCGTCTGAATGTATGGCATACTTTACTGCCACGGCTTCTTCTGGAACAGTAATAGTTCCTTCAAATTTAACAATTACATTATCTACCCGTCCAGAGTTAAGAACTTGTCCACTGCCAAAAGTATGAGCAACATATGGAACTGTAGTAGTTGAAAGCGGTGTAGCATTTTCTGCTGGGATAGCTGGAGATGCACCTCCAGGTGAGGCATAAGTTGTTGCATTAACCCCATTGGTTGTTGTCTCTACAGCTGAATTATCTGCAGCAGTTTGAGCTGCAGTTAAATTAACCACGTCTGTGGCAACCACAGCAGTTTGCGATTCAACCTGTTGAGTAACTGTATTTAAATTAGTTTGAGCAGTATTAAGATTTGTTGTCGCCTGTGCAACTACTGCAGTTTGTGATTCAACTGCTACCTGAGCTGTTGCTGCAACTGTTACAGCTGTTGTGGCAGACTCTATTGCTGTTGTGGCTTCTTGAACCTTGACTGTAGCATCTGCAACTGCTGTTGCAATAGGTTCTTGTGTTGTAGCAATTGTTGCTGCCTGTTGAGGTGTTGTGTCAGGAACATTTGCTTGAACTGTTGCTATGATCGCATTGCCTTGAGTCTGAGCTGCTGCCTGCAATGTATCTGCTGCTGCTTCAACCTTATCTGCAACTATCTCAACTGTAATAGGAGTGGTTGCTGTGGCGGTATCTGAAGAAGGATTTGCTGGAGTTACTTGAACTGTTGGCTCATCAGCATTTGCTATACTGGGCCCAAAAAGGAAAAGCCAGCCGATAATAAAAAGGCTGGTTAAAAAATACTGTAACTTTCTAGTCAATTAGGATCTCCTAAGTAATGCAATATTTTTGCTTACTTAGTAATTATAGCAGAATGTTAGTTTAAACTACTTAGGATTATCTGTTTTATAAAATCCATTACCTTTAAACTGTATGCCAAATGGTGTAAAGTGTCTAGTCATTTCAGACTCGCATTCTACACATGTATATCCTGGATCGTCATCAACAATAGACCTATGCACTGACATTGTTGCATGTGCATCGTCGTATGAGCATTTGTATTCGTATACTGGCATAAGATAATCCCTTAATTTTAGTAGGCAGTTTTTGGACGTACCCAGGTCTCAATGTTATTTGATCTTTAGTATTTTGGGTTGTTTTTCTTTAGGTAGATTTCTGATTACACGGATATGTAGCATACCGTCTTTTAGCTCTACACTTGAAACTTCCATGTATTCACTGAGTTCAAAGATCCTTGTAAACTTACGTGCAGCAATTCCTTTATGGACAACTTCTCCATCTGTTACTGACGTAATTTCTCCTGTTATCCATAGACTTCCGTCCTCAATTGATACAGTTAGATCTTCTCTTGTGAATCCAGCAACTGCCAGCGATAGCTGGTAGTTGTCATCGTCTAGTTTTAATAAATCATACGGCGGAAAAGCTGTATTGTTTACCTTGCTTAGACTGTTAAAACGTTCCAACTCTCGGTTGAAACCAATAAAAAATGGATCCTTGAAAAGATCCATGGCGAATTGTGTTACCATTTTTGCTCCTTTTAAGCGAGTTAAATTAGTACCCCCTATAGGCAGGTACTGATCTATTATATCATTTAGACAACCAAGATTGCAAGTTATTTTTTAGACTTTGCTCTTGCTTTGGCAAGTGCTTCAAAGTCCTTTACTTTAGTGTCTCCCAAGTATCCCCAAGCATATCCATCTGCAATCATTTGTTCGTTTACTGATACTGTCTGGTCGTCAATAAATAGCCAACCTAAGATTCTTCCATACTTCTCGGAAGAGTCCATCTTTTCAGTTTTTATTTTTACAGACTTGGAATCCTTTAATTTATACTTTAAGTATTCCTTTGCTTCAAGCCCTAGCTTTTTTTCTGCCAGATCTTTTGTTCTTGATTCTGGCGTATCGATTCCAGCAAGTCTTACTCTAGATGCAAATAGTATGTCAAAGCCTAGATCGATGAGGACATCAATTGTATCCCCATCGACTACACCTTCTACTTTTCTAACATAATATTCGTACATTACTTAATCTTCTTAGGTGCTACTTTTTTTGCAGCTGGCTTAACTGTTGCTGCTTTCTTTACTGGTGCGGGTGCCAACTTATTTAAAAGAGGTGCATTTTCTTCTCCAGCATATACTGGTCTACCCCAACCAACAACTGCATTAAGTAGTTTCTTCTTGTTGTCCTTCACATACGCACGAGTTTTTTCAACACACATTCCGCCATTGCGCTGATCTCCTTTTGCTGTTCCAGAAGTATTTCCTTCAATAACCTGAATTGTTCCGTCTCCATTATTTTTAATGCATAGACCAACATGCGAAATTCGATTTACGCCATCATCTGGAAAATCAAAATAGATCCAGTCACCCGCCTGTGGGTCATCATTACGTGCATCTGACCAACGTCCTTCTTTCTTAAACTGATCAGAAGCTGCTACTGTTGATGCTGACTTTGGAAACTTTGCTACACCAGCTGTGAAAGCGCACCAAGAAACGAACGATTGACACCATGGCTGGAAGTTAACCTTCATCCATGCACCATACTTTGTTTCATTGTCTTTTGGACCTTCAATTGTTCCAATTTCTTTTTTTGCAACTTCGATGATTGCCTCTAAACTTCCTTTTGCTGCCATTTTATTTCTCCTATTATCTACTTAGATTATTTACATGTAAAATTGATAGTGTTTCTATATTTACATGCTCTGGTACCATTAAAGCCCATCTAATTGCATCTGCTACATCTTCTGGGTTTAAACAATTATTCCTATCACGATCACCACGGCTATTTACATTGCCTGGTGCTATCTCTGTTACTCTAATATTCTTGTCAAACAATTCAAATCTCAATATCTCTGCAAGCGCTACTTCTGCATGCTTTGCAACTGTGTAGCTGCTTCCTCCACGATAAACAAAGTGGCCTGCCATTGATGTAATTAATACAACATTGCCTCCACCATTTTTTATCATTGATGGCGCTACAGTTTTTGTCATATTCATTGCGCCAACAACATTTAAATCATAAGCTTTTTTCCAGTTGTCAACATCATCATTTAATATGTTGTTAGGCAAATTAAATCCACCACCTGCGTTATTAACCAATGCATCTATTTTTTTGTCGTAGATATATTTACTAAACTTTGCTACTTCTATATTATTAGTAATGTCCATTTGATAGACCTCTATATTGTCTGACTCTATGGACTTAAGCTCATCTATACTTCTTGCAATTGCTATAACATGAAAATTATTTTCTGCAAGCAGCCTTGCTGTTGCCTTGCCTATGCCAAAGGAGGCTCCAGTCACTACTACGGTCTTCTTTAAATTTTCCATAAATCCCAGTATACCATTTCTATTAATTATTATATAGTCTTTGCTATATGCTTGACTATCTTTTCATAGTACTTTTGAGTCATATGGTCATTTAATAAAATCTTTAAAGGTTTTTTAGGCTGCATGTATGGCTCAATCATGTCTGTACCTAGTATTTCGTCTACCCTTATAGGGGCCTCCAGCCCTCTTTCTAAGCATTGTTTTCTAAGCTCCTCTACAAACACTAGGTGCTGTTCATATCTCCGCTCAAACTCAATGTCTGGGTCACTTGAATTTATTCTCCACCCATTAGTTATGATGCATATAAACTGTGGCAGTGGTTCCATAAATACTATACGGCATTTATCAAACTTATTTAAAACATTATCCATGTATTGAGATACTACATCTGCAGCAGATTTATAATTATTTAGATGTGTTTGTGGTAGCCAATTTCTAATGTCTATGTATCCAAGCCAAGGTATAACAACATTTCCATCCTGATTCCAATTATCAAGAATATATTTCTGTGTTCCGCTTGCAAAGTTTTCAAAATCATAATTAAGGGCAGATCGTCCTGGATGTGAGGACATCCATATTTTTATATCTGAGTCTTCATACATTCTTAATGAGTCTCTAAGCCAAACTTCGTTACCGTTTTCTATGTATCTGGTTACGTAATTCTGATCGGAGTCTTTAAACTCCAACGCAACGTTCTCTCTAAGAAAAACATCTGGCACACAGTTGCCAAGCTTTGCTGTGTGTGAGTCTCCAACTATTAATATATTTCTCATCATATCTCCATTATACTATTTTGTGTCCCCAGATGGTATCGAACCATCGACCCGCAGATTAAAAGTCTGCTGCTCTACCAGCTGAGCTATAGGAACGTACCCCTGGCTGGGATCGAACCAGCGACCTACAGATTAGAAGTCTGTTGCTCTTCCGCTGAGCTACAAAGGTGTGCAACAGGTAGGACTTGAACCTACGATTACCGAATTATGAGTTCGGGGCTTTAACCAACTAAGCTACTGTTGCCTAGTTGAAAGTATACCTAATATACTTAATTTTTGTCAATAGATTGTTCGACTATTTGCTGCACATACTCAGAAAAATGTTTTCTAATTGATCCCATTGGTCTTGACCCAAAAGACTCCCAGAGTCTTTTATACTCAACAATATTTGAAAATGTTGTTGGGCACACTACAGTTCCATTATACTCCCTAAGTACGGTTGGTAGCGGAACATGCTTGCTGCAGCACTTACACTCTTTTGCTTTTTCTTGGTATTCGCTCATATTATTTGCATCCTGTCCATTGCTTCTCTTAAGTCTTCAGGCATTCTTGGCGCCCTAATCATATTATAACTTGTTGTTTCAGGATCATCTTTTGATCCAAAATCATTATCGTAACTCATTGATTCATATGTATGTATATTTATCTCTTGGTTATTATCAAACTTTGTTCTGCTTATTGAATTAAATATAGCGCCACATGTAGCATCTGCTAAGTCCTTAGAGCCTTTTCTTGGGTGGTCCACCCTGTCTCTCATAATTCTAAGCTGGCAGAGTTCGTCAATAAGCAAAGGTATATGTGGGCCAATCAATCTTTCTTCCGCAACGATCATAGCCATATCATCATAATGTTTTTTAGCGACAGACAGAATCTCTGTATTGATGCCATATTGTTTTAGTTGTTGCATCATATCATGAGAGTTCCATCTGTCAAAGGTACATACTGCTATATTGAATCCCCTTGTTTTAAGAGACAGAATATAGTCTTTTACTTCAGTAAAATCTACAGATTTATCTGGGGTCGGGGTCCAGTATCTAACAGCGTCAATCTCCACAATTGGAGCAGGCTGTGAATATGTGTCTGTTACTTTAACATTGACCCACCTATTAACGTGTGCCATAGTAACGGCACAATGGTCATGCTTCTGCGCTAAGTCTACATGGATATAATATTTTTTATCTGGGTCTGGAAGAAACCACTCCTCCAGTCTTCCAAATGTATCTACTGCTATTTGTCCTACGCTAAAAGCTTTTTCTACTTTTTCTCTTGATTTAAAAAATGCATCAACTGCGTCAGGTGGCATGCAAGCAAATCTTGATAAAGCGTCTGTTGGGTTTGTATAGAAGGCTGTCTTAAAGTCATCAATTTTTCTAACTGGGTTGATCTCCCAAGTCGGGCGCTTAATAGCATATACTTTAGGTATCTTGTAAGATATGATATGGTCTTCTTCCCACTGTATTTCAAACTCATTGCCATCCGTCCCATCAGGAATCTCTTCATACATTTTAAACTTATGTTCCCTGATTACCGTTTCCTTTTCGCCAATTACAGCATCATATCTTTGCTGAATATAATCATTCTTAAATCTAGGAAATGAAAGCAATATAACTTTGCCAAAATCTGGGAAACGTGAGTCAACGGATGCCCTGTACATGTCATAAACTGCACTACCAGTTTTTGCTTGATCATGGCCAGTTGTATTTTCAATTGCAAATCCAGATATCTCGTCAAGAATAACAACTATAACGTTGTATCCTTCCCACGCCTCTCTTTCCGAGTGCCCAGAGTGAACTGTGATTGCCTTGTCAAACTGTATTTCAGATGCCTTTGCATAGTATTTACCAACAAACCATGGAGACTTGTCTATTCGGCTTCTAAAGCCTTTAAAAAACACATTGCTTGCTTGCTGCGAGTTTATAGCAATATTAATTATATCAATTGAGTCACCAGGAGGCTTGCCATAATATGTTGCTGGGTCTTTTAAACATAGTAGTAAATAAACTATGTAGGCTACAGCAATTGTTGAGCAATAATCTTTTCCAGAGCCTTTACCTAATTGTGCTACAACTTCATTAGCGGTTTGTTTAAATCTAATAGCACCTTCTTCTTCACCAAATAATTTTTTTAGCGTAGACTCTTTATAAATCTGAGAGCTTTTTTCAATTAAAGTATACTGATACTCTGATAGGGGCGGCAAGCCCAAGTAGTTTGGATCATTTACAAATGTCCTTAAATCTACTGGCTTTTCTTCAAACTCTTCACCGTCCAGAATATCTATTAAGTCAGAAAAATCAAAGGTCATTTTACACCCAATGGGACATCAATATATACAAAAATTTTATTAGAGTGTGTATATCTTATATCACTCTCTAAGGCCAGCACCTCATGAGATATGTCTGATCTATGAATTAGCATATCACCCTTTTCTGGTTTGTATTGCATTCCAATCTCTGGGTACGATATCTCTGCGCCATCATAATCATTAAAATAAAATATAACGCCATGGGTAGTATATTCAGCTGGGTATACGGTATCGCCCTCTTTTACACTTAAGTTAGCTTCAAGCAAATGAATTGAGTCATGGTTATCTTTATGAAGATTCCATGTCTGGCCTTTTATAAATTTTACAAGGCTAAGGTTTTCTCCAAGATAAAAATCTTTTTTTAAAATAGATTTTAAATGGTTGTGCACTGGGAGTAAATGGCTTATTTGTTTCTTGGTAGATTTATACCAATCTCTTTCAAACCACATGTTGTCTGGGACGCTACTTGCAACACCAGTAATAGAATCACAATCCTGATCAGAAATAAATTTTTTATACACCCATATGCCATCACTTAATTTTTTAAAATTGTCTACGCTTGCAGAAAATGGAAATGTATTAGACAGCATCTGACTCGTGAATCAGAACGCTCTCAACAATACCTGTTATTTGAGATAATCTTTTTGCAACATCTAGTTTGCATTTAGGGCACCCAGCAGTCACTTCTTTTAGGATTCCAACAAGGATGTCTTGCTTCCTTTCAGTTTCGGCAATTTGAGATGCAATCTGAGTATTCTCAAGAACTCCGACTGACTGTAGCATTGCTATTCTTTTTGTTTCAATGTCTGCAATTAATTTAAGGGCGCCAGCCTTTACACTAAGCTGTCCCTGTGTATCAGCATCTTCTACTGTTTTCCAGGCTTCTTTAATTAACATTGCATAATGCTCATCCGCACCAGATATTGCCTCTCTTGCACGGTCTCTTAAGTTGGTATCATTATGGACCACGGACTTCCATTCATCAACATACTCAAGAACCTCTTTTCTAGAGAATCCAGTAAGTGTTGCTATTTGTGTTGCCGAGTTACCCTTTAATAATTCCTGAACAACCTTGTTCATTCTGTCAAAGTGTACGGCAGGCTCTAATTCGCTCATATATAAATTATACCATGTTTTAGTTGACTAAGACTTATTGGCAATTTTAAGAAGAATCAGATACCCAATTAAATCATCTATGTCATTATCTCCTGGAAAAGCTTGATCATTTTGAATCCTATTTAGCTTATCATCAATACGAACTCTAATCTGCTCTGTTGAATCCGCCTTTGAAAATATACGGATTGGATCAAGAGCAGAGTTGCCATAGGACACATTTTTTTTAATTAGCATTTCTGCCATCTCTAAGCACTCTACAATTATCTTATGTCCAGAAGGAGCATCTGTTGCTATTAGCTGTAGGTCTGTTATCCAAGCCTGGTATCCGCCAGCCTTGTTTGGATAATCTGTCATTTTATTCCTTTGGCTTTAATACTGCAATGAACTGCTCATTATTGTTTAGATCAGTATTTGTAGTTAGTATGTCAATGATAAAATATCTTTCGAGAATTGTCAAGATGTCTTTATTTCCATCATCCATGAGTCTGCGTCCGTGAACCACAAATCTGTTTGACATATTAACAATATCTTCTAGGTATGGAACTAGGTACTCTTCTTCAATATGGTCTAGTACAGAAAGAGCAAGTATCGCATCAAACTTTTTTGTCTTTAAGCTATCCCAGTCAGATGTGTATTTTACCCTAGATTTATCAAATAGTCCATCAAAGTTGTCTACAAGATCTACAACATTGGGTATATCGTATGCTGTTACATGGTTGAATGTCTGAAGAATAGAGTCTAGGTTTCTTCCAACTCCCGCACCAAATTCAAGAGCAGATTTTCCTTCTCTCATTGCATCAATAACTTCATTGTATACAGAGGTTTTGTTTAGCTCAGTAAAATAATCTATGCCATTTTGCCCAACAAGAGCATCCCAAAAATCTTTCATTTTTTTCTAACCAACCCGAATTCCTGTAAATATCTCTGTATAGTCATAGCAGAGACCCCGCATTCTTTTCCTATTTCAGTAACAGTTTTCTTTTGAACAATATATTTTCTATACAGCCAATCTTTACTTTGATATAATTTCATCTTTTTGTAAGCACCTGGTTGCTGTAGTGTGCTATGCCAAAACTATCTGCAACATCAAAATCTGAAATCTGTAGGGAATACTTTTTATTAAAGTAGTCTACAGTTCTTTGCTTACGCATATTCCTTAATTGATTCTTGTACCATGAGTCTGCATACCCTGGGTTTGCCAACCTTATTGCAGACTTTTCATCTTTTGTAGGATTTTTGTTGCCAATGTAGGCCTGCCATGCGGATGGGCTAATGGTGATAACCTTAGCGCCAGTAGACATTAGCTCAGCAATAACAACTCCATAGACATATGATAATTTTATCACAGCATCAGGTGATCTGACAAGTATGGCACCTTCAACTACTATATAATCACTCTTAAGCTCATCTAACATCATTGCCATTTTATTTTTTGCATCGTAAATTTTTTCATATATGTCTTCACCGACTAGGTTGATCTTACCCCACTTAAGAGGTACATCGCCTTCCATTAAACAAAAGGCTATAGAGTTTGTTGAAGCATCTATGCCCAAAACCCTATTTGCTTTTGTTTTTACAAGGCTAGCTAATTTCATCGAGGATGTCCTGCAATAACTTTCTGGCCTTGGAGTTAGTCTCTTTTAGACATGAAGAGCAAATGTCGTCTGAATTATATCTGCTTAGCTGCGATTTACATTTTTTGCAAAGTCTTACTGCGCCCTTTTTGATAGCCTTTTTCTCATAATACTTTTGCATAATTCTTTTATTAGTTGCAACTCGGCAACATTCGTCAGAACAATACTTTTGATTATGTGTTTTTGAATCAAACTCTTTGGCACATTCGGTATTAGCGCAAATCATATTTTGGGCACCTTATATAAATCTATTTCAACTGTACCGACTGGACCAGACTTGTCATAGCAAGCTTTTTTAACTGGGCAATACGTGCAAGGCATCTTAGACTTTGTAGATCCTGCTGGCCTTACTGGAAGTTCTCCATTTTTAAAGTTATCCCAGACTTGCTCCATCCATGCGAAAGCTTCTTCAATTATTGCCTTGTTCTTTTCATTCATTGAAATTGGAATAATTAATATCTCTTGGGTGTTCTTGTTTTCATATAGAAAGAACCCCTCTTTAGCATTCTTTAGCTTCATATAGGTTAACAGCTGAAGCATGTGGTTAGCTGATGACTTCATCTCCGACTGTCTGGTATCCCAAACCTCTTGCTTTGCCGTTTTAATTTCACCAATTACAGTTTCGCCATCATACTCCATAATTAGATCGATAAACCCTCTGATAGGTGGATATTCGTTAACAATCTCTTCTTCCTCAGCTTTCCACTCAGGCATTGTGCTGATGAGCTTCTGGAGTCTTTCGTGGGCCTGTGTGCCTTGAGCCATGTTTGCAACTGCTACGGCGTCATTATCATCAATAAATACAGCACCAGAAAAAGCCATGTACCAATATCTTGGGCATGTGCCATGACCGTATCCAAGGGAGCTTGGGCTAAATGACTTCTTGGTCATCTCTCCATCTGCTCTTTTGGTATTGCGATAAGACTCATCAAGTAATGCAGCAAATTTTTCTGGGTCGAAGAATTTTCCAGTGTGCTTTTTAAACTTAAGGTTCTTTACAATATCTCTAGCCATTTATGAGTTATACCTAACGACATACTTAAGTGCATCTACAAGTTTGTCTATGGACTCCTTTACTGAGTAATATACATTTTTCTTATTGTTATTTACGGTTCCTGCTTTGTCCTTAGCAATTGTTGAATATACTGAAGACATCACTGCAAACTTAGTAGACATAGCCTGAAGCTCCATTATAAGCATTGGGGCCTTTGCTGATGGTACATCTGGAGTCATTAGTAGCTTAACAACAATAGCAAGTGCCTTATCAAGATGCTCATCTTGCATATATTCATGCAGATCATTGAACTCAGTGATATCACTAATTAGTTGAAGTGTATTTTTATCTTCCGCCATCTTTAATCCTTTTGTCCCACTTGTCAATGAATAGCCCAATTGGGTACCCTAATGTAAATCCTACCATTAATCCTAAAAGAAAGATAGTCATCTTAATCTTCCGTCAACATATATATGATTTTCTTTTGCAACTTCAACTTTAATTGAAGGGTTTACATCTTGCCACACGGTTCCTTCAATACGAACTTCACGGTCATATATTCCAGTAGAAACCTTTGCCTGCACATCTTCATCTACTAAACGCAGCCATTCTTCTTCACCATACTTGGCAATACCATCTGCCCATTCTTGTGATCCTGGGTAGTCCCACTGTGCAAAAACTCTTACAAAAACTTTTTTGTTTCCTTCGGTTACTGCTTTTGCTGAATGGAAATATGGTATTCCTGATGGGAATACTGTGACGTCGCCTACACCTGGCTTATATGTAACAACATTTGGGATCTCATCAATTTCATTTAAGAATTCCACTTCTCCACCAGTATAGTCATCATTCACGTATATCGTGATTGTGATAATCTGCTGGGCTCTTGGCTGACCAACTCTGTGCTTATGTGCGTCAGTGTGAAACGTAATTGCAAGATTTTTCTCTGCATGTATGTCGTGCTTTAAAACCTCAATGACTGAGTAGTGCATTCTTGTTGAGCCAGGTCCATTAAGCTCCCAATTATCAATATACTCTGGCCAGTATCCAGACTCTGACCACTCATTAATATAGTCATCAAAAACTATTTTAAATATAGAATACAGCTTTTCTCTGAAGTCATATAGAAACTTAATGTTTTCATCTTCAATTACATTTGGTCTATGCTTAAAATTAAAAAATGTCTTTTTGCCAAATGTATGCCATGGGACCCATTTATTTATAGGCGAATTATCTCTTTGCTCTATCGGTAGAGTTCCATGATTGTCTCCTCTTGTCGAGTCTTCCTCATGCACAATCTCAAACTCACTAGTATCATTTTCATATAAGTCCATTAAGTCATAAAACCTCTTTAGCTCATTTTTATCAAAAAGATCTCTATATATAACAACCTGCGGCATAACCTGATATTTATTCATTGTGTTCCTCCCAGAACTGTATTAACTCTTCTAAAACCGACCACTCTATTATTCCCAGCCTAACCTTAGACTCAGAACCAATAATAATTTTTAGCGCTGGGTGCATGTCCCTGTTTACCTTAAAGGTATCTGTGCATATCTTTGCCCAGTTATCTTTATTCAAAGTAAAAGAAACGCCAGCTTCTTTATAGTCTACAAGGAATTGCTTCCACTGTGCATCACCCTTTTGATAGTCACCTCTACCAGAATTTTTTTGTGCTTTTGCGCCATCTCTTTTAACTTCAGCTCTCTCAGACATTATCCAACCGAATACCTTGTCTCATGTCCATCTTTACATTTCCAATACATTTCCATTGTTTGATTATTAAATTGATATGTATCAACATATAAATCACACTTAGAACAGGGTCTCATTTGTTCTATAACTTCAACCCTTTCATCAAGAGGCACTGTTTCAATAGTAGATTTGCTTAAAAACTCATCAAGATTTGGCACTGATATCCTCAATTAGACTGTCAACAACCTCTGGGTTATCACGTAAATATTGAACTGCCTTTGCACGTCCTTGAAGTCTTTCTCCATTAACAGTATACCAAGCGCCGCCCTTTTCAATTGCTCCGACCATTTCTGCAACATCAAGAGTTTCCCCAACTAAGTCTACTCCTAGTGAGTCTCCTTGGTAGTAGAAATCGTATTGTCCAGATAAGTTAGGGGGGCCGAGCTTGTTGTAATCAATAATCCAATTGACTGGTCTGCCAACCCTTTGTTCAATAATTTTGTCACCGACCCTAATGCCAGCTTTGATAGCATTAGCCTCAGCCTCAGAAGACCAAAGCTTAATGACGGTGGAAGAGAAGAACTTGACTGCCATTCCTCCTGTCGGTATATGGGAGGCATGCATAGATCCAAACTGATTTCTCTGTTGTGAGATGAGTACCAATAATGTGTTCTTGTTTGCATAGTTTAACATTTTGACTGCGTGAGTCATATCCTTTGCTTCAGCGCCGATTTGCTTTGTGTCTTGCAAATCTTTCATTTCATTTCCATCTTTTTCAAAATAAATAGCTGGCAAGAGTGCTGAAATAGAATCAACAACAATAATATCTACACCAGCATCCATTAGCTTTGTTGCTACATCGACCATATCGTTAACGGTTTTTGCTGGTGAGTAAATAAGGGAAGAAGAATCTACTCCAAGCATTTCTGCCCATGACTGATCGTACGATGCCTCTGCATCAATCCACGCACAAGTTTTACCTTCTTTTTGTGCGAGGGCAATCATCTGCAAACAAAATGAAGACTTTCCTGCAGATTTGTTTCCCCAAACAAGAACTTGTCTACCATAGCCTAATCCACCTTTGAGGGCCATGTTTAAGCCAATGCTAGGTGTCTTTTGCTTTTCAACTTTTACATCTTGTGCTGCTTTTACTCTTGCTCTTGTTTTTGGATCTAATCCCGCTAGGATGTCATCAATCGCTATAGTCATTTATTGTCTCTCTCTTTGATACAATTATATCATTAAAATAAATTGCCGTGAAGCTTTGGTCTAGCCTTATTTTTTTCCATTTTTTTAAACAAAACTTCGTCAAGGCTGTGTTCTACGAATCCGCCATTTCTCATTGATGCATAAAGATCAAGAGTTCTAATTAAGATGTCAACCATCTCTTCTACAATTTCTTCCGACCCTTTATTTTTTCTAATAGCCTCCAGCACCTCTGTTACTTCAGAATGCACTAATGCCAACTTATTCCCAAACACATCAAAGTTTTTTGGTTGATCCCAAAAACCTTTTTCAATTGCAGTTTCATGAAGCAGCGCAGAAAGAACATCAAGTCCATAATCTGTTGCTAGCTCTATTTCTTTATTCGAAACTTTCAATGAGCTGGTTGTTATTAAACCCTGATCCATCTTTATCCTTTAGTTTAAATTTAAAAGATTGACTATCTGAATCGTAATCAACCTGCAACTCCTTATCTTCTGTTGCTGCATCAATAAATGATGCTGAGGGAATAGATATTTCTTTTTGAACTTCTAAAATTGCCACTAAAATCTTTGAAACATTTAGAGATGCAAAAATATCCTGCTCTTCTGTCATTTAATTTCTCCTTGAACTGGCTTAATGCTATGGACGTTCCATGGCCTTCTAATTGAAAAGAAACCCATTGTTTCTCTTTTTTTCTGAGCCTCGATGCCATCTTCATGGCTGACTAGGTTCATTGAAACTTTATCTGTTTGGGGGTCAAACTTAACAACAACGTGTCCGCCTAGATCTTTGATGTAATCAAAAAAATCTGGGTCGTATGGGTTTACTGCTGTGTCATTAGGAGGCAAGTCATACTTATTTAAATGAGTAACCTGATCTCTATCAAAAACAACCTCTCCAAAATTTTGAAATATCAAGGTTAGCAATGAAGATGCGTTCAGTCTATGAAAGAAATCTTCAACCTCATTGCTTCTTCTTTCGCATTCTTCTCTGCTTACTGTTACTCCGTCATCCATAAAGACATCATGAGTGTGCATATTGGTTCCACCTAGCTCTCGTACAAACATAACCCATGTCACCTATTTGACCAAGGGTTCTTTCTCCTTCTTCTTTTGACACTAACTTTAATTTAAATTTATCTCCATCAACAATAGTTACATTTACGTAACCACCATTTTCTTTAATGTAGTCCATAAATGTATCTACATAAGTTGACTCTGCATTTAGATCCATTAGATCTTCTGGCTTTTGATACTTTAGAATTCCTTCAAGCTCTGCAATTGGGATCTCTACTGGACCAGCGGTTTTTAAAATTGCAGTAAGCATGTTAGAGGCATTAAGCCTACCCATTACTTGCTGCAGTAAATTTTGTTCTTCTACCATTTTTTTATAACACCTTCATCTTGAACCCATTTTTCATTTGGATCGTTTCTTATAAAATATTGCAATACATCGTTTGTAATGCAAGCATGACAACTGCACTTATCGCTATGCGAACCAATATGTGGAATTATTCTAGATAGCACATCCTTGATTAAAATTTCAGAAGTATATTCATGAAAATTAGTATCCATTCTTCCAGCAAGTACAAATTTTAATGCAGAAATATAACCATCTAAATAATGCCATTCTGCTATTTGAGAATCTTCAAGCGGCATGTGATCAAGATAATTCATCTCCATATTTTTTTTATTTTCAATTGCTTTTAATAATTGATCTTCTATAAAATACTTTGTACTTGTCATAGCACTTCCTTAATATTCAAGGTCCCATCATCAAGTTTTGCTAATGTAACCCTGCATTTCATTCCTTCACGCATTTTGGCCAATGTCATTTTATACATAGCTGGGAATGCGATGGCTCTAGTTAAATTCTTATCTTTATCTGAGAGAACGATGTGACTCATTTGCTTGCCAGCCTTTGTTGTGTATGGAGTAAAGTTTACCACAATGTACTCGTCTTCTTCAAGGTCATACTTCTTCCTATACAGGTAGTCTACAAATAGGTCGCTAGAGTCTGGATTGATATCTGAAACCTTAATATACCTTGCAATTCTATTATCTCCGACAAGAATAAAATACATTTGACCTGTTTCAATCTGTGTCTGCTCTGTATGGAATAAGCCTATCGATCCAGTCTCATCTACTAGTTCTACTCTGGCCCACCCATTTCCACGCTTAATAGACTTAACCATTCCAAACATTACAAATGAGCCCAAGTCATCAAACTCTTCAATTGGTCTCGCCTGAGCTTTAATTCTTGGAGGAATTCCTTCAAGATTAAATGTCGGTATACCTAGGTATTCGTAGTAATTGTCTTTTTCATTTCCTTGCCTTTTGTTATCAGTAAACGCAGCACCGCCGATGGAGTTAAGAGCAGCAATAGCACGGCTATTAATGCCAGAACCCTTTTTCGATGCCTTATCAATAAAGTCAGCATAGTCACTGAACGGTCTTCTTTCTATGATCTTGTTTGCAATACTATCTGAAATAAATTTTACTTCAGCTAGACCAAATCTAATTGCATTTTCTTGTAATGAAAAATATACCTGAGACTCATTAATGTGTGGTAGCAGCACCTTTAGACCAAGTCTCTTAGACTCAATTAAATATTCTGTTCTCGCATCTTTATCATTTTCATTTTTAAGAATTGAAAACATGAACTCAAGTGGGTAATAGAACTTAAGCCAAGCAGTATAATAACTAAGCATAGAGTAAGCAACAGCATGGGAGCGGTTAAAAGAATAACCAGCATGCGCTTCAAAATCATGCCATAGTGCTTCTGCCTTTTTCTTAGTAATGTGTTCTGAAGCCCCAGCAATAAACTTATCCTTGAACTGGTCAAATTCTTTTGCATCTTTTTTCTTTCCAATAATCTTGCGGACCTTATCAGCCTCTGCCCAAGTCATACCGCCCAAGTGTACACATGCCTGCATAACCTGCTCTTGATATATAATAACACCGTATGTGTTCTCGGTAAACGGCTTCATGATTGTATGCATATAGTCTACCGCCTCATTACCATTTTTACGATTAATGTAAGCTGCACCGACTGTATTCATTGCTCCAGGACGAACAAGGGCATTGGATGCAGCAAGATCTTCAAACTTGTCTATACCCATTTTAATCAAAAGGTTTGTATAAGGCGTTGCTTCTGCCTGGAACACACCCTTTGTATACCCGTCGTTCAACATCTTGTAAACATTGGCATCGTCCAGGGTCATTTCAGAAAGATTAATTGTCTTTCCATGCCTATCTTTAATAGACCTTATAGTGTCAGAGATCACAGATAAAGTCTTAAGACCTAGTGCATCTAGCTTAATAAGACCTATATCTGCAACCGTATCCATGTCGTATGCGACGACTGGAATTCTTCCTGAAACTTTATCTTGAGAATCTTCACGAGATTCAACTGGCGCAAATTTTCTTAAATCATCTTTTGCGACAACCACGCCAGCGGCGTGTACGCCAACTGATCTTATTCTTCCACGAAGCCTGTCGGCAAGCCAAACAACTTCTGGATAGCGCATTCTAAATTCTTTTGTATTTGGTGAATCAATAAAGTCCTCAAAAGTATCTACGGATTTTAGTGCACGGTTAACTTCTTGCAGAGGAACCATGAAAACACGAGAAGCATCTCTAACTACACCCTTGTCTTTAAAGTATGTATATGTTGAAATGGATGCAACGTGCTTAAACTTCTTCTTCAAATAATCTTTAACTTCTTTTCTACGGCGGTCTTCAAAGTCGGTATCGATATCTGGAAAGTCGTTGCGCTCTTCATTAATAAATCTAAAGAACAGAAGATCGTATTTAATAGGGTCAACATCAGTAATTCCTAATGTATAACAAACTAAAGATCCAGCAGCCGAACCACGGCCTGGACCAACCATAATATTATTTTCTTTAGCCCAATTAATCATGTCTCCAACAACAAGGAAGTATGAGGCAAAATTTTTCTTGGCAATAATCCCAAGCTCTTCGTTAAGCCTATCGATATAAATAGGGTCTGAAGCCTTCTGAAGCCTCTCTAAGCCCTTTTCAGCCAACTCCCTTAGTCTTTCATCAGCATCGGTCTTTGGAACTGGCAGGAGGTCTAGGCCCTGATAGAAGTCATATTCCCCAACCTTATCAGCAATTTCCATTGTATTCTCATAGATGTCTGTTCGATTAATGCCAGCCTTATTAAAGTCTGCTTCTATTTCGGAACGGCTCTGAATAAATAAATTCATATCTTGAAATGATATTCTTCTATCAGGATAAAGATAGTTAAATCTATCTAACATATCCTTCATGTTTCTAGACATATCAAAATCCATATCCTTATCAGCCTTTGGAGATGTTGATAGGATTAGCAATGCTTCTTCTAGTATTCTATCTTCTTCTTTAGCAAAGTGAGCATCTCCTGTTGCCACCGCCTTAATTTTAAGTTCATCTGCAAGCCTTAGTAGCGCTGAGTTAATTTCCATAGGGTTATGTGATTGGACTTCCACATAAAAATCATCCCCAAACATTTGCTTAAAGCTTTTGAGCAAAATCTTAGCCTCATCATCATTGCCCTTTTCAATAGCCTTACTAATAAGACCGTTAAGACATCCACTGAGTACGATAATGCCTTCTTTATAATCATTAAGAATTTCCCTATCAATACGTGGCTTATGATAAAAACCTTCATTCCAAGCAAGCTCTTGCAAAGCATTAATATTTTCCAACCCCTTTTTATTTTTCGCTAGCAAAATAATATGGTTATAGGCCTGAATAGATTTGTCTGTTTTAGATGATCTGTCAAACCTATCGGTTGGAGAAATGTACGCCTCAACACCAAGAATTGGCTTAATGCCAGTTTCCTTTGCGGCAATCTGCATATCTCTGTGTGAAGAGAGAGTACCATGGTCTGTAATTGCAATCGCAGTTTGCCCAGCATCTAACGCTGCTTGGCATAATTCTTTAGGTGAATTTAGTCCATCCATTAATGAATAGTAGGAGTGAACATGTAGGTGTGTAAAGCTCATTAGTATCCGCCTGTGCATTCATTTCTAGTATGATATAACCTAATTTTAGTTAATATCTTTTTTGTTGGTGCATATAAATCTTCTTCACAGCATCCACATTTCATATGCCATTCTCTAGCAAAGAAATCGTATACTGCACCTACATAATTTTTATACTTATTTGAAACAAATGTCTCAAATGGATCTGGTATCTCGTAGGTAATCATGTTGTCATTCTACTAAATAACACAGGGGCAGTCAATAGACTGCCCCTGCTATTTAATTATTTACCAGTCTAAGTTGCTGCTTGTGGCTGAAGGCTCATCTGCATGAGTACTTTCTCCAGCAAAGAAAGCTTCTTGTTCCGTGTAAGGCATGTCACGAACTGCTGCAGTTTCAAGTTCAAACAGTTCTAACGCTGAGGCGTCGAATGGCGCTTCATCTTTTGCTAGTGGAATGATTGTATAGCTTGTATCTGTTTTTGTTCCAGAGCGCTTAACACGCCACATCAGATTAGTGATGCTTCCCATTTCGCCAGCATATTCAATAAGTGTTGGTGTAATTGTCTTGCCGCTTGACCCCTGAGAAAGAATGGCCACATATGGATCTTCCTTGCCATCGTCAACAAGAACATTAATGTAAAGTCGTGAACGACCCTTCCATCCCGCCTTGTAATCCTTACGATGTTGCTCGCATCCGTAGCACTTGCCTTGATCTTCCATTGTGCAAAGACCCTTACGGCGATAATCTTTTGGATTTGTATGCTCTACAGCAATAAATCCAAGTCCAGCCTTTTCGCTGTATGTCGGTGAGTCTGGATCCAGTTCCTGCAAGAAACGAATCTTTACGCTCTCTGTATCCTCTAGCTTTACCCAGCGACCCTTTGTACCTTCGCCACCAGTTGACTGTGGCTTGTCCATAACTTTATTAAGATCTTTTAGACCTTTTACTATTCCCATATATTTCTCCTTTATAGTTGATGGTATAAATCCATCTGTTTATTATTTTTGATGGGTCCAAGATTGATATTCAATATTGGAAACTGCGTTTTTAATACAGGCTTTAATTTCCTCTTCGGTCATGTCGCCAGCATCTTTTGCATCATGTGGATATATCTTACCATATTCGTACGAAGCCCACAAGAGGTCTTTATTCTTTAGTCTAGAGGCTATGCTGTTAGCAAGCTCACGCCCAGCGTGGTCAGCGTCTGTCATTAAAGTGACTTTATTAAAATATCTATTTATTAGTGCTAGGTTTTCTGTAGATATATGTCCTCCAAGTGTTGCAATAACATTGGGGAATCCAGCCTGATGCACACGGATTGCATCAAAGCTAGACTCTACAATAATAACATTATCTCCTATTTTTTTAGCACGGTGAATGTTAAACATAGTTTTGCTTCTGGGAAGGTTGGTGCTATTCTTAAATTTCTTTTCCGATATTGATCTGCCAACAATTCCTACTGGTAGTCCATCTGGACTATGCACTGGAACCGTAACCATGTCCTGCTTAGGTGAATATCCTAGAGAAAAGTGTGCTATTGCAGACATATCGATTCCTCTAGATTTAAAATAGTTTTGTGCTTCTTGACTTGCAACTAGGTCATTATGTAAATTCTTTAGTATCTCTTCTGGAAACTCTACGAACTCTGGCTTATCTTCTAGCATATCGTTTAAAAGGTCGTCAAAGTTTTCTAGGGTCTCCGCTTCTTTTGAGTAAACATATCTCATAGCTTCAAAGTCATTCTTATGTAAAACTCTTTTAACTAATTCTATTAGCGATCCAGTTTCGCCACATGATGGATTAAAGCATAGCCATGCCCCAGTTGTTTTACTTATGCTACAACTTGCGCTGTGTCTGTTGGAATGAAATGGGCAGTAGAAAGAGATCTCTATATCTGTTTCACCAGCTACCTGTAAGCCAAGGCTTTTTACTATTGCCTTTATATGTTGCTTAGAGTATTGCGTGGTATCAGCTTTCCTTGCGTAATTGCTTCGTGCCGCCATGCCATCTTCTTTCCTACGTAAGTCCCATAGAGTGTCATTAGGAACATCCATGTTGTACCGTCAAATTCTACCGAAAAGTTAGTATCTATGTCAAGTACCCTAAGATAACCTTTGTCTCTCATCTGGTGAGTAAGCATACTTTCATATTGATGCTTAATGCGAACCATATCAGAGTCGTCTAAAAATTCAACTCTAACCTGAAATCTTTTTATCGGTTTGTGATTCATTATTCTGGAATGGATTCTCATAAATCTCTTTTACGATACCTCTGTTGATATCCCAATCTAAGTATAAACCAAATTCGTGTCCATGTCGATTCTTACGTGAAACAATCTCAATCATATTAGTTCCTGGGTATCTGTGCACAGCCATAGCCATATCTGCATCGTACTCGATAGCCTTTGACCATGCCACCTGCGACATCATTGGTGGGTTATCTTGGTCGGATACATCATCTGCGGTTGCTGCAGTGATATCAATAATAGGAATGTTGTTAGAGACCGCTAGCATTTTAAATTCACGAGAAACGTTTCTATTTCTTTCTACTTCAGAGTTGCTGCGCTTGTTATCATTAAACAACTGATGGTAGTCAAGGATAACTAGGTCTGGCTTATGCTGGTCAATCTTACCCTGAATAGTTGCTGGTGTGACTTCTGTATTGCCCTCATTTGAAATAAGGATAAAGCTATTCTTGTCAGCAAACTTCTTTGTAGACCATGAACGGAAGTCGTCAATATTAATATCTCCCTTTGAAAAGTCAGAAGCCTTAAATAGTCCAGAGCCAAGCATTGTATAAATACGATCACGCATATTCTCTGGTGACATTTCAAGAGAAACAATCATTGGCTTAAACCCTTGCTCCCATGCCTTACATGCAAGGTAGGAAGTAAACCATGTCTTACCACGCCCTGGCCAGCCGATAGCAACGATAAGGTGTCCTGGAGCCATACCTGTTGGGTATGCCAAGTCTATGGCCTCAAAACCCGTCTTGATGCCTGGAGAACCGCCCATCTCGGCAGAGCGTACTCTCAACAACTCCATATGTCTAATTGCTGCTTCGGCATCTGTAATGTCTAGATCTCGAACATTGTTAGTAAATCTACTTAGGCCTGCTAGTTGTGACTGCATGTTTTCAAGAACTCTAGATGCAGCATCTTCTTTAAGTGATGATCCTGCACGAAGAATAATAGTCTTAAGTTTATTTGAAATAAATTCATTCTTAAGTGTATCAAGGTAGTAACCAGTTTGACCCTTGACATCAACTGGCTCGAAGTCCTTAAACTTCTCCTGCAAGATTCCAGCCTCTGGCACAGCTTTAAATTTATAGTAATAGGATTTTAGCCCATCCCAAATATCTTTATGTGATGTAAATAGGTCGTCTACGTTGTCTGCAAGTAGTGTGCTTATGTCCTTATTCTTACATACTGCTGAGATTAGTTCCGCTTCTGTATTCACTCTACTCCGCCTTGCTCTACCATCTTCTTCGTTTCTTCTAGTAACAAACGACGCTTCTCTTTATCTTTTTCAATCTCAGTCCTTACTGTATCCATTTTATCAAAGTTATATAGGAAGAACTGTATCGTGTGGCCGTGTTTTGTTAAATGGAAATAGTATTCCAGCAACTCTTTTGCACGGTTAAATCCTACACTATCAATGACGTCTTGCATAGCCCACTTCTCACGGAATTTATTAATCGATGCCTCTTTGCCATATTTCTCTTTATACAAATTTTGAAATAGGCTAAGAAGGATGTAGGGCTCTTTATTATTTGCCACGCTTTAGCTCTTCCTCGACCTCTTCTGTTTTTTGAATTAGCTTATTCTCAACAAAAGCATATACTCGTTCCGTGGCAGCATCTACTGTTTCGCCTTGCCTTACGTCATCTTCAATGCCCACGCCAATTTTAATACTCTCATAGTTACCAAGGTTTCTAGTAAATGAAAGATCTACCTTTACTCTCGTTGTCATTTATGTTCCGCCTTCTTGTGTCTACTCAATGTATCGCTGGCAAAAATGCCCCAACGAACTTCTATGTCCCGCTTACAGATATCGCAAGTAACAACCCTACTTTTTTCCATCTTCCACTCTTTTCACAGTCACGGGGCCGTTCTTAGAATTCCAATTCTCAACTTCTTTTTCTCTTTTTCTTTTCTTTGCAGCGCCAGTTTCAAGTTTATATATTGCAATATAGCTCATTACTCCGCCTTCCATACTGGTACAAACTTTCCATCTTCTGTCTTAGTATACAATACTAAGTTGTTTTTGAGAAGGGCCTGGACCTCTGCTTTTGAAGGAATTTCTTTTGAGTGTCCTGAATCTAATATATGTTGGTGTATATCCAATATGTTCTTTTGATTAAACATATACTGAGACCAATTTTCGCTATCTGGTTGTCCTATTGGATATATCTTTTGAGGGGTGGCAACCTTTTCATTTAATATATATTCTTGTATAGTTACCCTATGCTTGTTAAGCATAGAGGCAACTTCTACAACAGTATAGGCTGTTTCCATATTCTTTTTAACTTGAGAATATGAATACATGACTCTCTTCTTGTCTGGGTAACACCAAGCAATCATTTCATCCTTTGATCTGGATGCCTTTAAAACTTTATGTATCTTATCGTTTAAGAAGAAATACCGTAAGCTTTTTGATTTGCCGTCTCTTTTGATTCCAGCCATTTTCCGAAAGCACTCGTTTCTTTATTGCACATCCAGCGTTTGCCGCACATGATACAGAATAATTCCATATGTAGTTTTTGAGAGAAAACTCTATCTACAAAAACTCGTCCATTACATTTTCCGCACCACATTATAGTGTAAACAACTTCCCGTCAACAACACATGAATAGTCAGGAGCCACATGGATCATCTGAATATGCGGGTAGTCGTTAACAATGTGAGCAATTGCAAATCCCTTTTGCCAGTCATGGTGTTGCATATATTTCATTCCTGGGCCCTTCTCATCACACATATGCCCAAGCTCGTAGCCACGAAGTGTTTCTCCCTCACCATTATTTCTTAGTTCATAAGTAACTAGGTGTGAGGCAATTCTATGAGAGTGTCCTCTAATCAATGAAATCTGAAGGTCTTCCATGTCTTTACGAACAGATCCAGTTGCTGCAATAGAGAGTCCATGGTGTACGTGAATATCTCCAAAGCGACGCTTTGGCAATTCGTTATAGTGAATATATTCATATCCTAGTGAGTCAAGTCCCCATAAAGCTTCTGGTGTTACTTCATTTATGTAGTCTGGAAGTTTTGCATCGACATAATTGAAGATTCTTACATCATGATTACCAAGCGCTGAAAATAATTGAGCCTCTGGTAGCATGTCTCTTGTCTTTGCATAAAAATCTCTTGCGCCTTTTGCTTCGTGACGCATCATTGGAACAATAAGATCCCTGCTATCTGTTTTATGAAGGTTTAAAAACTCTGCTGATCGACCTTCTGTGTACTTGCTGTAGCAAGCCTGATCGTCTGTGTCACCAAGGTAGTCAACGACATCTGGCTTAAACCACTTCATTACCTTAAACCAAAGTGCAATCATTTTATCATCCTGATATGGGAACTGCTGGTCGGATGAAATCATCCACTTTAAATCGTTACTCATTGTCTACCTTAATATGTAAAAAAGTCACGGGTACGTGACTTTGATGTTACAGTAATTGTAACATATTGATATGGCTTGTCAATAGGCTATTTAAGCCTGTGTGTTGTTATCTACGTTTCCTACTGCTATCCATCTTATAACCAGTCCGTCGGTTCCTGTTGCAATCGACGATGGGATCAGCAAGCACTTAAAACCAAGCTTTGTTGATTCTGTCAAACATACTGTATGCAAAGCCTTTACGCCAGCATTAGGATTTTCAATTTGTAGCGATACTGAAGGAATGTCGGTGAATGTAACATTACCGTATTCGACTGTATATGGGACAGCTTTCTTTGGCTCTGCCTTTGCTGGAAATGAGCTATGTATTGTAGTATTTGCAGACCTCAGACTAGGAGCTCCAGTTGTATTTGTAATATTAATTACAGTAATTTTTTCACCAAGAGCAACCTTAGCAATATTTGAATTCATTCTTTGGATGACTTCAGCAGATACTGGGTCTCCATCATTTATTACTACTGGGTCTATGTTGATAGCCATTATTACTCCTTAGCGTCTTCCGCATTCTTTGTATCTGTTAGCGTAGTCATTTCTGCACGTAGTATAGCGATATGTGTCTCATATTGTGAGACAATTTCTCCAATGCGCTGTTGTAGTGCTTGAACTACAAGTTCTAATTTTTCCATTATTTTTCCATTCTATTCATATAAAGAATACCATTAAGCCTGGATTCCGTCAAGTCTTTCCTTAAGTGTATCTACTTCATCTTTTAATTCTTGTATTGCTAATACCAATAGGGCAGACATTCTGTCATAGCCTATGCTTATTGGATCCCCCTGTAAATTGTAGTTTACAACTCCCCTAAATTCTGGAATTAGGGCGAGATCTTCTGCTATAAGTCCAGATTGTATTGGCTCAATGGCAAGCACATCATCGTTTATATAATTAAAGTTAACTGGCTTAACTCTTAAAGTCGCATCCAAATATCCAGACTTAGGTATTTCAACTATATTTTCCTTAAGGGTTCTGCTAGAACCCAGTACTTTTAGGTAGCCGCTTGAATTTTGAACAACAGATGTTCCAGAAGTATTTCCAGATCCAGTTGCTGAGTTCAATGAATTGGCAAATATTCTTCCGTCTGACCAGATTTTGGTAAGATCACCAGCATTAAATGAAAGAGTGCTTGTGCTTGCATATCCAAGAAAAACTGATCTATTTGCGTAGATAGTTCCGCTTCCCTGATTTTGCATATATAAATGTATTTGACCTGTGTCTGTTGATAAAACTAAAGAGCCATCATTTATTCCACCCGCAGAGCTTCCAGAATAGATATATGATGTTCCGCCTCCAGTGCTCATTGTCAAGCTTCCAGCGTACAGATAAGATTTTTGCATTTGATTGAATAGGTTGGAAGACTCTATCTTTACTCCTGGGCTATTAAACCAATCATTTCCGCTTGAGACTAGCTCAACATTTCCTTTAAATGTTCCGCTTGCTCCTGTTATATTACCCTTAAAATAACCATTATCTGCATACACATCGCCTCTAAATATTGCAGTTCCAGTAGATGCATCTAGTAGTATTGAGTATAGTCCAGTAGATGGATTTGTCATGTATAAACCAGTGTCATCTAAATAGACTGGCCTGGTTCCGCCAGAACTTATTTTCATATTGTTGCTTGCTTGCAAAGCATTAATAACTCTTGTAGTTGGATCTACGCTTAGCCCATTACCAGATTGAACTGCTGTCGCACCTTTAGCAGCATTTCCTCTTACAGTTGATGCTGCAACTCCGTCTACAGTTCCGCTAACATTACCAGTCAATGTTCCATTTGGCTGTAGCGCATTATCGGCAGCAGTTTTTGCTGCAATAGTGTCATCTAAAATTTGTTGTGCTGTTTTTGATGTACCGAATGTACTTCCAAGGCCAATGCTTCCACTAATAATCGCATTGGTTGCTCTTAGTACTCCAGAGGAGTCAACGCTGAAAGATGCATTTGCTGGATTATTGTTTCCAGACCATAGCTTATAATATGTTCCAGGCATTCCAGCAACACCCCAAGTTGTAGTTCCATCTATATAAACACTTGTAGCTAAAGAAGATCCAGCACGAATTTGTCCAGCGCTATCTAGGGATATATTATTTTTTGAAAGGGTTGTAGGCGACAGGGTCCATCCGCCAATAGTTCCTGCATTTGCAGTTATTGTTCCGTCTGCTGCATTTAATGTCACAGAGTTGGTGCCATTAGCAATTTTGAGTCCTGTTGAGTTTAAAGCAAAACCGTTCCCAGTTAATGTTCCTGCCGTATTGATTGTTCCATTATAAATAGATGCGCCAGATGTAGAAAGATTTATATTTCCGCCAATTGTTGCAGTTCCTGTTGCACCGATATTTCCATCTATGTTTAAGGTTGAGCCATCCCATTTAATGTAATTGCTGGTTGGTCCACCTACTTTAAATTCTGCTGTGCTGCCTGAGTTTATATACCAGTAGTTGCTTGAGTTAAAAAGTAAACCACGTTTTCCAGAAACAACTCCATCCCCAAATTTAAACGCTCCAGCAGATATATATCCATTCATGACTGGTGTTCCTGGTATTGCTAATGTGCCACCAGAGACATATCCAGAAGTTGTATTGTTGTATTGATCATATGTCGCTACTGCAAACTCGTATGTTACTCCAACGCCAAGCCCTTCTAATTTGTATGATGTACCAGAACCAGGAGAATCGGCATATGAATATACAGAGTCTCCAACAGGCTTAAACCTTATCCTGTATCCTCGAATGTCTCCAGATGTTACTGCGCTCCATTGTATTGTGGCATAGCCATTAAATCCAAGATAGGCAGATGGATCAATTCCACCACTTACTGTTGCTGAGCCAACCGCAGGTGGCCCATCAATATCAACAATAACTGGGTCTGTGGGTTTTATAACTCCACTTATGTAGTATTTGTTTGCACTTGTTGTATCGGCATGAAAAAATTTATCTCTGTGTAAAACCTTTATATATCTATCTGCTGTAGTTGATGTAAGAATATTTGCCTGTGTGGAATTTCCAACCCACACAACTGGCTCTGATCCAGTAAATGTTGAGGAGGTTCCTTCCCATATGATTGTATCTACATAGTTTTCCCAGGTTGGCTTATCCCATTTAACTTGATAAGAAAGGAGGCCAGAGGTAACAACAACATTTGCTGGCGGCTGTGTGTAATCTGGAACAGCTGCGGCAATCTGCTGTCTAGTTACAATAAATCTTGGTGATGGTGGACCAAATACAACAGTTTTATCTGCTGGGTCGTCGTTAGTTAATATGTATGAAAATATAAATGCGTAGTCTTTAAATAAGTTTAAGTCTATATTTTCTATGACTAAATCATAGGAGCTCTGGCTAGTAGATGATACAGCTTTAGCAGCAGCTGCTGCATCGGAAGATAGGTCTGGTGCTGCATCTTGTGGTGAAGGTTGATACCCACCAGAATCTAGGTAGTCAGCTTTTGCCATTTAAAAACTAAGTCCTAGTCTATATTCTATATCCATTTGCTTACCAGCAACCTTAACAATTTCAGAAGACAAAACAGATCGACTTATCAATCCGTATATTGGATCAAATGAATCCTCATCATTAATTCTTAAACCATCCATATATACTGTTGTGCCAGATGTTGTTTTTGACTTAGCCCCAACAAGTATTTTATTTATTGAGCTAGCGTCTGGCGTTCCAGATTTATACGAAGACCCTAGAAGCTCAGAAAGCGTTTTACTTTTAATTTTATCTGGTGTCTGCGGTGATGTTATTGATACGTCACCTGTAATTCTAGTTTCAAAATAATCAGTATCTCCGCTATAGAACCTTATGTACACATAGTCAAGATTAGTGTCTGCCTGTCTGAACGCAAGTGTTAGGCTGTCGTATATGCTGTAGCCAGACAAATCAAATGTGGCATTAAACCAATATTCTTTTGTAGAGTAAGTCGCTGGTGATGTTACTGCTGGTGCAGTTACTTGAAATAAGTATGATCCAAGCCTTGGTGTTGGAGTAGAAACAAGTGTTGGATTATTGCCAGATGAGTCTACCCATGGCAAAGCATTTTCAAAAGAGCTTATGTATCTATTAGAATAGTCTGACTTGCTTGTTGATTGTGATGGAAACAGTCCAACTTCCTTTATTGATCCAGCCACGTCATTAGGTAGTGAAGTCTTGTATATGACAGAGTATGTTGATATTCCAGTAACTGGGTCTGTTTCAATATTAGGCGAGTTCAGATCAACTGGGACTTTATAAAATTCAAAACCAAGTCTTGTATCATCGACTGTTGGGGTTTCAGACCCTATGCCAATAGCTATCGCCTTGCTGCTAAAACCTAGGGTGCCAGCTAAATAGTTTGTTAAGAATCTTTTTCCAAACTTAGTTAAAATATTATCCTGTCTATGAAGCTCTACGCCATCTTGATAAAAGATATAAGTGCCTTTCATCTCCATTATCCACCACCCCCTTGTACGCCACGAACGGCATCTCCTGAATTATTTTTTACATTAAAATTAAATTTTAATTTAGCATTTCCATTAATATCATTAACTACATCTATTTTCTTTAATGTTATATCTGCTAATGTTGGAAATGGCTTCTGACCAGTTCCATCATCTGGTATTGTGTACTCTTCGCCTTTTTTATAATTGCTGGTTGGTGGCTTTGAGTTTGGCAGTGTTAGTATTACACTTCCATCTAGTTGTGCTGTCACAACCAGGTCGTAATATTGACTTTTAAGAATGTCTACAAGCGGATCATCTGCTGGTAGCTGAATTTTCTGCTTAGTAGTAAAACCACTAAACTTTATCTTATTATTATCTACAGTTGCCATTTTATCATTCTACCATTTTATCCAGTATAAATCGACCTGCATTTTACTGAGGTTGATAGCCCATTGTCCCAGGAATGACCTATATCTAATACAACATATTTGCTTGCAGATTTGCCAGATGGAATTGTATCGTCTGAAGCATATACTGAGTTTAGGGGATATGATATCTCAACCATATCTCCTACTTGAATTAGAGGGTTTGGAAAGCATTGTATATCTATTGATGTCTGTTGTCTAGACCATTGGTCTTTCATCCATGTAGATAGCTCTTTTGCTTCCCGCTCTTTTTGTATCCAGGTTGAATCAAATCCAATAATTTCAATATCTTTTAACTTTGCTATTTCTGGGTCTATGTATTCAAATGGATCCGTTGCAACTATTTGATCTCCTACTACTTGAAAGCTTCTTGTCTGACCATCGGCAAGTGGAACAAAGGTTCCAGCATTATTTAAAACATATGCCTCTATGCCAAAAGAATTTACCGATGATCCAATAAGTGTAACAAATGGATTTAAAGTTATTTGTGCAAATCTTGGCTGGCCTGGTCTTTGTGCATACTTAGCACTTATATATTTTAGCTCTCTGGCTACTGGACCAAACTCTTTAAAGAAGGTTGGAGATGAAACCTTCGACCCCTTTGTTAAAACAAAGTCTCCAAAAGATTGAGATAGGTATGACTGTGAACCAAGCATTCCGCTATACGGATTATAAGGTGTAGTAGAAGCAAACTGAGATTCTGAAATTGCATTACTGTACAGGTAGTCGTAGCTAATTGAGCCCTTCTGTGAAAATAGGCCAACTTTTTCTGTTATAGGCAACACATAGCTAGCGCCGTTGTCTGTGGCTACAATTGTAGTGTTATCAAATTTAATTTTAAAGGTTCTTCTTGTTGTATCATAATTAACCTTAACGTCTAGGTTATATAGCTGACCACCAGAAACACCAGTTACAGTTGTTGTGTCTCCCTTTTGAGAATCTGTTATTGCAACTTGATAGGGCTTGGAGCCCTTTTTAAATCTCCACAATCTTATATTCTTGTCAGTCAATTTACCCGTGGCGGTTGTCTGTTCTGTTTTAATTTCAATGTAGTAACCAGTAGCTCCATTGTCCGATAGGCATATTGCAAGTCCACCTATTACCTGATCTGCGCCAGTTAATCGTCCAGCAGAGTCTTTCATTAGTGGAAAGTAGAAGCTCGTTCCAACAGAAAAGTTTTTTGTAGTTGAATCTATAAATTTTGCATCTATAGTTGCAACTGTATAGTTTTTATTTAATGACACGGTGCCTGGCTGTGATACTGTAAGCATAGATCTTGGCACACTTTTGCCAAAGCTATCAGAAGCCTCTATAGATATTTTAGAGTTGTCTATAGAAGGAGTGCCAGTAGACTGTGTGGCCTCTGTTAACAACCTTACCTCAAAGTCATCTTTGTAGTCCGCTATATCTACACTGTGTGAAGATACGGGAGTGCCGAATGCTCCTCTAGTTTTAATTCTATATTCTCCAGTTGGCTTAAAACTATTTACTTGACCTAGAGCCTGATACTTTTGAAGGTCTATGTCTGACTCTATCCATTGGCTCTGAGGGGAGCCAGCAAGGTCTGTATACGAATACCTGATTGCATCATACTCTATAACTTCATCATTTAAAACTAGGTACCCAGTTTTATTTAAAGCTCTTAGATCAAGCCCGTCCATTGTTGTTATTAAATTTATCCACAGAGAGGATCCAGCCAAAGAAGATGCTGCTAAATTCTTTACCAATGCGCCTGCTCCAAGAGAATACACTGGTGATTGCCATAGTAGATCAGCACCAGCATTATAAGAAGAACTCATTTGTGGTCTATAAAGAATTTTAACTCCCTGCACTGACGGCAAATCTTCTTTAGACATTGATATAATATTTGCTTCTTCTTGAGTAACTCCACTAGAAACAAGCGGGTTGTATCTAAAAGTAAAAGATTTAGTTTTATTTTTGTTATAAATCCATTCTCTTGTATAGAACTGAAGGATATTATTCTCATCAAATGTAGCTACCATTTGTGTGTCTTTACATAAGTCCTGTATACACTCCCAAACAGTTTTTGTATCGTCTGTATACCAGTAGTACGGAGTTATTGCAGATTTATCATTACCGTCTGGCGATAGGTTAAAGTTATAATTTGTAAACCCTATCCCATCCAGCAGTCTTTTAATAATAGCAGGTGACGGGGCATCTTTTATCAAAATATCTGGCGCTACTATTTTTTGCAATAACAAAGCCTGATCTAGTGCTTGCAAATCAACTTGACCAAATTCATCTACTGTCCAAGAATCTGCATAGAAGTATCCTTGCTGAATCTTTTCAATAGTGTTGTCTGATTTAGTTATATTGTAGTATGGTTTAAAAAGAACATTGTTATAAAAATATGACTTGGTTTTATCAAAAACAAATGTTTTGTCGTAAGAAATTCCAGACCTATCTTCAAAAAACAACCTAGCATTTAAAGAATTTGCAGTAACATTTCCTACTGGGGTTAGGCCGTTAGATGAATCAGATGCTTTTTTTTGTGTGCTAAATGACATTATCTTATCTGACATATCCTTTACATATCTAGCGGATATCTCAATTACACCCAAGTATGTGTCTGATACATTTATTGAATTGATCTCAACTACAATAGAGTCTATGTCTACTGGCTCCGTAGGAGATGTTGTCCATTCTGTTGTGGACCAGGTTGTTCCACCCTGATAGTATAGGTTAACAACACCAGTTGAATCAACGCTACCATTTGTTAAAACAGTTGTTGTTGTTCCGCCTTTTGTAATTTTTACTGTCCACGTTACTGGCTTTACATATGTCATGTCAGACCAGACTTTAGAAGTTCCATTGTCTGACACTAGGCTTCTTATTCCGTATGATGTTTCAAACTTAATAGATATCTTATTTGTAACTGTATTCTTGCCAGATGGATAGGAAACTGTTAATTTACAATTTGATAGAGATGTACCGCTTGATTTTGGCGTTACCCAATACTGATACTTATTCTTTGATCCAGCGTAATACATTCTGTATGGCTCTTTAATTAGTGTGTTGTACGGCAACAAAGCGTTATAAGTTATACCAGAATTACTTGTACTATTAGATATAAAGTATTTAATTCCAGCAGAAGATGGTCTCTTGGGGCTTATAATACTTGCAAGCGGGAATAGCTTTAAAAATGGTTTGTACTCTACGCCAGCAGAGTCTTTTAGCGTTACTGTTTCCCCACCAAGATTTTCAACAGTCACTCCAGCAATAAGGTCGTTCATGTTATATTCAGCCCACAGCCCTGGTGACATTGATAAAGTTGAAGACTTTTTAATTTGATTTAAAATGTCTGTTGATGAGCTTAACATTATACTTGTTCCAGTGTTAGGCTAACATCCCAAAATTCTTGTGGATCTACTCCGCTTACCATTTTGACATTTCTTTTATTTAGGCTAAAGCTGCAATTGGTAAACATGACTGTTATTATTTCATCTCTTGCTGAGACTCCGTTGTAAGATATTTTTAATTTAAATGAGCCTATTCCTTTTGCTTTATAGAATGCTCTAATTTGTTCTGCGCCGTAGCCGCCATCGACAGTCATTGTGCTTGTTGAAGGCAATGTATTCCATGAGCACTGAATAGAATACTTATCCGCAATAAATATTTTACGCATAGTTCCATTAGCCATACGCTCTGCTCTTTCAATTCTATTTGTATCTAAGGATACTGGCTGCCTATTGTGCTCGGACAGCTTAGTCCAGGTAGGGGTAGTTGCATCTGTTCCAGTGTCAATAAACAGTAGTGATCCTACAGGTAAAGTTAGCGCCATTATGTCCTCTTTGTTCCTACCATTTTAGCATTAAGCTTTGCATCTTGTCCAATAGCTTGCTTTGTCATTGTTACAACCTGTCTTACAAACGATTCCGTATTCATTCCATCAGATGGATAAATGTTTTGTGTTAAATTAATTGTGCTTCCTGATCCAACATTGAATGCCGCTGCTTGGAAATTAGACTGTGGAACAGAATACTGCATGTTGTTAATTCTTTCAAGAAGTGGAAGTATTCCTGGTTGTCTTACAGCTTGGGCGTTTACAACAAACTCTCCATTTGAAACATATGCTCCAGAAGCATACTTGCCTTTTGGCATCATTGGCATATAAATAGAATCAGATGTACCAGTTCCTGGTCCAGAAAGTAGACCGCCATCTTTATAGGACTTAACCCTTCCACTCTGATCTCCCATGGCTGCAAGCCATGAACCAATTATTTTTCCATCTTGCATTACCATTCCATTAGAAGTATAAGTAGTGTCACCCTGTAGCCAGGAAGATTTATGAGCCTTATAAAATGCTCTCATTGCTGCATCTCTGCTTGCGAACTCTTTACCGCTTAGCTTAGAATCTGGGATTATATATGACTGGGTCTGGGACGGAGATCCTACTGGCATAGATTCATATTCTTTTTTAGTGACCTTCTTGCCAGACTGTGTAAAGTATTGGATAGGGTCTCCAGTTGCTCCTGTACCAGTTTTCTTTCCAGCAATTTTTCCAGGATCTGCCAGTGTTGCTGTCTTTGAGCCAGCGTTACCAAGATCTATTTTCTTGCCATTAATAATTACATCACCGTTTACAACAATTCCTTGTTCTTTTAGCGATGCCTCAAGGCCAGATGATACTGAATCGAATAGAGCCTGCCCTGCAGCAATTCCAACATTTCCATCTTTATCTTTTGGAAGCCCAGACATATCTACCTTTGCATCTGTCGCTGCTTGAGTAATTGCTGCAAGCATTCCCTTAGCTTCATCTGTTGTCTTCCACTTCTTAAGGTCATCCTTATGAATCTCAATGGCCAGTCTATATGTAGTCATGGCTTTATTTAAGGCTTCAATTTTACCTTCATTAGTTTCAATTTCTTTAGTTACGTCGCCAAGCTTTTCTCCTGCGTATGCAGCTGCATCGCCAAGATCTTGCTGCTTTTTAGCCATGGCTTCTGCCGCTTTTTTAAGAGGGGCATTTGCTTTTTCTGTTGCTGCGTCGATGGCCTTAATCTGTGCGTCATACTGCTGTGTAGCAACCAGGCCTTCAAGATCAAGTCTTGCTTGCTGTGCACCAGCTGTGTTTCCAGTAGCCTCTGCATTTTGAAGCTCAAGTTTTTTAGCCTCAATTGCTCTTCCAGAATCTTGCTCATTCTTTTTATCCTGGAGTGCTTTCTTTCTTGCATCCGCTAATTTATTGTTGGCATCAATTTGCTTGTTAATTGCAGCAAGTCTATCTCTATCAGATATTTGTTGTGCTACTGACTGTCCCTTTAATGCCTTTTGATATTTTTCTTGCAATCCCTTAAGTTTATCTAATGCAACATATTGCGCCTTTAGTATTCCGCCTCTGTTTGTTGTTTCAACGCCCTTTGCAACGGCGCTTTGCAAAGCATACAGAGCATTTGTTTGTGCAGCAGAAAGTCCAGATAGATCTCCAATAAATCCTCTTGCTTCAATTCTAGTTTTTTTCCAAAGAGTTAGCGCAGTATCTTGCTCAGAGGCAATCTTTCTTAATGCAGGATTTTGTTTTTCCATTTCATCAAGTGTTTCTTTGCTAAGTCTTTTCTGTCCTTCTAGCTTACTTGAGATCTGATCTAGTGCCTGTTTTTCTGCATCCCATTTAATCTTATCTGACTCGGCTGTACTAATAAATGAAGGCTTGCTCTTATCTTTTTTACGTGCCTTCATTGCATCAGACTCTTTATCTGCAATTGCAGTATCAATTCCCATTGCTGCAGTGTTAAGAGCATTTGCTTGTTCAGTTGGGTCTAAATCTTTTCTAACTGCATCGCTGTACGTGTTAAGTGCTTCACGGGCTGCATCAACAGAAGTTTTAATATTCATAAAGGCTTTAGATGAAGTTGTAAAAGCTGATGTGTTATTTGATTGATTGGAGGCTTTATACATTGCATAAATTTTTGCTGTGGCGTCCTCTGCAGACATACCCATAGCCATAAGTTGCTCTTTTAATCTTATAGCAAGGTCTGCCTGATCATCATAGCTTGTCTTATTGATAAGCGCTATCTGATCTTTATATACAGAATTAACTTCTTTCTTTAATTTTTTGTATTGCTCTATAGTTAATTTTAGTGGCGTTCCAGATGTAGTCATGCTCTCATACATCATTTGATTTCTTTCTTTAACAGCTTGAGCATCCGCTACAGTTTCTTTTAATTTTTTATTAAAGTCGGTAAATCTAAGCCCAGCCTTCTTTGCTGCCTCCGCTGTCATTCCATAGCCTAGTGCATTTAATCTCATGCTTTCTTGATGATTTTTCCATAGTTTAATTCCAAGAGTTACCGCTGTAACAGCTCCGAAAGCGATTAGATTAAATCTAGTCATTGCAAGTCCAAGCTTTCCAATAACTGCCTGGAACTTCTTGCCGCTGGTTGCCATCTCTGTTATTGCAGTTCCATACTTAGTTAGGCCACCAGTTTTTCCAGATATAACTCCTACTGGTGTCGTCATCGATGCAGGAACTTTTGACATTAGCTTGCCCTTACCTCCGCCGCCCATCATCGCAGCAGATTGCATCATCATGGGTAGCATAAAGCCAACTTGTTGAATTATCATAGATATGATTGGGTTTGCAACCTTGCTAGCAATAAATTGTGCTCCTGCTGCGACTGCCATACCTCCAGCAATCTGTCCGCCAATTCCGTATTTATTATTTGGAACTATGCCACCAGAAACTCTAGGAACAAAAAGTTCAGGTCCTTTTTCTCCAACAATATAGGCCTGTCCTCCATTAACTGGGCCGCCCTTTTCTCTTCCCTCTAGACCAAATATGATCTTCTTTAAAGATTCTGTAAGCGGGGTATCTTTTTTAGATTCCCAGTTTAAATACTTTTGTCTTAAAATATCTTTATCTATTGGCGATAGTTGTTTTAATACAGACCTATCTCCAATCAAATCTGATGCGGCTGATCTTACTACTGCGTCTAAAACGTCTGGTTCCAGTGCATTCTTTAAAGATCCTTTTGCATCCTTGACATATCCATAAGGCTTTTCTTTAGCAAGAGCTGCTGCAAATTTATCATAGAATAATTTTTGAGTATGCTTTCTTAATCCAGTATTTGCAAATAAGGTGTTAGCCATTTCAATAGATAATGAGTTTACGCCCCATGGCGCTGACTCATACATGCTTGGCTTTGGTGCACCTGTTGGTCCAAAGCCTGCACCGATTCTATGCATTGCTTTGCCTTTTAATACATTACCAATCATTCCGCCAATAGCAAATCCATTTGCTGAGGATTTAAATCCAGCATCCGATAGGCTAACAATATGTCCAGACTGTCTTCTCTTTAGTTCTTCTGCTGCTGCAATCTTAGCAAGTGCCGCTGGTGTAAGGTTAGTTTCTTTTGAAGGAACTACTGCAGAGTGTACTCCGTGAAGTTCTCTCCACTTTACATCTCTTGCATCTTCAAGTCTTTTAATCATTTTTGCATAGACAACTTTTTCTTGCTGATTTAGATCAAAGCTTCCAATAGTTTTTTTCAGTCTTGGCAAAGTTGCTTCAATTTCTTCAAGCATTCTTGAATTATAAGCGTCTGGGGTCATACCCTTTGGAATGTCCATTGTAGACTCAGCAAAAAACTTCTTTGCTCCGCTTCCCTTAATTCCAAGCAAATTAACCATTGCCTGATCTCCAACTGAAGGCATGAATCCAGCATAATCTCTTAAGCCAGATGCTGTTGAGAATACTCCAGCAGTTCCTACATCTGATAATACATTTCCAGATAAGTTTCCTCTGCCTAAATCTTTATCTCCACGAAGAGATGACGCAAGAAGCTGTCTAAAATACTCATCTGTAGTAAATTTACCATCTTGCACAGTAAGGGCTTTATCGAATGGTGATTCGAGAACTAGTAGCTTTCTCAATCCCTTTGGATCGGTTGGATCACGCATTACATTAAGAGTTTGTTTTGGAGCCTTTAGTCCATGTGCTTCACGAGCAATTTGTGTTGCTCTCATTTCAGCAAGTGCTGCCTTTTCATCAAGCATTGGTTTAACAAAAACCTTTTCGCCGTTTCTTGTATATACGCCACCAATACCAGGAACTGGGAAGCTTCTTCCAGATGTTGGCTCTAGCAAATCTCCATATTCTGTTACTGGATGCTTTGCAAATCTAGAATCTTTAACTGCAATGTCTGCCTTTTCCATTGCTGCTTTCATTGCTCTTTGTTGTTCTACCTGCTTAATTGTTTTAGGCATACCAAGGAACATTGCTTTTCCTCCGCCAAATAATCTTTGTGCAAACTGTCCTGGAATTTCTCCGCCTGAATTTGCTGCAATTTCCTTTGTTAGCGGAAGAGCTCTGCCTCTTGTAAGGAGAAGTCTCATCATCTGAGTAATCATGTGACCTCTTTGAATTACAGGCATTCTCTTAATAAGGTTTTGTGCATTTCCATACTTAAGCTCTTTTGCTAATAGATCTGCAGTTTCTCTTGCAGCGTTACCAGTCAATGGGACTCTGTCTACAAATTTACCCTGCGTCATAGAAGCCAGCCAGTTTGTAAAGTTATTAACCTTACTGCTTCCAGCCATAGCTAAGTATGCGTTTCCTCTTGTTCTGTTACTCTTTATGTTTCCATTCTCTTCAGTAAAGAAATTTCTATCTTGATCTAGGTGCTCTGATGCGTAGTCAAGCTTTCCATTTGCTGTAAATGTATTCATCACTCTCTGTAGAGAAACTTGGTCTATATCTGCTCTAGCCATCAGCGCAGCAACTAGGCTTCTAGTTGGTTGAATTCTTGCATTAGCAGATGGTCTTCCTCCAGGCTTTAGCTCTTCGGCTTTGTCCTGCCATAATAGGTCTTTGTATTTTGCTTTTGAAGTTGACCCATCTTTATTTACTACTGTTCGCCCCATGCCTTGCATGTCAATATACTCTTGCATACGTCTGGACTGTTGTATTCTAAATCTATTAAAAGCTTTTCTATCTACCTGACCAGTTTTTGGATCTTTAGTTCTTTGCATAGCTTCTTCAAAATCTCTTTTTGCCATAGAGACTGCTTCGTCTTCACTAAATCCTAAATGATTTAATACTGCTGCATCGTGTAATATGACTCTATTTTTTAAAGATGCGTCATAGCTAGGATCTGAATTTCTTGTTAGCCAGCCCTTTAATCCAGTAAATAAGTTTTCTGAAAGCCCTCCTCCAAGATTTCTTCCAAGGCCAGATGTATTTCCAGGCCCACCATTTAATGCATGCATTAGTGGCATATTGTCCTGTGCAATATCTGCTGGAATGACTGCTTCGCCAGGTGTTAGAACTACTGGTACTTGCCCTCCATCTGCAAATGCTGGGGTTCCGCCAAGAAGATTGCTTATGATTGGCATATTTTCTTGTGTTGATTTTTTATTAATTACAAATGATCCAGCCTCAGCTGTTGTATGGTATGTATCGCTATTTCCTGTTCCAGGGACTATTCCGCCATCTGCAAACTTAGGTTTTGTTGTTTGAATATTATATCCTGCGCCCGATGTTCTAACTCCACCAAGTGCTCTTGCAATCTTGTCAACAATATCTTTTGTTGTTCCTTTATGGAACATTTCCTTCATGTTTGATTTTCCAGTTAAAGGATCTACAACTGGTTGTGACGTCAATGGGACTGTAGTTAGATTTGCAACTCTTCCCATACCAGCTGCAGTTGCTGCTGCAGTTTCGGCAAGCATTGCCTCTACTGTCGCATTCATCTGCATAACTTTTGCTCTCGCTTGATCTACAGTTATCTTGCTAGCCTGCAGCTGTGCAACTATTGCTTCTGTTTCGGCAGCAGCTAATTGTGTTATTTCAGAAAATTGTGGTAGTAATGCTTGATAAGAATCTGCTAGGCTTGATGTAACTGTGCCAGTTGCCATTACTTCTGCCTTTAATATCTTTATTTCTGCTTCGGACTGCATCGCTATTGCTGCTGTCATTGCATGCCATTTTGCTGCCTCTTGTGCAACGATACCAGTTGAAGTTCCGTTAACAGATGTAACTCCTGGAATCTTTGGCATATCTTGATTCATGTATGCTTGTGGATTTTTTCCAATTCTTACATTTACTGGACCAGCTCCAGGAACTGTTCCAAATATTGTTCCCATCTGCTGGCTCTGTGCTGGTATAAGGTGGGACATATCTCTTGAATATGGTGCTCCAATTAATGGATTATCTTTATCTACAATTCGTTGTCCTGCTCCGCCTGCAGCAATTACTCCACCTGCAATTGTTGATATAGCTGGCTGAACTGCAACTTTTGCTGCATTCGCTTTTAGCTCAAGGTTATTAAAAGACTGTGTTAATGTATTTACTGCATTTGATAAAACAATTGTTGCTTCTGAGTCTGAATAGAACGAAGTTGCTAATCCTTTTGCTGCTGCTTCTGCAGCCATGATTTCTGGGGTAAGTAGCTTGAATCCTTGGCCACCTTTAGCAAGTTGTCTTAAATGGAATATACCCTTTACAACATATCCAATAAAGTTGCCCATCACACCAGCCATCATAATAAGAGGACCAGCAATTGCTGTTAGGCCTCCTAATGCATTCAAGAATGTTTTAACTGGGCCTGGAAGGTGCTGGAAGAACTTGATGATTGAATCTACAACTTTTAATACTTGTGTGCTTATTCTTAAGAACTGCTCACCTGTTTGTGCTAAATCTGCCTGTACTGATGCCCATGCTCTTTTAAATTGTCCAGATGCTGACTCTGTCATCATCTTTAATTCTCGCTCAGATATCTGTGCAAGATCTACTGCGCTTGCCTTCATTAAGTCCATGACTTGAAGTGTCTGCGATCCTTGCTTTCCTAGGTTTTCAAATAGTGCAGACATTCTTGCAAACTGGAACTTACCAAATAGCTGCTCAATTGCTCTTGACTTATCTAATGGGTTTAGTTTGTCTAGCGCTGCCTGCAACGCCATAATAGTTCCTGTTAAGTCACCAGCGTTACTATTTACAATACCCTTTAAATCGATTCCAAATCCTGCAAACTGCTCGGTTGCAACTTTAGTTGGGTTAATAAGAGAAGCCATTGCTGACTTAATTGCGTTAGCGCCTTCAGCAGCATTTACTCCACCTTCTTTCATGGCAGTAAGGTAAAGTGCTAAATCTTTTACATCTCCGCCAAGCGATTTAATTACTGGTCCTGCTTTAGGGATTGCTTCAGTTAAATCTGCAAGGCTTGTTGATGTCTGGTTTTCAACTGCGTTGAGGAAGTCGATTGACTGTGTAAGCTCTTCTGTATTTTGCTTAAATGCATTTTGAATAGCAAGCGTTGCTTTCATAGCATCTTGTCTATCTACTTCACCAAGAACTGCAAGTCTTGTTGTTTGCTGGGTAGCTTGAATTAAATCATTTCCCTGCTGACCAGTTGCTGCAAGGTCAGCTGCTAATGCAATTGTTTCTTTGTATGCAACTCCGTATGAGCTAGCAATCTCTTTTGCTGTAGCCTTTACGTCTTTTCTAACCTGAGCTAAGTCTGCTGAAGATGTCGCTGCAAGACCGCCATAAACTTTTGTAAGTCTTACTAGCTCTGCATCTGCTTCTCTAAATGCTTTTTGTGCAGCCATTCCAAATGCTGCAAGAGGTACAGTTAAACCAACAGTTAACTGACGACCAGCCCACTGTGTATTCTTACCCCAGTTAATAAGCTGATTAGATCCATCAAGCATAACCTTGTTCATGATTGCTGCTTCTTGGCGAGCAAGTGCCATCTTGTTCTTTACTTCATCTAAGCCTTTTGCAACCATTACGTTGTACTGCATTAGGCCTTGTGCATTTTTACCAACTGGCTGAACTATTGCTTGCTGAAGCATTACTTGCTGCTTTGCAAGATCTCTAATTAAGTTGCTAGTTTTCTTTGTGTGGCCGTTCCAAGCATTATAGTAATCGTTGAGCTTTAAACGGCCTCTATCTAAGTTCTTGCCGAACTTGTCTACGTCTGAAGATAGTGATACAAAGTGTGAAGAGAACTGGCCAGTTGAACGCATCGTTTCTGCAAACGACTTGTTCATCACTGCAATTTGATTTGCAAGCTTGGCGTTAGTTCCCGCTGTTGTTTCTTGTAATTTTACGAGTTGGGCAGTAACCGCAGCTAGTTGAGTTCTTAAACTCGTGAAGTCTGCGTGGGCGGTAATATTGGTCGTGATTAAATTATCTGCCATATACTTATATTACTCTATTCGGTATCCTAATCCTGCTCCGACGCCAAAACCAGCTTCGCTGGCAAAAGATCCTTGTAATGAAACAACATCATCTGCTGCTGCATTTATACCAAGCGCTCTTCTTCTAACATCTTCGAAGGAGGAACCCTCCTCATTTTCATTACTGCTTTCATTTAAATCTACTCCCTGAATTGAAGCTAAGAATCTTCTTTTCTCCGATTCAGTCTTTTGCATTGATTTAAAAGTCTGGATTAACTCTGGCATTGAAAGATTATCTTCTAATTGTTCGTAATTTATCCAATTACCAAGAAGAAAAACTTCCCCTTCTAAAGCGGCTAGATCTAGTTCTGACCAGCCAGTACTGCTGCCGCTAGTAGGTTTGGGTCGTCCATCTTAATTCCTCCGCAAACTTCTAGAATGCGATTGATAGTTGGAACGTCAAGTGTGTCTTCAAATGCGTCTTTATCTGCTACTAGGTCTGGGAGTTGCTTTTGTAGTGCCACTCCGCATGCCTCAATAAGAATTGTCAATGTCTCATCTTCTGATGTTACTTCTTGTGTTCTCTGAATGACTTTCATAAACTCACGAAGCTCTTTAATTGTTAAAGGCTTGAGTTTAACTGTTGCGCCATTTTGTAGTTGAATTTCTTCAACATCATATACTGTAGTTGCCAATTTAATCCTCCTAGGATTTCGTCTTAATTATTGTATCATATCGGAAATATCATAGCAATAGAAAACCCCCTAATTTCTTAGGGGGCAATCTATTAATTAATTATATTAATTAGGCTGTCTTGTTAAGAACACGGTCTACGATGAAACCATATTCCTGACCTGACTTTGAGCCGTCTGGAAGCAAACGGAATGTAACTGGGAATGTTGATGCTGCGTTACGAGCCAAAGAGAACTGTGACTGTTGTACAGAAAGAACACGACGTGCATAGTATACACGCTCTGCCTTTGATACACCTGCTCCAGAAGTTGGAGCCTGACCTACTGCAACAAGCTGACGCTCTGTTGGAGCCTCGCCGAGAGCACCACCAGCAAGACCAAGCTTGTCTACTGTTGCTCCTTCTGTGAGTGTGCTTGAGCTCTGGCCGAATACTGTAAGAACATTCTCTAGAGTACCTTCTGCCATTTCTGTAGCGATCATAACTTCCATTGACTCCTTGAAAAGCTTTGCTGTATCAAGAAGCTGATCTACTGTAACTGAACCGTATGAAGGGTTGTATGTTACCTGAAGACCATTGTTTGTGTAACCAACGTTTCTGTAATAGAATGCTGGTGTAGTTGTGCTAGTTACCTCATTCAAGGTATCTGTGTAAGACTTTCCGTCTGCTGATGCTGTTGGTGCTGAAAATGCTGGTGCTGTTGAACCAACTTCTCCAGGTGCAAAATTCTCGACGTATCCTGATGTTGTAACGTCTAAGTTTGTGATAAATAGTGGTGAAGCACCAACTAGAATATTCTTAGCATTACCTGCAATTTGATTTGCCATTTGTAAAACCTCCTGTTAAATAAACATATATATATATTGACTTACATTTTAAATCTAATCAAAGCTGGCTAGGCTCTCTTTTTCCTCTTAGCTAATTTTACTGGATAACTAGACTAAAAGCAACTAGTTGAATCTGCCCTTGGAATCGGTGGTCCTTGAATACTTGACCTCTAGGATGACATCTGTGGATATAAAACCCTGAAGTTCTGCTGAAGGCTCTATGGGTGATGTCTCGACCACATGAATGCTGTGGAATATTAATTTATCTGTATCTCTGGCATTATTGGCATCCCTGGCTGACTCATCCATTCTGCGGAATAGGTCCATCATGAGGTTTCTTATTTCATATACCTCTGTGATATCTGTAGAGTAAATTGTAAATAGGACCTTTTCGCAGGCTATTAGCCAGATGTCCTCAAATGACATTCCGATCTTATCGTACACAATATGTTTTTTGCCATTTAGGAATTGATCCATTTCTGGTGACTGCTGAACGGGGATAATAGGAATTATTTCTCTTCCTAGATTATCTGAATAGTAGTCATACGGATCAAATATTCCAGCGTCTTTTAATTCTTTCCACAAAAATTTACGAAGCTCAAACATTGCGTCTATTTTATAGTCTACCGTCATAGTGAGCCTCCAAATGCTGCCTGTAGTGATGCGTCCGCCTGTGTTCTTATTTTACCAGGACTGAAGCTATATTGCACCTTCTTTATACTAATTGGAATATTTAATGCTTTTGTCATTTTTGAGTTAAATATTCTTTGTAGTCCTGATGACTTTATGGATGAATTTACTAGCTGCCCGCCAAAAAATCTTCCGTAAGATAATGCGAATTGATTTGTTACCTGTGCTCCTCCTGGCCTCTTGACGGTCACTGACGTGCCTTTAGGCATAAACACTGTTTCACCATCTAGTTCAAATACTAGGCGCTCAGCGGACCTTGGGCGGATTACTACGGGCATCCCAGTCTCCATCACAAGAGCTTTATTTGCAAATATGTATTTCTTCTTTTGTTTTTTATTTTTAGATGGGACTGAAGATTTAGATAATTTAAAATCATAATTGATTCTAAAAGAAAGTCCGTCAGTATCAAATCTAGATAGCCTAAATAGTCTCGATGTTGGAACGCCAACCTTGTTCCATTCATAAACGTGATGCAATGATCTTGGTCTTACCCTTGCCTGTGAATCAATATATTCGCCAAAATCTTTTTCTATTTGATTAAATATTGTTGTTTTAAATAAATTCTTAAACTCAGCATTTGTTGTTAGCTTTGAAAGCACCGCTGCTTCATAATACAAGAATGCAGATACTTGTGCCACTGTACTATCCCTAAGAACTCCTGGGGCTGAACCTGCCATTAATCTTTCAAGTCCGCTGGCAGTTTGAATTAAGGCTACGCTAGAATCCAATTTCCTGGTTCTCCGATCTCTTTGCAACAGAGTTGTATGCAAGAACATTACCAAATGGATCGGTAATCGGGGTAGAGCTTATTACCTCAAATACTGTTGGTGTATTGTTTGGATAATTTATTTCTTTCCATATTACATTGCCAGACATATCTCTAACATTAGTAATCTTTTCTCTATATGTTATCTGGTCTGGTGTTCTGATTTCAAGCATTTGTTCATTTATGTATCTATTGTTAAATATCTGTTTATCTCCGCCTCGACCAGAACCAGAATTTGAAATTATTCCTTTTGCCGCACATGGCACGGACCTAGTAAATATCCATTCCTTTTTAATAGCCCCAGTATTCTCATCCTGAGTGTCTAATTGAAGATAGATGTCTAGCTTCATTGGCATTAATGAAGTTGCTAGGCTCATTTAAATTATAACCATGCCGTTTGTGACATATGGTGCAAGTAATTGATCTGCATATAGACTTCCAGTTCCTTTATGTGCACTATCCATAAATTCAAACTTCCAGTCAAATGTACTTATGTTTTTTACGTATCTATCTTTCCAAGTACGATCTTTTTCAAAGTACTGCTGCATTAATGTCAGGCAAGCTTCAGACACATTATCTGGCACACGCTCCCAACCGTACCATCCAGTAACAACATATTTATAATCTTTTTTAAAAGCTCCAAAGTAGGATCTATCATTAATGCTTGGAGGAACTAGCCCATTAGCTGTGTATACTAAATTGTCATACATATCTTGTTTATTTACTGCAAGACCATAATTTGATTCAGATATCTTTAAATCATAGGGCCAATTATTAATTTGTGACGGATAATCTTTTAGCACAATGTCTTCTTCTTTAAGAACGGTAATCCCAATAATTCTTGTTTTTAATGGAAGTATGTCTGTTCCATTGCCATACTGCGTCTCTGTCATATATCTTTGTGAAAAGAATTGATTTGTATAAGCATCAATTAGTTTTCTTGCATATCGTTCTGCATTTTTTAATTCATTATATGACCTATAGTTTGGATCAGATACGTCTGTTCCAACATTTAGTCTATCAAGAGATTCAGAAATGCTGACGTATGGTCTAACAACATCTAGTATTTGCTTGTGTGTTGTTGGTGTTCCATTTACAGAATAGCTCCATGTAATTTCTAATGTTGGCTCATTAAAATTAGATGCGGCTTGTGGAATTATAATTTCATAAGTTCCAAAATCTGAATCCAACTTTGTTGCAGTGTAGGAGGCTGACGGCAGGCTACCAAACGGTGCTCCGTCTGGGTTTGATCTTTTAACTAATGCAGTGACTGTTCCATCTGCATCGGTTATTTCACCTGCCCAGTAAATTTTAGTTATTACTCTTGAGGCTTGATCTTTATATATTTCTGCCATTAACTTATGTTAACGTTTAGTTATAGAAGTCTTGAACTTCCTTTGGTGTCGCTAAACGAAAACCCTCCTCTGTATCAAAGATTTTTTGAGCATCTTCTTCTGACATAGCCACAAAAGGATGGTCCTTTGTAAAAGTTTTTCCATGAATATCGTATCTCATGTTCTCTCTTGTCATTCTAACTAAGATTGTATCTTCAGCCTGTGCCTTTGGGTCAAACTTTGGAAGAATTTCAATTTCTTCTGTGTCCTTCTCAATTGCATCTAATGTGCTTTGATATACGCTCCAAGTAACGCCTTCTTCTGCTAGAGCAGCAATAATGTCTTTTTTATTCTTTAGGCCTTCTGTATCAACCGCAAAATCTGTTGCAATTATTTTTAATTCAGCTACCTTTAATGTGTCAAACGACATATTCTATTTCTCCTTTTTCTAGGTCCTTTAATTATAGCATTGTTAAATTTAAATGAAAAGCCCCCAAAATTAATTGGGGGCCTTTCGGTAGTTTAATTCTTAATTAATTAAGAAGCAACCTTAACGTTCTTTACAACTACCCAAGCGTCTGCCTGCTCGATTTGAACGCCAACACGAGTATACATTGTGTACTCGATTGAGTCCTTACGTGGCCAGAAGAAGCGGTAAACAGTAACATCACGCTTGATACCAATAACAACGTTATTTGGGAATGTCAAGTGGATATCTCCGTGTGAACCTGATGGGCTTGCGTATGTACCTGTCTGTGTCTCAGGAAGCAATGGAACTTCAACGATTGGAATACCAAATGCGTATGGAGCGACATAACCTGCTGGACCACCAAGAACTGGAACATCTCCACGGATGATGCCTGAAGCAATGTCCTGTGGGTTAACATTCTGAATGTTTGTTGATGTTGAGTATAGGTAATCTTGGATCAAGTTTGATCCTGCAAGGAAGCGAAGGTCTGTACGACGTTGCTTGTACTTACGTGGAAGAGCCTTAAGAGCTGAGTTAAATACTGCACGAGAAACTGCAGCACCTGCAGCATCGACAACGTGACCGCTTGTCTTTGCCTTCTTAACTACACCGTCAAAAGACTTGTATAGTGCATCGCTTGAAAGTGATGTATCACCGTTAAGAATAACATCTTCGATGTCATTTCCTGCCTGTGTTGCCATCATACGTGCAATGTGATCTTCTAGATCTGCACCTTCAATGTTGTCTTCTAGAGACTCTGTTGAAAGCTCCCAGTCCATGCGAAGCTTCTTAGTTGTGAGAGAAATTTTTGAGAAAGTAACACCTGAGTTAGCTCCTGTGTTTTCGCCTTCAGATGCAAGCTTTACAAGCTTCTCTCCTACGGACATACGATCAATTTCTGTTGTGTCAGCTTTCATGCGGACTGTACGTGCAACCTTACCAATTACGGTAGCATCGAACATATAGTCCAAGAATCGTGCTGATTGTTCTGGGTTTAGAAGTCCACCGTTGCCATTTTCTGAAGCAACATGAACGCCTGAACCACCTGTTGAAGAACCGAACCCAGTTGATACTGTTGCACCAGCTGCTGCGGCCTTTTCTAATAATTCATTACTCATTTTTATTTCACCTACCTTATTTTAGTTAAAGATTTCATTTACGGAACCGAGGAAAGCTCCAGACCATTTTGATTTTGATTTGGTAAATACCTCAGACCCGCCAAGGTCAGAGGACTTCTTAATTGCGGTATCGCCTTCTACGGCATCAACCTGCTTTTGAACACCATCAATGGTGCCCTTTATTTCTGTCACAGCTGCACTAAGTGCACTGTGCTTTTCTGCCAACTCAGAAATTCTATCATCGACGCTCTTGCTGAAAGCTTCAACAGATGTTTTAATTTCTGTAACTTGTGCAGCATTTGCTTCTGTAGCTTTTGTGAGTGTCTCTGCGAAAAAGCCTTTGAGATCGCCTAACATTTTTGCAAAATCAGGTTCATCAACCATAACTTCTACTGTATCGGCTGCTTTTTCAACGTTGTCGGCAGAGGTATCTTCAGCTGTAACTTCTACAGCTTCCAATGATTTGTCAAAAAGATTGACATTTGATTCATCGTTAGCTTCCGCTACGACTTCCTCAACTTCTGGAGTAACTTCGGCTGGCGCTTCAACAATTGCTTCTGCAACTACTTCTGCATCATTACCTACATTAAGTTTTTCCATGTCATTACCTCCTTCTACGTTTGCCTGTTTTGCTAATTGTGTTTCAGGCAACGGTAATCTTGACTTCTTAAATGAAGCAAGAATTTTATCTATTTCTTTTGACTTGTTAATGTCTGAACTTTCTACCCAACCGATTAGCGCAGCTGGTTTTCCAGATATTGGTGAATCAAAAGTTTTTTCTGTAGACATAAACACTGAGTCGCTGTCTTCGCAATAAAAAATATTTTCTGTTACTACATTTGTAGCAAGGCCTTTGTAAATCATTTGTCCATTAACCTTTTCGATTGATAGAATGTTACATAGCTCATTTGCTGGTGAGTCAACAATTGAAAGTTCAACAAGATCATAGTCTTTAATAAATCTTACTGCCTCTCCTGTTGCTTTGTTAACTTCATTGTCAGACTCTTTAATTTTTCCGCCGATTGAAAAACCAGAAAGAGTGCCGTCAAGAACTTTTTCCCAAGTATCTTGTGCACCCTTTGAAATGTATGAAGTTACATAAACGCCATTGTAAAAAGTTTGAGACTTTTGGTCATAGTATGTTTCTGGCTTAAATGAAACAACTTTACCAACTGCAATTGACTGATGCATCTCACGAAGATTTCCTCTGAAATTTTCAAAAGCTTTTACGCTTGCTTCTGCTGTGACTACATCGCCTGTCTGGTCAACATTGTCTAATGTTGCAAAACCAGATACAGTTCTATTTTCTCGGTTGACCTTAGTAAATGGAATCGACAAATGTAAGTTGTCGCCATTACTAGACCAATGGCCTTTTTCAATGTTCATATGCTTAATTTTAGTGGTTTATCTACTATAACGCAAATAACAGTTGATTAAACTTATTTGACTTTTGGACCATCGCCTTTGGGGTTTCTGGCCTCTCCGCTTTTATCTGGGGCATTTGCGGATCTTTGCTGATCTCGCAATCTATTGCCAGTAGACTTGGCATTTTGATCAGCCACTTGCTGTGGCTTTAAATCTACCATTTCGTCCCCGCCGTCGACGGTTGTCATATTTTTTCTAATACGGACTTCGTTAGGGGTAATTACCTGCATTCTCAAATAGATTTCATCAATACGGCTTTGAGTCTCTTCGTCTGTGAGACTGAGCTCGTTAAACTTTAATTGAACAACATCTGTTTTTTCTGCAATTAAATAATTTAATTTCTTTTCAAGTCTATCTTGCGCTGGGCGGCAAACTTGCTCTTTAAATGTCTTATCCGCATCCCTAGCAGCGGCCAAGTTGATTCCTTCTGGGATACCTATTTTGCTAATTGGAACACGATGAGCCAAAAGGATTTCATCTCTATTAGACTTACGATAGATATTAAATGAAGACTCTTGCTCCCCTGCTTCAATTGGCTCCATCTTAAATTCGGTCTTTGAGTCTGGGGTATCTGCTGGAAGCGGGATATACAATGATCTGTGGTTCTTACCCTTTAATCCAACCTGGAAAAATTCAAGAAGTTTTCTTTCTGATTCTGGTGAGAGCTTTGCTCCCTTTACTGTAATAATGTATCTTGGGACCGCCTTGTTTTCAAAGTAGTCTAGGTTATATCTTCCAGCAAATTCATTTCCTGCCAGTGCTTGCTGCGCTGCAATGATGTCTGGGACTCCGTAGTAGTTGTTCATTGGAGTGTATTTCTTTAAGTGGATAATTTCATTTGGTCGATCTTCTTGTCCTGCAATTGGGCTTGGTGTTTCTAAGTCTCCAAAATTACGGAAGAATACAGCCTTGCCGTAAAGTAGCTGAATGAATCCGTCACGGAATCTACGCACACGCATTGTTTTAGCTGGTATATGGCCGATATAGCCTATGTCTCCTGCTGTTGTGCGTCCTACCTCTATGTAGCCATTTCCAGTTGCCTCAAGGTCTGTGTAGGCCTTTATAAGGGTCTCTGTAAAAGACTCTTCTTCATTACAATCGTCAAGCCATTTGTCTAGCTGTGTTTTAATTCTATCAATTTTTGCACGGGCCCTGTCTAATTGTTTGTCATCATTAATGGCATCCATTGCATCTTTAGCCTTTGATGTTTCTGCGAACATATATCCAAGACCAACAATATTCGAAACCTTTGCATTAATTGCTGCGTAGTTATATGTTGAAACTTCATAAATTTTTGACAGATACTCTAGATTATAGGTTGGCTCTACAAGATCAAATAATGCATACCCGCTAATTGCTTGCTGCAAAAGGTTTTGCTGTGTGCCGACGCCAGAAGTTCCTACAAAGGCTTTTGAAAAATCACGGTTAATTTTACGTTTAAAATTTGTTCCAAGACCTCTTAACTTTTTAATCTCATCTAGGCCTATCTTGAATGGATCTTCGTGCTCCTCGGATTTTTGAAAATGGAACCAGTCTGAGGTGTTGGATATATCGATAGTGTTTCCATTATCAATCTCGTCTTCTAAAAATTCTACTTTTCTATTCATGAACTTTACCGCCTCTTAGTACTGAGTCTTTGTAGACTCCGATATCGTATGGGTCTGGTGGGAGTCCCCACTTAAGTCTTTGTTCTTGCTCTGCAAGCTCTTCGTCATTAATTTTTCTGCGGCCAGATAGGAACTTGGGTTGGCCTTCGTCAATACCGAATGAGCGAACTTCTCTAGCCAAAGCATCGATTCTGGATTTATTGCCTTTGATTGATGTGATCGAAAGAAAATTGCCATCGTCGTCTCCAATCCATCTGCCATCTGGCATTTCCCAGACATAGATTCCTAGGGTCGTCTCTTCAACAATTTTAGTGTTTTTCTTTAAGATATCCATAGACCACAATCATACCATTATCTGGTGCCAAAGTCCATATTTTGTAACAGAGAATGCACTAAATTACAATATTTGAACTAGCAAATTCAATAGAGTAAACCGAGTACGGGGTTAAGTCATTCCCTGATGTAGATTCTGATATGGAGAGCTGTTCTGATCCAACAGAATTTGACCAATTGCCAATATAATAGTTATAATGCCTTAATATTTGTCCAGATGTCAATACTGATTGGTAGATGGCTATATTGTTATACTTGGATCCTACCCCATATACAGTCCCGCCAACATTCTGATTGATCTTAATTATGCCAGAAGTGGCACTTGATAGGGTGATGACTATGTGATGTGGAAACCCAACCGTAAAGTAATTTGAGACATTTGTCTGGCTTGTCACATTTTGTCCGTTTACATATATTTCAGACACTCCGCTTTTATTTATAGTGCCATCAGATGACCATTCAAATATCTTAGATCCATTTGAGAATAAAACATTTCTGCCAGAGCCAGGGGTATATATCATTTCAATGCTTCTTGTTGCTACTGTAGAGTCTACATTAAACCCGCCAATATCATGCATGGAGAGCCCATTGTTTTTGTTATAAGACAGGATTCTTTCGTTATATCTAGATAGGTCATAGTCTTGATCTGAATATATTCTATCTCCAGAATTGTCTGCATAGTAGTCTAAGTTATTAAAGAAATCAATTGAAAGAGATTCAATTTTTGGAATGTCAAAAGACGTGTCGTCAGATGACATTGTTGTCTTGATATATACACGCTCATTTGTTGTTAAATCATTTTTGCTGAAGTAGGGCAAGGACTTGTTGTTTTGACAAGGCTGCCAATCAGTAAGGCCATCTAAACTAATTTCAACAGATATGTTGTCGTAGTCTGGGGAGTAGGTTAGCTGTGAGCTATTTATTCCAATTCCTGAAGGCACTAATATTTCTTGGGTAAAGCTAAAGCTGGCTGACTGGGCTGTATCTGTTTTTGCAAATGTTATGTAGTCGTGGTCTATAGACAGTATGGCATCGCCACTGGTTAATTCTGACCATTTGATTGCAGATGGATAGTAGTACTGTTTAACTGGCATTATTTTTGAATGATTTAGCGTGAACAAAACTCCGCCGTCTGGCTCTACTATTTGCAAATGATTTAGCTCATATGAACCAGAGTCATAATGATTTTGTATTTTGCTTTCTGATAGGGCATATCTATAGAATGCAACACAGTCTATCACAAATGGCTCGACTTCATCCGATGGCCCAGACATAAAAGAAACTGTCTGGCTATCAAAGGGATACTCTTCTGAGACACTCTTTGTTGATTTATTGATTCCATTTACATATAATAAAATTGAAGATCCGTTATACACTGCAGATATATACGATGCAGAAGTTTTTTCTATTTTAGCTATTGCAATTGCCGACCCTATATAAAATAATACGTTGCCGTCTTTATAGGTTAGTCCAATTAAATTAGATGTATCGAATGCCAATGGTATTTCATTTGTAGAATTTTGTGGTGGCTTAAACCACAAGTCTATGGAAAATGGATTATTCTTATATATAGACGTTGCCATTCCTGGCGTATCATATATTATTTTTGTATCTGAGTTCATCTTAGTTCCAGATATAGATCCTGGCACAAGTGGCATCAGTATTGAATTTGATGAGTTAAATGAGACTCCGTTGTTGCCGCTTCCTGAATAGTCATAAACTACTGCTCCGCCTAAGTTTGCATAAGATATGCCATTATCTCTTAAGTCTGCGTATGTGGAGTATTGAGTTCTAAGTGCATCGTAGGATACTGTTGTTCCAGATATAACTTCGTCTAGCAGGTAGAATGATGTTGGGTGGTCATTTAAGACTACGCTTTTGTATGACATCCCGAACCTACTTTTCTTCTAGTAATTTTACTCTTGCTGTAAGTTCTTGGACTGCTTTAATTAGCGGAGAAATAAATTCTTCGTATCTTAATGCTTGCTGTCCTTCTGGATCATTCACATCAGAAATTACCCAACCGCCAAAGTCTGCAATGTTAGCTTCATCTAATACAGACTTAACCTGTTGTGCAATTAATCCGTAATGTGTTCTGTCCCCGTCAATTTTATTATACTTAACTGGGCTAAGATTATTGATGAAACTTAATCCTAAATCTGATGCCGCTACATTCTCTTTTGTTCTTTCGTCAGAAATTACTGTTGCTGCTGTATTTAAATATATATTTTTCCAAGCTCTTGTAACGTTATCTGGGCCAGAGTTAATAGGTCCTAGTAGGCCTAAAGAAAATGAATTTGTTACGAATGGATACCACGATGAGTTTACTCCAGTTGATGAAGTTGCTGTTGTTTGCAAAGCAATTCTTGTTGCAATCGGATCTATAACCGCATTTGATCCTGCTGGACCAGCTGGGCCTGTTGCACCTTGTGCGCCATCTGCTCCACGAGGAATTACAAAATCTAATAAAACTGCACTAGACGTTCCACTATTTGTAACTGTTGCGCTAGTTCCTGCTGCTGACGTGGTTGTTGAATTTACTGATATGGTTGCTGCAGCATCCCCCTTGGGGCCTGTTGCACCTGTAGCACCAGTTGATCCAGTATCTCCTTTTGGCAGAACTAAATTTAAAACTTGAGACGGAGATGTACCAGTTATAGTTGCAGATGCCGTTACTCCTGCTGTGACTGTTCCGATAGATAAAACATTAGAAGGTCCAGGGCCTCCCAAAATTCCATCTTGTCCTCTTGGAATATTAAAAATTAAAGATTGTGATGGAGATGTTCCAGTAATAGTTACAGATGCATCTTGACCAGCACTAAGTGTATTTGTTGCAGATACAGTTAAAACATTTGACGGGCCAGTTAGTCCTTGAGGACCAGGATGTGCTGCTATGTACGTTGCAATATCTTCGCCTAAAATACCAAGATCCCTAGGTACATCGGGTGAATCCGAGTAACTTGGGAAATGCCATCCATTAACGCCTACTGTTGCCATTTTTTAATTATACCACCTATGAAATTATCTTACTTCTTTTAAACATGAAAGCTGGGCACATGTACTTATTGCCAGAAACAAGTGGAGTTGAGGCATGAAAATATGGTTTTACTGAAGGGAATATGACAAGGCTGCCAGCTTCTGGCTTAATCTTTATGTCCTGTTCTGGGAATGCTAGGTCTCCTCCAACGTAGTCATCGTTTAAATAAAGAACAATTGAGGCAGTTAGTCTTGCCTCATCGTCATCTTCTTCACAATCTATGTGGGGCCCCATTTGAGCTGGTGGGAAATACTTTCTTATTGTAACTTCATTCGGCAAAAACCCTAAATCTTTATTTAAAGATTCGGAATAGTCTGCTACGCACAAATTAATTGCATTAAGTATTGTAGCCACAATTAAAGCATATCTTTTATCTACATCGTTGTTTGACTGTGGGGCAGTGAAGGCACCAGACTTGTATTCTCCAAAAATATCATTTGGGTTATTGCTTGATGTCCATCTCATCCATTTTGTTAAATGAGCATTTTCTTGAGATAGGACATCTAGCCTTTCAATTTCTTTTACAAACTCGTTTGGGTTGGCAATAACATTTTTATAATAATAAATGTTATTATCAAGAAGTTCTTTTATCATTCTCTGCCTTCTGGCATTACTGGTTTGCCTTCTGGTGTTGCCCACTTTTTATAAATCTTTTCTTGTTCTGCTCTTACTGCCTTTAATTCTGTTGCCCAAGCTTCTCTCTGCTCTTCAGTATATTCTATGCTAGCATCATCCCAAAATGAACCGATTGTATATCTTATGCCACCCTTTACTGTAGTAACCATATGCTCTCGTGTATGTCCACCAGCAAATATTGCAGTTAGACCAACCTTTGGCTTTATGTCGATATCGCTATCCTTAAACTTTAGGTGACCACCTTCAAAATCATCATTTAAATAAATAAATACCGCATACTTACTTCTTTCAAATGCTGTAGGGTTTCCAAGTTCATCTGAGTTGTCGGAATGATAGTCTGCAAAAGCGCCCTCAATCCATCTCTGTGCATGGTAGCTAACTTCAGAAACTTCAAACCCTAAAAGCTCTTCAGTCTTTGCTTTTATTTTTTCTTTGAGCTGATTAAAGAAATCTTCTGGCAAACCAAAAAGTTTTAAATTAGGGTCTGAAGGCCAGTATCCCATAGCTTCTGATCCATAAAATGATATCTCGTTCCACTTTAATATCTTGTTTTCAACCAAAAAATCAAAATAATTTATAATAGCAGAACAGGTTTTTTGATCTACAAAATTTTCTACTATAAAGAATTCATCTCTTATTTTTGGAATTGGCATGTCAGTATCCTAAATTCTTTCTTTCAGAATATCTCATGTTTGCTGGGTTTTCTCTTTCAATTCTTTTTTGCTCCATCTTGGCCCATGTATAAGCTCCATAGTGCTTTTGATTTGCAATCCATTGTGGGTGACCATCATAATAGTATTGGATAAAGTTTCTTATAAAGAACTTGTTGCCATTTCTAATTGTTCTTACTCCATGGAAATAAGGGTCTTGTGAAGGGAATACAAGGATGTCTCCAGCTTTTGGCTTATATGGGAAATATTCTTCTCCTATATAAAACTCAATGTCTCCGCCCTCATAATCATCATTGATGTATGTTGTACATGTAAGCAAAAACTTTGGACCAGGCATATCTCTTTCTGAAATAATAAAGTCTGTGTGGTACTGCATTGACATTTCGTTTCCCATTGTATCAACATTTGCATCATATTTTGAAAAAGATGATGTCATTAATTTAGCTGATTCTGGCAATACAATCCCGTATGTATTTTTGTAATCTTCAATAGCAGTATTATAAGCCTCATAGACTCTATCTGAAAGCATCTTTTCTTCATCGTATCTTGGGCCGAATTCTCTAGGCTCATCCTCATTATGTTTTTGTTGAGAGTATGTTCCAAATATTGACCACTCGTCCCAATTTCTTAAATAGTATCTGCCTTCTGCATCGTGATCTGACTCTTTCATGATTCTATACAACTCGTCAGCATCTGGGAGAAGCCCCTGGTATATTCTTACATTTGGCAAAAGCTCAAAAGATGTATACTCATAATTATTTGTCATTGTCTACTCTACCTAATCTAGTTATTGTCCAAAAGAATGGTGCGGTGTATCTTGTTCCGCTTGTTACTTTTGTTACCCCATGAATATAGTTCTTATCTCCTGGGAAAAAATATGCAGCCCTTGGCTTTGGTTTAAACTTTATATTTTGCAATGGGAAGAACAGCTCTCCACCTTCATAATCGTCATTCAGATAGAATACAGTTCCTATGTCATACCAAGGAAACTCATTCTCTGTTCCAGCATCTGGGCCTTCGTGAAGCTCTTTATCCGCATGTGGGAATTGCATTGCTCCTACTGGCCACCTTACTATAGCTGCGTCAGTAGGTGAAACCTCTACATCAAACTTCTCTCTAATGTGAGGAGTCATTCTTTTCACAACAAGATTTAATATTCTAACAACTTCTGGGTCAGCTTTCATTAAGGAGTCTTTAGTTGCAACTCTATCTTCCCATACTCTGTGGTCATAAATAATATTTCCGTTTTCGTTCCACTGTGACTCTGTGACGTCCCAAATTTTATTGTTTCTTGCAAAATTTAAAAGATATTCTTGTTCTTCTAGCGTGACCATGTCCTCTAGCTCTACTACATTATCTGGTGAGTTGCCGAAATGACCAGATGGGGTAATTGACATTCTTGCAAACCTAGCTCTTTTTGTATATTCCATTTTTCACCTATTCATATTTCTTTAAAGACCTGACGTTGAGCTTATACGCTCCACCATCTTTTGTTCTAAACTTTTTTGCCTGCTGGTTGTGCCTTTTTTCTATTTCATCTTTAGAATAGAATTTTTTTTCCATCTTCCAGTCTTCTCTTTTATATGGTATTAATTGCATGTAAGGTGTTCCTGCTGGAATGGTGCCCTCAAAATCTTTTTTAAGAAAAAATGGCATTAGGCCAGGAGTATCCATCTTATCATTATCTATTATAGCAGAAGTGGTAATAAATGGTAAATCAAATCTATTTATTGGATGAATGTACATTACGCTATATCCATCTGGAACGGATGGCGCCCAGTTTGGATACCAGTGAAAATGATAGTCATCGCATCCAATTGGTGTTGGGAAACTTTTCATTGGCTGTCTCACTCCTATAAAATCCTCATAGCCAGCTTCCGTTTTTACAAAAGTAGTTCCATCTGTATTCTTTTTAAAAGTTATATTACATGGTGTTACGTAAACATATCCGCTTATAAATATATCAAGTAGTCCTGGACATGATCTAAATGTTCTTACTGGACCGCCCTCTGTATTTAAATATGGCTCCTGGGTATTTGGGTCAATTTCAAATTTTGGAGCATCCTTAAACCATTCTGGCATTAAAGACTTTGTGGTCTGCGGAGCATACGAATCAGAAATAATGTTATATAGCCTATTAGAATGAAATGTTATTTTATTTGTCATTTACCCGTAGCCTCAAAGTCTTGGTCTCGTGTTCACCGACAACTTTTCCCTTATGATCCGTTGCGTTCCTATAGAAACCCGCCCACTTACCAGACTGATTAATTTTATCTACTGTCATTCCGTATTCTCTTCCATCGTAGGCCGATCCGACATAGCCCTTGCCATCATAAAGATCTACCTCATATCCATTAATTTCTTTTAGTGATATTGGAAGTATTACGGCAACGGGTGTGCCAGCTTTTATGGTTATAACTTTTCCTGGTGAAGTAACTCTCCATACGACTGGAACTTCCCCAGAAAAAAATGATGTTGTTAATAAAGTTGTAAATGCTTGTGCTCCATCTATAAAAAAGTTGGGGGCTGGCATTGTTAGGATTGTTGTGTTTTTATCAGTCTTAAATGTAAGTCCAGTTATAAAGCTTATTGTTGCATTAGACCTATTTGTATGAACATATTTTTCTCCAGAAAGTACTTTAATGTGTATGGGCTGGCTGTCTGATATTCCGTCCCAAATAAAGGAGATGTCTTCTGGGAAGGATATTCCCCATCCTAAAGTATTAGATAGGCTGACTGGAAAACAGTTATATGCATGTCTGTCTGCAGTCTCATCCATCCATTCTCTATTTACTTTTATTTGTTCTATTTTTGCTGGGTTGTCGCCAGTCTTAAAAACATTTATTTTACGCATATCCATCTGTATACTTTTTCTCTATCTCTCGATATGCTGGTGTGTGTGGTGCTTCTAGGTAATCAAGCATTGTTACTATAGAATACTTTGTTCCGCTTGTTACTGGAAGTGAGGCGTGAGAGAATAAGTATGAAGAAGGGAATAGATAAAGGTCTCCCGCCTGTGGCTTTATTTTTAAATTAAACTTATCAAAAAATAACTCCCCGCCTTCGTAATCATCGTTAATATACCCAACTGAAGATAGCACACAGATATAGGAGTATCCGTGGTCAGAGTGTACTTGAAAATGCTGCCCTGGTCCATATTTAACAAAGTTAAAAGACTCCCAGTAATTTAGTGGTGCAAGGTTAAACTTTTGTCTATAGTCTTCTACTGGGCCTAGCTGTGCATCTTTAGCATTTTCCCATATTGATTCTAGTTTAATTTGATCTGCGCTTTTGCCATCATCATCCTGTTTGTTTTTCTTAATTTTAAAATCAAATGCGTCTCTATACTTTAAATCGCTCAAAGCATAACCAGTTGTGGCCTGCTTCCATTTATAAGTTGCATGTGGTGAGTCTGAGTATCCAACACCTTCGGCATCTGGGTCTCTGGATAAACATTCTTCAAGCCTGTTAATCAAATTCATTTCTTTTGGAAATACATTTCTATATACAAGAACTCCTGGCGCTAACATCTCTGGCTGATTCATACTACCCTCCCATATTCAATTTAGTTTTATTTTTTAGTCTAACAAAGCTGTCAAACTCATCTCCGTGAGAATTATCGTTATAGTCTGTCATTGTTACTACAGAGTATTTTATGCCATCAGAAACTGGCATAGCTGCGTGTGAAAATAAATATGTTGAAGGGAAGATGTAAAGATCCCCAGCTTTAGGTTTAATTTGTAAACCAAGTTTTGGGAAAACAATTTCTCCGCCAACATAGTCATCGTTTATATAGCCAACTAATGAAACTGTTGACACATAAGAAAACCCATGATCTGCATGCTCTTTAAAGTAATTGCCTGGACCATATTTAACAAAGTTCATTTTTTCCCAGAAATTCATTTGTATGCTATACATGTTGCAATAGTCTTGAAGAGCTGGGTTTTGTGCGTCATATGAGTCTTGCCATATTTTTTCAAATACAATTTGATGCTTGTCTTTTTCGGGGAAGCTTGTTTTTTCAATTTTAAAATCAAAGCAGTCTCTATAGTCTATAGATTTCTTACTGCCGCCGACGGTAGCTCGTTGCCACCTGTAACCTTTAGACAAAGAAAGCTCTTCCTCTAGTCTTTGGGAAAGATTTAAATCTTTTTTAATTACATCTCTGTAAACCCAAAGTCCAGGGAAAAGCTGTTCTTTTGAAGACCATGTCTCCGATAAATCATTTTGCATTTCTGCCATTAAGCCTATCATTTATTCATTATGACATTTAAGTATATAAATGTCAATTATTAAAATAAACAGCTTTTGTATATTAGATCTTTAAGTTGTGTAGCAGAATTCCATCTGCAACGAACCAGTCTTGTGGCTCTGTATTTAATCTATATACTGTTGCTACTCCATCAACCATTGTGATTGATTCGATTAGCTCGTCTGTAAGAGATCCATCTTCATTTACATGAACAAGGTAGTCTCCTTCAACTATATCTGCTGAAACTTGAACCTGGTACATGCCTTCTCTTTTAATGAATACATGCTGTACTAGAGATACTTTCTTTGACTCATTGCCATTGAAATACATTACCTGCGGTACAATTTTACCAATTTTTGAAGTTACTGTTGCTTCAACATTTCCTGAAGAAACTAGGCTGTCTGAATTCCATAGTGCTAGATCAAACTCTGACTCTTCTTGTGAGCCAACTAATGGGATTCCAGCCAAATCTACTGAGACGATTGTATCTCCGACTGCTAGATCTTTAATAGCTTTCATTCCTGTTGTTGTTTTAATAAGTGTGTTTTCTTCTATGCATCCGCCAAACCCTGGAGGAGAGAAGAACCCTGGTGGTGCAAAGAACCCTGGAGGACCGAAGAACCCTGGTGGTGCAAAGAACCCTGGAGGACCGAAGAACCCTGGTGGTGCAAAGAACCCTGGAGGAGAAAAGAACCCTGGAGGGGAAAAGAACCCTGGAGGGGAAAAGAACCCTGGAGGTGCAAAGAACCCTGGAGGAGAAAAGAACCCTGGAGGGGAAAAGAAGCTTGGTGGTGAGAAGAATGTAGTTATGCTATTAGACGCACCTGAAGTCTGTCCTGAACCAATTGCATTTGTTGCATATACTGTGTAGGTCTGAGCAGTTCCTTGCTCTTGTGATACTGAAACTGATGTGGAGGTTGTGTTACCAGTCTTTCCATCAGATGATGCCCAGTAATAGGCACCTAGTGGTGATCCTCCGTTTGCTGGAGTAGACCATGAAACTACGTCCACTCCTGCTGAAGATGATGAAGCCGAAACTCCTGTTACTTGAGCTGGAACAGTAGCTGAAAGCGGTGTCAATGTTGCTTGTGTTGAAGGACCATTACCAACTGCATTAGATGGAGTTATTGTAAATGTATAGTTTGTTCCACCAGCAAGGCCTGTAAAAGACTTTGTAGTAGAGGTTGATGTTTGTGTTGTTGTTGCTGGATTTGACACTATTGTATATAGTGTTGCTGCTGGTGAATCGGATGGAAGCGTCCAAGACAAGTTCGCTGAACCGTTATTGAACGCCCCTCCGTTAACACCAGTGGCAGTAAATCCAGTAACCGCCTTTGGCTCCAGGAAGTTGTCCTGTGCTGAAGACTTAATACCGATTTTCTTATTTGCCATTTTTTATCTCCTATTATTTTTAATCTAATTAAGCTGACAGATCGCCAACAAGTACCCAAGTATTTGCTGCTCTCTTTATTAATGTTGCTGATGACCATTGTGCACGAAGCTTTAAGCCTGGAGTTGCATTTACTGTAACTCCACCTGCTGCTGCGATGTCTACTGCTCCTGCTCCCACTCTTAGAACATCTAGCGATGTGCCGACTGGGAATGCAACTGCTGCATCTGTTGGAATTGTGACTGTTGTTGCAGAAGCTGAGTTCATTTCAATCATTGAGTCTTTTTCGTTAATTGATGAAAGTGTGTAGCTTGCTGTCTTCTGTGAAATTGGTGTAGCAGATGGGACCTTGCCTGCAAGTGCTGTTGTTACAGTAGTTGCATAGTTTGCATCGTCTCCAAGTGCTGCAGCTAGTTCATCAAGTGTATTCAATGCTGCTGGTGCTGCTGCGATAACTGCATTTACCTGTGCTGTTGCATCTGCAATAGCTTCTGACTTAGCAGTTGCAATTGCTGAAGCCTGTGCTGTAGATACTGGCTTATTTGCATCTGATGTATTATTTACATTTCCAAGACCTAGGGTGGCTGCTGTTACTGCTGCAACCTCTGACTTAAGTGCTAGGAGTGATGTATCTGAAATTCCGTGAACATTTGTTGTATCAGCGTTGTGGTCTGATACCTTTGTATCTGCTGCAGAGGCTGCTGCTGAAATAGCTGCTGCCTGTGCATTGGAAGCCTTAGTTGTAGCGTCTGCTGCAGCTGCTGTAATTGCACCAGCTACCGCTGTGTCTGCTGCTGCTCCTGCTGCGGCAATTGCTTCTGTTTTAGCAATTGCAGTTGTATTTGCTGCTGATGTGATGGCTGCTGCTTGAGCTGCTGCTGCTTTAGCTGTAGCGTCTTCTGCTGCAGTTGTTGTTGCTGCATTAGCCTTAGTTGTAGCGTCTGCTGCTGCTGCAGAAATTGCTGCTGCTTGAGCGGCGTTAGCCTTAGTTGTAGCGTCTGCTGCTGCAGTTGTAATTGCACCTGAAACTGCAGTTGTACGATCTGAAACTAAATCGTAGTCAGCAATTATTGCACCTGCTGGGATTGTTACTGTTCCAGTAAATGTAGGTGAAGCAATTGGAGCCTTTGTAGCCAAACTGTTTGTTACAGTTGTAGAAAAGTTTGCATCTGATCCCAGTGCATTTGAAAGCTCTAGAAGAGTGTCTAGCGCACCTGGTGCGCTATTAACAATGTTTGAAAGCTGTGTAGCTACATAGCCTTGGCTTGCTACAGATGTTGGTGAATTTGAAAAATCAATATTCAAATCTCCAGTTGTAGAGTTATAGTTAAGACCATTTCCAGAAACACTTATCTTATTTCTAACAGAAGAGTCGCTAATTTGAGCTGCTGGAATTGTAGCGGCTGAATCAAGTGAAGCAACTCCGTAAGCAACTCCCTTGTCTGACTCTGGGACATATGTTGCATCTGATGTGCTTTGAAGTCCTGCTACGCCTGCTGCTACAGCTGTTGATATAGCTGATGCTACGTATGTCTTGTTTGCCCATATTGTGTCATCAATTGCTACTGTGATTGTGTTAGCACCGTCATTATATGTCTTTGTAAGACCTGTTCCAACTGCAAGAGCTGAATTTATTGCATCTTGTGCAATTTCTGTAACGCCAGGTGTATCTGATGCACCATATGCAAGTGTGCTCCAAGCTCCTGTACCGTTACCAAACTTAAACTTATTTGTGTCTGTTTCGTATCCCATTTCTCCTGCTGCTAGAATTGGGTTTACTGAGGTCCAGTCTGCTGCGACGCCTCTTCTTACTTGAATTCTTACTGTTGACATTATGCCACCCCTTATTTTATATTATTTGTAAATTATACCACTGAGCCCATTACAATTAAGCGTTAATTGTGCTGGAGTCAAAGGATAGATCGTATGAAGTTGTTGAAGGGGTTCCGCCGTCAGCGAATTTAGTCGCTGTTGTTACAACCCCGTTTGCCTGAACTGTATAGACTGGATTGCCATCGTAATCGATTGCTAATCCAATATCCATAAAGCTAATTGCTCCAGATGTATCTACTACATCTGTTGTATGTGCTAAAGAGACCCAAGTTCCATTAATCTGAACCTGTAGTCTCCCTGTTGTTTCATCAAATGCTATCGGGGCGGTGCCTAATACAATATTAGAATCAAACGTAGCTGTACCAGCCACATTCAATCCATTCTTTACTCTAAAATTCTTATTTACTGTTGCCATTTAAGTTCACATATCCCCTAATTGTTATTTGGTGGGGGATTTTTAAGGAATCCCCCAAAACCTTTATTTAATTACTTAAGTAGTGTTCCAGATACTTTAACTGTTGAGTTGTCTGTTGGTGTAACCTTTACAAGAACATTTGCACCAGATACTTCTGCTGTAATTGTTCCTCTTGATCCATTAGTTCCAACAATTGCATATTCTGTAATTGCTACGTTATCTGATGCATCTAGTGTTAATAGGATTTCAGATATTTCATTGTGTGTTGCGTTATCAATCTTAACAAGAAGCTTGGCTGAACGGTAGTCTGCCTTTGCCCACTGGTAAGCTGTTCCAGCAACTGATGCTGTTCCAGTTGATGAGGCTGCAATCTGCTTTGCCTGATCATTTACATTTAACGCTGTGAAAGATGTTGTTCCTTCTTGCTGAGCTGTGTTAGCTGCTGCTGCTGTAGCTTCGGCTGCTGCTTGAGCGGCGTTAGCCTTAGATGTGGCGTCTGCTGCTGCTGTAGCTTCGGCTGCTGCTTGAGCGGCGTTAGCCTTAGATGTTGCGTCTGCTGCTGCAGTTGAAACTGAAGCTGCGTCGCCTGATACTCTAAGTGCTGCTTCTGCTGCTACCTTAGATGTGGCGTCTGCTGCTGCTGTAGCTT